TACCGGCCTACCGGCCTACCGGCCTACCGGCCTACCGGCCTACCGGCCTACCGGCCTACCGGCCTACCGGCCTACCGGCCTACCGGCCTACCGGCCTACCGGCCTACCGGCCTACCGGCCTACCGGCCAGATCTGGCCGGTCAGCAGGCCGAAGGATTTTGCTTGACGTATCCTCCGCCAAGAGCTATCCTGGCCTTGGTGGTAGGTTCCTGGCCGGACCGACCTCCGCAGCGGAAACCGGTTGGAGCGACAGACCGGCGGTTAAGAAGGACGACTTAAGACCTCGCGAGCGGAGGCAAAGCCAGGAAGCGGACCACGGCGCGTTGTGAAGCGCGGCGCCTCCAGGCGGACTTAAGAACGGAGGCCTGTACGGACCGGACTTAGGACCGGCCAGCACGGAGAGGCGAGCACGAGCCGAAGTTAGAATCGGCTTGGCGGCGAAGCGATGCCTGATCGGTTGCAAGCAGACCGGATTGCAGGCACGGAGGCAAAGCCAAGACATCGGCTGAGCCAAGGTGAGCCAGGCAGCACGGCATCGGAGTAGCGGCGAACCAACAACGTAGCCGGATTGGAACCATCGATTGGCAAGTGAATCACAAGGCGCGGCTAACGCAGGAGGCATGACCTCCTGACCAAGCGCTGAGGCTTCGGCCTTAAGCCTGCCGCGCAAGCGTTGGAAAAACGGAAGCAAACAACGGAGCCTGACCGAAAGGCAGGTGGAATAAAGCAGGCATGCTTTAGTGCTATGTTGCATTGTATGCCTGCCATACAAAGGCAAGGATAGGACTCACTGCCGAGCCGTCGGAGCAAGGCCTGAAAAGGTGGTGCTTGTGCGGATGCGGAGGTGAGTGATGGTAGCGTTCAAACGCTGGCCGACGATGAGCGGGAAAGGATTCTGGCTGTCAGCATGGCGGCGTAAGAAGCCGTACATGATACAGTGTAGAATCTGGCCTCCGACAAGGTATGTCGGGGAAGGTGAACCACGGCCTACCGATTGGCGATGTAACCTTACCATCAGCCATCGGGACTGGAAGCTGCGACCGACCGGCAAAGTTCCGGAGATGCTGCTGGTGTGTGGTGGATTCGAGACGCAGGCAGCTGCTGAGGAGGCCGGAAGGCGGCTGCTGGATATAGCTGTTTCGCTCGTGAGGGACCACAAAGACATCTTCGTGAGGTGACGTGAAGGAGGCATGTTTCGGCGGCTCGGCAGTGAGTTCTGTCCAAGCCATCGGTTGGAGCCGGATTCCTGAAAGGGGTGCGGCCATGACGACAGCGACTTTCGGCTACTACTATCCTCCTGGTATGCGGTCGGCCTACCGAGACGCCATTGAGGTGACCTGCACGCAGTGCGGTCGCACGTGGCGCATCGGGGGCATCCGTGAGCTTGGCGGATTTTTCGCTCTGGACGACGATGATTGGCACTGTCCGGAGTGCGGAGCAGAGGCTGAGGGGGAGGACTGACATGAAGGAAACCGAAGCGGCTGCTGCGGTCATGTGCACGCTCGGTACGTTCTGGCAGCGGATGGTCCTGGCCGAAGGCCGAGGGGCTGCGAACCTCGCTATGCGGCGGTTGGCGGCTTCCTTCGACAGGACGGAGGCGCTGTACAGGCACGAGCGGAGGGCTGATATGGCCGAGCATGTGGCCAAGCTGTCGGAGATTGCGTGGATATTCTCCGAAGGCAGTGAGGAAGCAGCACAGGGCGTCATCGCGGCGTACGGCAGCTGATTGAACGATGAGGCTCCTTCCGGTGGCTCGGCAGTGAGTCCTTCCAAGCCTCCGACCTTCCTGAAGGAAGGGGTGCGAAGCATGACCGATATGAGCGGACACATCAATCCGGTGAACGAGCATGATTGTCCGGACGTAATGATTACCGAGTTCGGCGAGTTCGGGGCGATCAGCAGTGGTACGACGAAAACCGGAGACCTGCTGGACGTCTGCTACTATGAGTTGAGGCGTCTGGCAAGGCTCAACGGCGTCGAGCTAACGGCTGAGCAGACCGAAATCGGTGAGCGGATGGCTGAGGCCTACAACCACTCGGATGAGGGCGAAGAGTTCTTCGAGAGCGAAACGGCGAACGAAGACCTCGCAGCCGTCATTGAGGCGTTGCAGGATTACGCTCCGGAGTACGGCTACTTCGGGGCCAATCCTGGCGATCCGGCGTGCTTTGGCTTTTGGCTGTTCGGAGAAGTCATGCAGATGGTACTGGACGACGGAGGTCTGGTAACTTCGTGGACCAACAAGGGAGCGAAGCGTCCGGAGGACGTACCGGTCGACTTCAGCGGCTACGTTCTGGAAATCAACGACCACGGCAACATGACGTTGTACCTGTATAAGGGCGGCTATACGCGGACCGTCATCTGGTCTGTAGTCTAAGCGAGAAGGAACCGGTCGGAGGCTTGGCAGTGAGTCCTATACCAAGCCGCCGGTTGTGTTGGTCCTGGAAAGGGGTGCACGATGGCTCGTTACAAAAGGCTCGACCGCGAGGTCTTGCTCGGTGAAGCTCTCGCTGATGCGGTCAGCGAGGTGGGGTTACTGCAAGAAGAGATGCAAAACTGGTTGGACGCTCTGGACGACAACGACGGGCTTCGCGAGACCATGAAACACGATGAGGTCGAGGAAGCCTCCGACGGTCTGCTGAGAGGCCTGGAGTACCTGGAAGGCTTGTCAGCGGTTCGGAGCAAGAAGAAGGTGCGGGTGGTGGAGTTGCGTCCTTATGGTAGGAAACCGATGCCACGGTGGATGCGTCTCCAGAACGCAGTCAACGTTATGGAAGTGGCGTTGGACGAGTTCGAGGAGCAGGGGGACGTGGACTTCGTGGACAACCTCCGTGATGCTATGGAAGAGCTTCTCGGTGTCGAGTTTCCTGGCATGTTCTGAGCGGACCTCCGACCGGCGGCTTGGCAGTGAGTCCTATACCAAGCCACCGGAATACGGACCTCCTTGGAAGGGGTGCATGATGGAAAAGCTGACGTACAATGAGGACGAGAGCGAAGTCGTAAAGCTCGTCATGGAGGTCGTCAACATCGCTTTGCGGAAGGCTGAGGAGCCGACGGTGAAGGCTCCTCTGTCGTCAGTGCGGCTGCTGTATCAGGCGAAGCGGGCAGTGCAGGCTCGGATGAAGCACATTGAGGATGCTATCGAGCTTGCCACTGGAGGCGACCGGAGGGGAACCGACTTCCTCGGTTTGATGTTCGGCAGTCAGCTGCGAGAGCTTCGGGAATCCGAGGCTCTCCTGATTCGGAGCATCGACTTCCTGACGGACCAGGAATCGCGGAAGGAGCGGTAAGCCATGAAGCCGCCAACTGTGAGGCCAGGGGACATCGTCACTATTCACTAATGGCATCCAGGCGCGAACGGAGTAACGTTCGAGGCCGAAGCCAGGACCGAACCGTACGAGGAATCCGAAGACCTTTGGCTCGTGGATGTGAAGAGCGAAACAGGGTATGCGGCATGGATCGACGGTCGGTGGATTGACGGAGAGTACTGAGAGGAGGTGCGTGATGCCGAGAGCGATACAGCCACGTCAGTGCTGGAGGTGCAAGGGGGCGCTGAAGCTGAATCGAGGCGTCACGAAGTACGGCACCGTTGAGGCTCGCTGCGAGAAGTGTGGCCGGGTGACGTACGTGAACGTCTGGTAATGAGGCTGGTCCATTCCGATGGCTTGGCAGTGAGTCCTATACCAAGCCGCCTGTGAACGCTCCTGCGAAGGAGGATGATATGCCTCACGGACAGGGAGTGTGCGGAATCCTCTACATTCCTGAGAACGAGTGTGGTATCCGAGAAGGATACTACACTATCCAGGATTTGGTGAAGCTCCTCCGCGAGCGATGCGGCGATAGAGATGCGGTACATTTCATCGCTGACATGCTCGAGGACTAACCTCCGAAAAGGGGTGTTCGATGAAGAAGCGATACGACGAGTACGACAGTCTCGGATTGGCCGTTGAACCGGACCGCTTCGGAGACGGCGTGATGGTGTGGCTTTGGGGGTTCGGAACCTATGAGCCGCACAGCGTGCTGGCAGGCCAACCGATGATAAGTCGGTTGGAGGCCTTCACATCGCTCGAAGACGCTCGAAGGGCATGGCCGGACGTCGAGGTGCTGGATTACGTACCGAGGCCGGTCGCTCAGGTGTCACAGATACCACCAAGGTGGTTCGATCCGGCTGCTGCCGGTGAGCGGTGGGACGAGGACGAGTGGTAGTATAGCATGGAGCATTGCAGGCGGCTTGGCAGTGAGTCCTATACCAAGCCGCCTGTTGGAGCATCGCAGAAAGGGGCGCAGCATGAACAAGCTGAAAGTTCGGATTGCGTTGGAGCAGAACCTGTTTCCTGAAGCGGACGGTAAGCTCACCTATACCGTCGTTGGTCTCGTCAACACGGTCGAATTTCAGATGTTCCAGATACTGACGGCCAGGGAAATCGAAGATCTCTTGGCCGCGCCTCGAGCGAAAAATGGCAACTTGACCATCAAGGTGACGCCGAGGGAGAGGAAGTAGACCTTCAGCGGATGACCTTCAGGCGGCTTGGCAGTGAGTCCTGTCCAACGCAAAGCCAGGACTTCTCATCATGGCCTCTGTCGGGTTCCTTCAGCAAGGAGTCTCGTGATGGCAGCACGATTGAAGAAGCCGGACCGGAAGCATGCTCAGCCGAAGAAGCGAGCGGCGACGGCGAAGGCTAAGGGGACGACGACCGCAAAGCCGAAGGCCTCGCGGAAGACGACCTCCAAGGCCAAAACCACCAAGGCTCGTGGAGCGGCGAAGCAGACCAAGGCGCAGAAGGCGAAGACCAGCAAGGCCAAGGCCAAGAAGGAAGAGGAGTTGCCGCCGTGGGAGGAGGTCGAGATGCTCGGTCTCCTGTACAGTATGGCGGAGAGCCTCACCTACGAGGCCGAGGACCACGGCCATCAGCTGACTGCGTTCTCGGCGATCAAGAAGGGCGATCCGAGGCACACGGTAGCGACGTGCAAGCGGTGCGGAGCGAAAGGCTCCATCCGTTTCGCGGATACCGGTGACGAGCGAGCGCCGTTCGGGTTCGTCGCGACTGGCCACATCTTCCTGGACGAGCCGTGTCCGAAGGCGAAGGCCGAGAAGAAGCCGACCAAGAAGGCTGCTTCGAAGGCTAAGCCGAAAAGCACGGCGAAGGCCAAGAAGGGGGCCACGGCCAAGAAGACGGCGTCGAAGCCGAAGGCCAAGACGACCGCCAAGAAGACCACCAAGAAGACCGCCTCGGCCACCAAGCCGAAGGCGTCCGCCTCGCGGCGGAGCAAGGCACCGGCCAAGCCGAAGGCGACGGGCAAGAAGACCGCCGGTAAGAAGACGGCGGCTTCGAAGGCCAAGCCGAAGGCGAAGGCCTCCACGTCGAGGAAGCGGAAGTAAGCTTCCTCACCACGTTCTGACTGAACGAACCTCAAAAGGGGTACATGATGGCAAAGCGAACAGCCAAGAAGTCCAGCAGCAAGCCGCAGAGCGATGTGCTCGCGGACGTCACCTTCACTCTGCTCAACGAGACGAAGGGGGCAGTTCGGTACACGGAGGACGGTGAGCCGGAGAGCCAGATCGTCCGGTCGTTGTACCTCCGGAAGACGGCGGTCGGAGACGACCGACCGGAGCATGTCCGCGTTACGGTAACGCGGCTGTAAGCCTGTAGGGGGCAAGCTCGGCAGAGGTCGTGATGAGGAGTCCTGGCGCTCGATAGCCTCACGTAGCGGTCCTCGCTCCTGGAAAGGGGATGCACCGGTGGATAGAAGCGAACGTCTGAGGAATTATGCGGAGAGTTTGCAAAAGCGGACATCGGAAGATGCCGGTATTGCGGTGGCTCGAAGCATCGCCGATGGCCTGAACGTCATCGGCGGGGACGGTGAGTTCGAGAAAGGCTTCATCATGGAGCTTGCGTATCGAACGCATCGAACGCTTCAGCAGAGTGTGATGAGGCAACTCATCATTCCTCTACTTCTGGAGTGGGCGAAGGCAAAGCAAGGAGGCTTCTACGACCTCCGGAACGAAGCCACGGTGCAGCTATGCTCCGACCTTGAGAAGTGGTTGGAGGACGCAGGCCGTAATCTGGCTTTGCCGTTTGTGTGAGGGGGTGCTATGTGAGTGTTAAGCCAGTGCTCATTCGAGTCTCGCTCGAATGCGACGGTTATCCTGTAGCATTGGCCACTCAGCTTCGCGTGATGGCGGACATCCTTGAGGATAGGATGGAGCCTTCACGTCAGTGCTTTGTGGAAAACAGGGGCCAGAGAATTCGAGTTATCGACATCGTTCAGATTCAGATGCCGGAAGCGGAGGGCGATGAGTGATGAGCAACCTCAAGGACATGAGCCTCAGCGAGCTTGTCGAAGTGTGGAACGCTCACCGCAATCGCGTGGTGGCATTCTACGACGATCCGATGACGACGGCGTACGGGGTACCGACTGGCGACTTCCAAGCGGACTTCGACAAGCAGGAGCGAGCTATCTGTTCGGCCATTTGTGAGAAGGCCGATAAGGATAGCGAGCTGTGGCAAGAGGCGTGGGCCGTACTACAGAGCTTCATCGATGCTCGGATGTACGGAGGCTGATTCAGCAAGCGGAGACGAGGACCGCTACGCGAGGCTATCGAGTAGCTCAAGCCGTTGACTTGCGCTCCTGCGACATCCTGGAAAGGGGTGTCTCATGTCGTTCGAGATAACCGGAATTGCGGACTCGAGCCATCACAGGAACGGCATCGGCGGGGGACCGTTCGACGTCGTCATCTTCAACGCTGTTGTCGATGGCGTTCATCGGACGATGGTCGCCGTGCTGTTCGAGGACCGCGGGGAGTGCGCCGTATTCGATATGGACATGCTGGCAAAGCATGACATCGCGTTCGGCAGCAACTCCTGGCGGGGCGACCAGTTCGAACCGGAGATTCGGAAGGCTCTGGAGCAGAAGCAGCGGAAAGAGGATGCCGGTGAATTCGACGATGAGTTCGCTGATGTTTTCTGCCGTTGCTGCGGCGAGACCGGACGGTGGAAGGGAACGGCTCGGTACAAACCGGAGAGCGAGCAAGGCATCATCGCGGAGTGCGAGTGCGGAGCGGTGCTGCTGAAGCATGGCTCCGTGCTCGGCTCGACATGGTGCGGATGTCAGCAACGCACTGGACGCCGTCCGCCGGCGGGCTTCTACCAGGAGCATGAACCGAAAGGCGGCAAACTCAGCCACGGTTGGTATTGCCGTCAGTGTTTCGGCTTTGTTCAGGTAGGATAGGGGAGCAAGTCATGGATTTGCATGAGGCGTATTATCGAGCGGTGGTCACCATGAACAAGGTGGCTCATGAGCAGCCGATGGAGTACTTGCGGCGACTGGTGTCAGGGTGCCGTAAGGCTTCGCTCACTGCGGCGGCTTACGTCTTCACTATGTACGAGGACGGCGACCTGTCGGAGAGCGAGGTGGAGGGGATCCTGCGCTTCGTGGACTTTTGCCGACAGGTCGACCTGGAGTGTACGAGGCTCCTGTTCGAAGCTATGCGGAACAAGGACGCGGCGAAGCCGCCTCCGCGCGGCTTTGACATGACGAGCCGAGGGCACCTGTTCATACCGTTTAACTAACGAGTGGATGCGCAGGAGCGCAAGCCAGCGGCTTGAGCGAAATTACCAAGCTCCTAACCAGCGCCTTCCGCTTTCTCGAGCGAGAAAGGGGTGTGGCATGCACGCTGAGAAGAGTCAGCTGGCAGGCCGAACGGTTCATATTAGGAAGGACGTGGTCCATCCGCAGGTCCGTATTGGCGGACAGGAGTTTCACGTCGAGGACTGGTGGGACCGCCTGACAGGAGGTTCGTGGATGGAGGCGAGAGGCAATCCGGCCTGCATCATCTACGCCATCCGGTCAGGGTTCGCAGGACTGCCGGCGGATGATGAGGTGTTGTACGGCAAAGTTGGTCCGTTCGGTCACCTCATCCATATCAGCGAGATCGAGCTGCCTGATGAGGGAGGAGTCTGATGAAGGTACGGCTCGGAACCATCGAGGTCAGCGACGAGGAGCGGCGGGCCTTGCGGCGCTCGCGCGGCGAGACCGGTCTGGCGACCAGAGAGGAGATTCGGAATTACTTCTTTCTCCTCTGGGATACGGATATTCCAGACCACGTCTACGCCATGCAGCGAGAAGACGCTCTTCGGCTGGAGAAGCAGAAGGCCGAAGAGGAGTACGCAGAGCTGGTAGAGGGGGATTTGGAATGAGCGATACTGCCATGCGTTTGGCTGATGTGCCGAGCGAGTTCGAGGACGAGGCCGAAGGGGTGACCGTTGATACCACGGAGGTCTTCGAGTACCTGGACGCGTTGCGCGAGAGCGGCGTGACCAATATGTACGGCGCAACGCCGTTCGTCCAGGAGGAGTTCGGCGTCAGCAGGAGAGCCGGGCACAAGCTGCTCGGTTGGTGGATGCAGACGTTCGTGGAGCGGCATCCGAGGACGTGACGTAAGCTTCATGGCGGAAGGCGCTGATTAGGGGCTTGGTGCGTAATGCTGAGTCTGTGACTTGCGCCTCCTCGGTGCTTAGGCCTGGAAGGAGCGAAGCATGACGAGAATGATAGAAGTTGTCGAAGCGAAGTTCTGTTGCTCGATGTGCGGCGAGCTTCTCTACGAGGACGAAGCCGTGCTCGGAGCAGAAGGCGAGTACCTCTGCCTGCACTGTCTGAGCGATGTCGAGCCTGAGACTGTGAGAAGGTGGGATCAGGAAACGACCTTTCCTTTCCTTTCTGACTTCTTGCGGTCGGAAGGCAGAATCGCTTAGGCAGCATCGGCTCTGAAAAAGGGATGCATGAGGAGGAAGGCAAGTGACAGGTTTGGAGATGGCCAATCAGACGGCTGCCGAAATCTGTGAGGGGCTCGATGGAATCGCTTTCTCCGTCGTAGCCTCCGAGGAGGACGAGCAGGTCTGGATGTGTCAGGTCCGCGAGGACCGAGGCGATGGGGTGTGGATGCTCACATCCTCCATCGCCTACGATGCAAAAGACCTCGACTGTGCGAGCAAGATCGACGAGGCGTTCGGGGGGTTCATTCCGCGAACGTGCGAGGCTTGTGGCGGACGAGGTTTCATTCCGGCTCGGTTCCGCAAAGACGGCAGACGCGTCATCGAGCGGTGCGATGCGTGCTGTGTGTATAGCAGCGACGTGGCAGCGGCGGAGGCATTCACCAAGTTGTATGCGGGGGTGGTAGTTCCTCCGACACTGGATGGCGGTCCGGTCTTCGTGAGCGGTGACGTGATGCATGACGTCCTGAAGGGTAAGGCTTCTCGTCCGAAGGTCGCTGTCGAGACCATCATGGATGAGGAGGACGTTGTGGAGCACGCGGTTCGCAGCTTAGCAGTCCTCATCGTCCGGAAGCTTCAAGATGGCGTCATGGATTGCGAGAAGTACTGCGAGCCGGGTGCCGAACGGTACGGCTGGATGAAGGCCGAGGTGGAGAGCCTCACGAGGGAGCTGATTGAGAATTACATCGGTGACCGAATCTAACGTAGCACGGCCATATTAAGCAATCGAGGAGGCGCGAGCCACAGACTCAGCAAGGCGAAGCGAAAGCCGGAGAAAAGGGGTAGTCTGATGGCGAAGAGGAAGAAGGTCGTCAAGAGGAAAGCCGTCACTAAGAAGAAGGCCGTGAGGAGGAAGCCTGTGAGGGCATCCTCGAGCGGCAATCTCACCGCTGCTCGTAAGGAGTTCTGCCGGTTGTGTCCGGCGAACCTCTTGTCCTGGTGCTCAGCTCCGGACAGGGACGAAAGTCGTTTGGACTGTGCGGAGGTTGTTCTGAGCCTTCCTGACCGTTTGCCGCAGGCCATCCGTGCTCTCTACCATTCGCTCATTCGGCCAGCGTGCGAGGCTCTCGATGACTGGGCCTGCGGCAAGGAGGACTGCGCGAAATGTGACCAAGCGGACGAATGCTACGAGTACTTCGTCTGCACAGCGGTCAAGCAGGTTACTCGTGCGAGGAGGTTGACGAGGGCAGAGGCCAAATTCTGGAAGGCTGCAAAGCCTTTACTCGTGTGGTGGCGAGGACCGAAGAGGAAGGGGGTGCGGTAATGGCGAGACCGAAGCTCCGCGATCCGTCAGTCAAGGCCAAGGATTATCGGCGCAACGTGGAGCTATGTGAAAGCGCCGGTGTCGTGTGGAAGGGCTGGATGGAGAACATCGTTCGCGGTACTCAGCAGTTTTTGCGGTTTGCAGAAGAGACCGGCCTCCAGCATGAGGTCGAACGGTACGACGGATTATCGTTCGATGATGTGGTAGGATGCTTGAGGACGACGGACGTGTGGGAGTCGAATATGGTCGTCATGAAGGACGGCTCGGCATACTACGTGTCCTCGAACGGCGAGGTTCCGAAGGGGGAGAGCGAGAAAGGTACGCTCAAGCCGAGGAGAGCGGATGTGAGCCGGAAGGCGGTTAAGCGGAAAGCAGACGTCAAGCGCCGTGCTACCTTCGCTCGGGTGGTAAGTCTGAACGACGTGCAAAGCCTGATTAGCCGTATGGCGGATTTGGAACGGCTTATGTCAGGCCTTCAGAAAACGATGACTGGCCACATCGAGATGCACAAGGCGGGGGCCAAGAAGCTCGAAGAGCTTGAGAATGCTCCTGTACTGACCGAAGCTCAGGTCGCCAAGATCGAGCCAGCGGTCAGGTTCCTGAATGATTGGGAGGAGTGCGAAGGCTTGTCCTGCTCCGACTGTACCGTGGTGCAGCAACGGCAATGCTTTGACTACTACGTGAGGCGGGCATCACGAGCGCAGAAGCTCCTCCGGAAGCTTCCTCTGGACAAGGAGAAGCTGGCCGAGGAGAAGCATCAAGTGCTCATGGATGTCGCCAAGAATCTCGGGGTCTACAAGTTCGGCAATCGAAAAGCCGAGATTGCAGCAGCCATCGAGAAGAAGTTCAAGCGTATCGTCGGAGCACGCCGTGCAGCGCGGACCAGGAAGCGGAAGAAACAGGAAAAGGGGTGAGACATGTCGGACCAGTCTACCATCTGTACTTCGCCGGTCTTTTCCTTCAAGAAGTGTCTCGGCGGGTACGAAGCCGAGTACACTCTACCTGCCGACGAACGTCCTCTGCACAAGGTAGGTCTCAAGTTCCGTGCGTTCATTTGGCGAGCGCACAAATGTAGCAGGCTGAGGCAGAAGTCGTGGGATGTGTGCGTTTACATGTCAGAGGACCATCAAGGCTATTGGAAGCAGCAGGCGTCGGCAGACGATGCTCGTGGCATTGCCACGCTTCGTGAGGCGAAGGCCAGGGTACAGCAGTTCTTGGAGGTTCTGGTGGCTCTTTACCGGTGAAAGGGGTGAGTGATGGCTGAGCAAGAGGTTGTCGAGTTCGTCCATGTCGGCGGCTCGATGTACGGCTTCAGGCAGAACGACCTGGACTATATGCGGAGCGAGAGCAAGAGGGCGTTGAGCCTCGATGGTAGGTTTTCTCCTACCGACGAGAACGTCGAGCTTGTTCTCAGGTCGATGCCGGGACCGGTGTACATGGATCTTCTGGCGCAGGTGGTCAAGGACCGGAAGCTCAAGCCGGTGACGACCAGAGCGCGGTGTCCGCAGTGCGGATTCCACATTCGCGGTCCGCATCATGCGGAGGGGTCGCATCACCGCAGGCGAGCGCGAGCCTGACGCGCAGGAGAACGGAGGCCGGTGGAGTGCAGTTCAGGCTCCACCGGCCAGTTCTCTTTTTGGGAGGATTTGGCGATGAAACGCAGAGCGGTCAAGCGGAAGGCGAAGCGGAAGGCCGTCAGGAAGGCGTTGCACAGGAAAGGATTCCTGCCGGGGTTCAATGACTACAGTCACGTGTTCGATGGAGCGAAGGTGCAGCTTCGGAAGGAGCCGCACGGTCTCGGTGTGTCGGCTGATATCAGAGCGGTCGAGCACAACACGAGAGCGGGGATAACGCTGTACTACGTCGGCACCGTTCCTGAGATGATTGACTGGCTGAGCAGGAATGGAGAGAAGCTCAGGAGGTGCGTGAGGTACGAGGAGGGATTGGAGGTGAGGCAATGAGCAGAGTCGTCGTTGCAACGTACACGCACGAGTGGTCAGGTATCGTGATAGACCTGATGCGGTCTCTGAGGCACGTGAGGGGGATGTACACGTTTATCTACCACCAGGAGCGGCAAAACTGCCACAAGAACATGGCAGCGGTCGTGGAAGAGGCTCAGGGGACTGGAGCAGACTTTCTGGTCCTGGTGGATACGGACGTGGTGATTCTGGATGAGTGGTGGCTCGGTCACCTCATGCACCCCTTCAACGCTTCCGGCGGCGAGAAGGTCGGAATCGTTGGATGCCTGGAGGCGAAAACCGAGGACCAGCTTCGGCATCGAGCGTTCCACATGCCTCCGAGAGGCGAGACCGGTGAGGTCATACCATGCCCCGTCTACACCGACTTCTGGATTCCTGCCTACACGATGGCATTCCGGTTGCCGTTTGAGTTCCAGGTGGACACGGAGATTCCTGGCGACATGGGGATGACGGACGTGGACCTTTGCTTCCAGGCTCACAAGGCAGGCAAGAAGGTGGTGGTGGCTCAGAGTACCACGGTGTACCATCCGCAGAAGTCGGAGGAGTGGGAGCAGAAGATGGCTCCGATTCAGCGAGGATGGTACGTCCATCAGGTGAGGCATATGGTGGAGAAGTGGGGAACGGAGTTCTTTGAGAGGCACTACAGGAGGACGGCATGAACAAGTATATGGTCGAGGTAGAGGACCACTTCAGCTACGCTCACCGGTTGCGAGGACCGGAGGCGGGGAAGTGCGGTCGTCTCCACGGCCACAATGCTCGTGTAGTGGTGAGGCTTGAAGCCGACGGTCTTGATGCGAACGGCATGGTGGTGGACTTCAGGAAGCTCAAGAAGGTGGTGGGGAAGGTGGTGGACGAGTTCGACCATCGTACACTGCTGCGCCAGGATGATGAGCTTGCCGAGGTGATTCCTGGTCGGAAAATCCTTTCTGGTAACCCTACGGCGGAGGTCTTGGCGACGGCGATTCGCATGCTGATTCGGTCGAGTATGCTGTACACGGAATTCCCGTACGAATCACGGCTCTCAGTGACCGTGTACGAGACCGCAACCTGTAGCGCCACCGCGAGTTAGGTCGAGTGGAAAATTCTTGACACGGCGGTTGACGAGCGGCATAATGCGGTAACGCTCAGGAGAGCGAAAAGGCGGTGTGGAAGGAAGGGGTGTCATGTCATGGAGGAAGATGTCGGTGTCGTGGTGGCGGAGAATATGGGGTTAATCCGAAAGGAGGCGAAGCGCGGTCTGAGGATGGTGCCACGTGGCCTGTTTGACGTGGAGGATTTGGTGCAGGAGATTTGCTTAGCCCTGTGCCAGACGATGAAGTACTACGACGAAGACCTTGGCAGTTTGAGTAACTGGATCGTCATGACGGCCAGGACAGCTATGCAGGGGCTTTGCAGGACGTACTTCAGGCTGAAGCGTAGGCCGACAGGAGGCATCATACACATCGAGGATTGCAGCGAGGATGACGCCGAGGCGTTGCTGCCAGCAGTGGCGGGGGACAATGGCTTCGGCGCTCGCGTCGATGAATGGTATGCGAGCCTCACGGAAAACGAGCGGGCTATCGTGGAGTCCATGACGCACGAGTCGGAAGCGTGGAAAAAGGCGGAGAGGTTTCGGAAACGAAAGGAGAAGCAGTACCGGAAGGGTAGAGTCGTTCGCGGCCAGAACCGAGTCCGTGTCAGGATGTACCAACTTGGCGAGGCCTTGGGGATGGAGCAGAGTGAGGTGAGTCGGTGTATAAAATCGGTTTGCCTGAAGGCGAGAGAAATCGTCTGAGTTTTTCTCGGCGGTGCAATAGTATCGTACGAGAATGACCGTCGCCGTCGTGGTAGGCGGGAAAAGAGGTGCCAGTCCAGGAGGAAATGGCATGGCAAAGAAGAGAGGAAAACCGGCAAGGACGAAAAAGTCGACCACAGCGAAGCCGAAGGGCCGACGTCGTTCCAAGCCGAAGGAAGAGGAAGTCCTCGAGGAAGAGGAAGAGGATGTCGAGGACGACGAAGACGAGGAGGAGGAAGGTCCGGATTGCCCCGCGTTCGGTCAGGCCTACGATCCTGATGCCGAGGAATGCCGTGAGTGCGAGGTCGCGGAAGAGTGCGAGGCCATGAGCGGCGGCTCCGAGGACGAGGAAGACGAGGACGAGGGCGACGAGGACGTCGAGGAAGAGGCCGACGACGAGGAAGACGAGGAAGACGAGGAAGACGAGGAAGACGAGGCCTACGAGCCTGCGAAGGGTGATCTCGTTGTCTTCACCTATCGTCGCAAGGAGCGCGTCGGCAAGGTGACCAAGGTTTCCAAGAAGAAGCAGGAAGCCACGGTCGTTGACGAGGAAGGCAAGTTGTCCAAGCCGACCACGTTGGCCTGGGAAGACCTCACTCCTTACGAGCCGGAGGACGAGGAAGACGAGGACGAGGAAGAGGACGTTGAGGAAGAGGACGTCGAGGAAGAGGACGTCGAGGAAGAGGACGTCGAGGAAGAGGACGAGGGCGAAGACGAGGACGAGGACGAGGACGTCGAAGTCTTGACGCTGGCCGAAGAGAACCGCGAGAAGAAGCGGCTCATCCTCACCATCGCTGATGCACTCGGCCTGAACCTGGACGTGGTGATGGATAACGGGAAGACTGTGACCATCACCGAGAAGAACCTCAACAAGTTCTTCTCCATCGACTTCGTCCTGACCAGCTTCGAGAATGTGCAGGCCATCGCTGCTGCTCTCGAAGGCGAGGACGAGGAGGACGAGGACGAGGACTAATCATCCTCCAATGAAATAGCGGCCCACCACCGCACGCGAAGCGGAAGCGGCGCTGAGAGTAATGACCGGTTTCTGCACCCCTTTTCCGGTCGGAGTGAGGTGACCTCGCTCTCAGCGCCGTGCTTCGCGCTTCTATTGAGGAGCATCTGTTGAGCAAGCCTACGCGCAGACAAGCCGAGAAAGCAGTGCGACTTCTGATCCAGTACATTGGAGAAGACCCTGATCGTCAAGGTCTCCTGGATACGCCTTCGCGCGTGGTGGATGCCTACGAATACTTTTGCGAGGGGTATGAGAAGGATGCCGAGGATTGCATCACGGTTTTCGACAATACAGAAGGCTATGACGAGGTCGTGCTGCTGAAGAACGTACCGTTCTACAGTACCTGTGAGCACCACCTGCTGCCATTCTACGGCGTGGCTCACATTGCATACCTGCCAGGGGAAAGCTACGTTGGTCTGTCGAAGCTCGCTCGCGTGCTGGATATCTACGCTCGACGCCTGCAGATTCAGGAGCGGCTTACTCAGCAAGTGTGCGATTCGCTGGCGTATCTTCTGGAGCCTCGAGGGGTGATGGTGGTATTGGAGGCTCAGCACCTTTGCGTCATGTGCAGAGGTGTGGAGAAACAGACGGCGACGGCTGTTACGTCGGCGCTGTACGGGATATTCCTCGACTCCTACCAAATCAAGGATGAGGTGCTATTCCTGTTAGGTTTGAAGGATGGCAGAAAGGGGTGAATCATGTTTGTAGAGTTGAACAGGCGGTTCAACGCGTTGGAGGCGACAGCTCTGGCTGTAGCCACCTCCGCGTTGGACGGCTACCAGGAGGTGCCATTAGGAAGGGGAGGCGTACCTTACATCGACCACCTCCGCGATCCGGAAGACGATGTCATGTTCGAGCATCCTCCGTTTCACTGGTCGCGAGCGTTCGTGGACCTGCTGAACGACACGCTGACCGGCCAGGACATGCCGTTGAGGAAGAAGTGGGATCTCCGGCTTGACAGACGTCGTTTGAGAAGAATGCCTTACCGGTTGGTCGGCGAGAATTCGGTGTGCCTGTGTCACGGCACTGGCCTCGATAGTACGCTGGCGTCCTATTACCTCCTTCGACAGCAGCAACGGCCTGCCGTCGCTCTGTGGGTGGATTACGGTCAGCGTACAGCGGACCGAGAACGAGAGTATCTTGCTGAGTGGGGAGGAGGACCGTTCGATACTCTTTTCACGATGGACCTGCGAGCGCTCTATGAAGGCGTGCTTCTGTATCCGAAGCACGAGGAGACGGGGCTTGAGTTCCTCACGACCATTCCGTTGCGGAATCTCATCTTCTGCTGTATTGCAGGAAGCATCGCTGATGAAATCTGGATTGCCACGTACGATCCTCCTCAGCACCGAAATCCGATGTATGACGGGAGCTACGAGTTCATGCATGCCATGAGCATGGTACTGACTGAGTTCTATGGCAGGCACATCAAGGTGACCGCGCCGTTCGGTAGGAGTGTGAAGTGGCGAGCGGTGAAGCGAGCCATCGATGAGGGGTGGGTGACAGGCAATGAGCTGTTTGAGGACAGCTACACGTGCCTTCACGGTATCAAGAACAACTGCGGTGAATGCATCGATTGCTTTCAGAAGTGGCGTGTCCTGAAGATGGCCGGATTCGACAGCACCGACTTGTTCGAGACGACGCCGGACTGGGTAGCCGATCCTGAAAGGATGCAGGCATACGAGAGAACGACCAGAGGACCGGAGTGGTAGCACAGCCTCCAGGAGCCTTCGAGTTCCTGATTCGTAACCGGAGCCGCTTTCTCCGAGATAACGAAACGTCAGGCCGACCCAGCGGCAGGACGGCCTGAATCTGCCTGCCTGGAGGACCGAAATGCGTATCCTCATGGTTGGAGTACCAGCGGGATCTTCGTTGTTTGCTGCTCACGGCGTGCGGATGCCTTATCTGCCTTTGCACTACTTCAAGTCCGCCTTTCCGGAAGAAGACCTCCACATTGTAGACCCCGATTGGTATCCTGGAATTACAGAAGACGGATACCTGGAGGAGATACTTGCTCAGGTCAGGAACCTCGAGCCGGACATAGTGGGGCTCAGTGTATCTTCAGCATCTGCTATTGAGCAGGCTGCCTTTATCGCCGAGGAGGTGATGCTCAATAGGCCGGGGATACTGGTGTCGTTTGGTGGACCTGGATGTAATCGCATTGTCAGCGGCTACAGATGGCTGGAGCGTCATTTCGGTTTGAAGGCGGCTCCTGTTCGAGGAGGCGTAATCCGGGAACGGACAGTCATTGACTACCGGCTCGGTTCCAATTACGGATTCAATACAGCAATGATTCCGGCGTCGACCGGATGCCGGAACAACTGCTCGTTTTGCTCGGCAGGACTGCTAAACTGGGAGCCTCGCATCTACGAAGACGTGGTATTCGAGGTCATTTCAGCTTCTCAGGCCACCAACATTCGGTACATCGAGTTTACCGATAACTCCTTTCCGGCTTATCCCTTCGCGGAGTATCTCGTGGAAGGACATCTGGAAGGCAAGCCTTACGGATTCTTGAGCGACTTGACAGGTCCGTGGCCGACCAAGTTTTGGGACGCCATCAAAGATACCAACCTGAAGAACGTGGTTTTCGGCGTGGAGTCGCTCGATCCGACGGTACTGGACATGAGCGGGAAGTGCAGGAAGGATAATACGTTCTTCCACTTCCACGAAGCTCTCGCATTCGAGTTCGATGATTGCTCTACCATCGCGTTTCTGATGTATGGTCTTCCCGGCCAGACCGCTGATAGCTTCAGGTCAGACGTCGAGCGGTTGCAATCTGCTGGTGTTCGTGTCATACCTTCTTGCCTCCAGCTTATGGCGGGCACCAATCTGGCGGTTATGGTCGAACGCCAGGGTGATTTGTGGATGCTGGACGGTGAAGGATGCGTGATTCAGTCACCGTGGATGTCCTGGGAAGAAGTGGAGAAGCTTGACGATATGGCGGCACCGCTTGTGGCCGAGGCGTACGGGCACGAGTTCCGAGCGCTGAAGGAGAACGATGATGGACCTGAAGCAGGAGATTAGCGACCTATCGTACAAAGCTCCTGAGCAGCTCAGCCGCATCGGATGGTGGGAGCAGTGGAGGAAAGTGGCGGAGGCTTACAGACTGGAGTGCGAGGAAACGAAGCAGCTGCGTGAGATGCTGGCTCTTGTTGCCGTTGCCATCGAGCCTGCATGCCCTGATACGGCAAAATCCATCAGGAAGGCGTTGGACAAGGACGACGAGTGATAATCTACCTTGCATCCATCCACGGCACGCATACGCATGAGGCAGAGCACGTTCTCTGCAACTACGCGAGGCATGCTGACCGGAAGAGGAACATCCCTAAGGACCGCCTCTTTGCCTGGATGCGAGAATCCACAAAGCGACCAATCAAAATCTTCATGGATTCAGGGGCGTTCACCGTTGCAACCATCTCTGAGCAAGAGGACGGCGGACCGGTCAAGTTGAAAGGTCTCCAGAAGGAGTTGTGGCGCAAGCGCGGTGACATCGGCGAGCCGGTGACGCTGGAGTTGTACGCCGAGTTCCTTCTGACGTACGGGGACTCATTTGAGGTTTACGCCAACCTGGATGTCATCTTCGACATGGACGCGACCATCCGCAATCAGGAAATCCTCGAGAGCCTCGGCCTTCTGCCACTTCCAGTATTCCACGTTGATGAGCCCCGGTGGCTGCTCGAAGACTACCTGGAGAAGTACGAGTACGTCGGTATTGCGGCGACAGGCATGTTTGGTGGCAGGAACGACGTGAGGCGTGAGTGGGATGCGCTGTGGAGCCAGATGCTGACGGATTCGGAAGGCAGGCCGACGCACCGTATACACGCGTTCGGCTTGACGTCGCTGCCGTTGCTGTTCCGGTATCCGTGGCACAGCGTAGACAGCACAAGTTGGGTTCAGCTGGCTCGTCGCGGAGCCATCATCGTGCCAGGAACAGGTACGGACGGAGAGTGGGACTTCTCGAAGGTGCCGCACTACGTGGCGCTTAGTGATACAGCCAGGACCGGCACGCGAGGTCTGGTCAGGCGTAAGCTGCACATCGATGCGATGGATGAGGCTGGACGCAGGCGAGTGGACCAGTATGTGGAGGAGTTGGGGTATGACCTTGGCAAGCTGAGAGAATCGTACCAGGACCGAGCGTCGTTCAACATCCGCTTCATGCAGGACGTGGAGCGAGAGCATAAGGTGGAGAGGTTTGTGAGAGGAGCGGGGTATCTGATATGAGTAAGAGACCAGTTACGGTAGCGGTCGATTTCGACGGTGTGCTGCATGCTTACCGGAAAGGATGGTACGACGGCACGATCTACGATGAGCCGGTGCCAGGGGCAAAGGAAGGCATGCAGGCTCTTCTGGATCGAGGCTTCAAAGTGACTGTGTTTACAACCAGAGTCAGCGACGAGCAGAGCAGGAGAGAGGTCGAATACTGGCTCAACCAGCATGAGATACCTTACACCACCGTTTGGCCCCTTTCAGGAAAGCCTCCGTACGCATGCCTCATCGATGATCGAGCTGTGAGGTTCGAGAAGTGGGATGCTCCGCTTCTGGAAGAGGTGCAGGACGTGATCGACCACGAAGGTCGGAGTACCAAGTGATGCCGTTAGCCCCGACGTCCTACGTGGTAAGTGAGGAATTGCGGAAGCTGGCAGAGGAAGGTGTAAAGGAGGTGCCAGGACTTGGCATCTCCCAGGATGATATCGACTCCATCGTTTTCGTGGAGGTGAAAAGCGCTCGCAGGACTAAGTATCTTGGACGATACACTCCTATCGGCGGTATCTACGAGGTGCTTACCGATTACGAAGCGTTCATCCAGATCAACGTGGACCAGATCCGGGAGAAGGTGGCGACGGAGCAGCAGGAACGCGAGTTGCTGAAGCGCGTTCTGGTTCACGAGTTGCTGCATCACATACAAGGCGAGCACGACGTTCAGGATTTCGCCGTGCTGCTAAACAAGTGGGGCCTCGGATACATAGAAGGATTGGAGGTGGATTGATGGCAAAGCTCACGAAGGACGAGCAGATCGACGCCATTCGAAAGCTGCTGGACGTGTGGCCAACGGCGACGAACGGGACCATCGAGCGGTACTTGAAGGACGTATACAGTGTCGGCTATGATGGCACATACGTTGCTCAGGCCAGAGCGATGACTGGCATTCCTCGGGAGGAGATGCGAGAGCCGTCAAAGAAGCTGAAGGACGTCTGCGAGTTGGTCTTCATCCGGATGTTGACGACGCGATACGCAGATCGGAGCAAGGCGATCAATCCCGGCCAAGTGATAAGCCGCATTCGTGAAGCTGTGGCATCCATCACTGGCAAGCACGTCAAGACAGCGAACCTCCGCGACTGGGTGCGAGCGTGGCTGAAGGAGTATATGTCTGCCGACGACACGTTCCACACGGCATTGATGCGGACCAGGGCCAAGGAGCTGGCCGCGTCAGGCGTTATGGAGGAGTTGGAGGAGAAGCAGGTCAAGCCGAAGCAGCTTGTGTGAGGAGGAGGGTCAGTGGCAAAGGTCAAACGCAGAAAGGCCGGAGCGGTTACGGTGGAGCAGAAGGAGCTTCTCGCCGATCTGGATCGAGTGAAGTCCGCTGTGGCTAAGGCAGACTACCAACCGGCTCTCCAGGGGGTGTTGGTGCGTGGTAAGTACATGACGGCGTACGATTCGACCGTCGTCGTGATGGTGCCGTGCGATTACTTACCTCTTACGATGCTGCCTCGCTTCGACATGCTGTACAGCGTGGTGCGAGCGGTGAAGGGCAGCATTGAGATGAGCGTCAAAGGCGACAAGCTGTCGATGAAGGTTGGACGCTATAGGACAACCTTGCATCTTATGGACCCTGACGCCTATCCGCCAGTGCCTGTTCGTGGTGGTACGAGACTGGACCTGCCGGAGGATTTTTTCGACGGTCTCCGGAAGGTGATTCCGTTTGCCAGCGCGAACGTGAGCAGGCCGGAGTTGTGCGGTGTCCACGTGCAGGGGAAGTGGCTCGAAGCAGCCGATGGTATGCGGCTGGCTCGGTACGAGATGGACGACTCCATCGACACGAGCCTGACCATACCGGTCGAGGCCGTGAACGTCCTGCTCAGTATGGGGGACGAGGCGAAAAACATCTTCGTGAAGGATGATGCTGTCTTCGGCGCAACCTACGAACATGGCATCTTCGCATCGCACGTTCTGTCAGCGTCGTATCCTGAAACGCATGGCATCTTCAGAGATGCCAGCAAGGAGGGGTTTGAGATCGAGTTTGGCGACGAGGCTGGCGATGCTGCCATGCGTGTCGGTCTGCTTGCTCCGAGCAACGACTATCGTGTGAAGGTGAGCAGTACGACGAAGGCAGGTAGAGGTCAGATCGAGGCGAGAGCGGAGGGGTTAGGCCAAAGTTCGGAGACCATTGCGGCGAAGGCCGACGACGACTTCGAGTTCCTGGTGATGCCGTCGGAGCTATGCGGGGCATTGGATGAAAACCTGACCGTCAGGTACGCTCCGAGTGGCAAGCTGTACTCGAAGAGCGAGGACGGGAAGTTCGAACAACTCATTTCATTGGTGGTCGTATGAATCGTCACGAGGACTGTAAGGCCTGCGGTCTGTACAAGCACTCGAAGCAGATGGTGTTCGGTGTTGGACCGAAGGACGCCCGCCTCATGCTCGTCGGCGAAGCTCCTGGAGCAGAGGAGGATGAAGAAGGCGAACCATTCGTCGGTCGCGCAGGAGGCGTACTGACCAGGGCTTTCTCGGCAATAGGCCGGAGCAGAGACGAGGTGTACATCACGAACGTCTGCAAATGCCGACCGCCGAGGAATCGCACACCTACCGCTGAGGAGGCCGACGCCTGCCTTCCCTGGCTTCAGGCTGAGGTTGATGCCATCAAGCCGAAGGTCATTCTGTGTCTTGGCAAGACATCATCTGTCACGGTGCTTAACGAGTCCGACAGCGTAACCATCAAGCGGCTGAGAGCGGAAGGCCCGGTTTGGAGTGACGAGTTCAGGTGCCACGTGGTGACCACGTACCATCCAGCCGCTCTGCTCCGGCAAGGGGAGAGGAATGACTGGTCTGCCGCTTTGCGAGAAGACCTGAAGCTCGCATTCGAGCTGTCTGAGCGTGAATCGGATGTCAAAGATGTCAACCACGTGGTTGTGAAAACCCTCAAGGAGGCAGAGTACTGGTACAAGCGACTTAGGAAACGCCGGTTCCTGTCGTTTGACATCGAAACGACCGGCCTCGATCCGTTTGCTCCCGATGCGAGAGTTCGCTGTATAGGATTCTGTGGTAAGGCAGGCGAGGCCGTGTGCTTTCCGATGGATACCTTTCGTCCAGGAGAGCTTCTGCCAGGGGCGTGGAGCAGGACCGAGCTGCAAATCATCCGGCGGTATGTGGCTAAGTTGCTTACAGGCAAGTCCAAGCTTATCGCGCACAATGCCGCATTTGACATGAAGTACCTCCTTCAGGTGGAGGGCATAGACGCTTCGGAGAACGTAGTCTTCGACACGATGCTGGCATACTATCTCATTGATGAGGAGGCCAGTCACGCGCTCGCCAGTCTCGCTGCAAAGTTCACACCCTTCGGAGGTTACGAAGAGGACAGCGCTGACTATGGTGGTCCGCATCTCGCTCCGGACGAGGTGGTGTTCGAGAAGAATTGCATCGACGTCGACGTGACGTTCCGCATCTACAGGACTCTCAGGGATCAACTGTATCACGAGAGGTTGTTCTTTCCGTTCTTCAAGCTTCTTATGCCAGCTCTCCCTGTGCTGATGAGGATGGAGCTTCGCGGCGTGCTGCTGAATGTGGCTCACCTCCATAAGTGCAGGACGCGCTTCACGAAGGCATCGGACAGGCTGAACGCAGATGCTGAAGAGCTTCCCTCCGTTCGGCGTTACATGAAGAAGAATGGCAAGGCCACATTCAACCTGAATTCGTCGCGTCAAGTCAAAGCAACGCTGCACTCCTTGGGATGTCACGTCGAAAGCACGAAGGCTTCGAGCTTGGAAGATGTCGTTAAGCAATGCCGTGGCCAAGAGGCAGCAACACTGAGCGCGATGGTGCTGAAGTACAGGGGCTACTCAAAGCTCATTGGCACATACGTTGACGGCTTGCTCGCAGTTCGTGACTCGAACAACCTCGTCCACACCAACTTCAACCTGCACATCACCAAAACGGGTAGGCTGTCGTCCGATTCTCCGAATCTCCAGAACATACCAGCAAGGACAGCGGATGGACGTGAGATCCGCAAAGCATTCATACCGCGTCCCGGCAACGTGTTTGTAGAGGTGGATGGTAGCCAGATGGAGCTTCGCGTCCTGGCTATGTACTGCCACGATGCTAACCTGATTCGCACCTTCCACGAAGGCCTGGACATCCACAGGGTGAGTGCGGCTGAAGCGTTCGAGGTGGATTATGAGGATGTGACGCCGGAGCAAAGGAAGCAGGCCAAAGGTGGTGTGAGTTTCGGCATCCTATACGGCAGGGGTCCGTCGGCGTTGGCGAAAGAGTACAACTGGCCGGTATGGAGAGCGCAGGAGTTCATTGACCGCTGGTATGAAGGCTTTCCAGACATCATGCCGTGGAAGGACCGCTTGATTCGGGGTGTGAAAAGGCGAGGCTACCTCAGAACGTACTTTGGCAGGAAGCGTCGAGCGTTGTACATCGACGATCACGTCGAGCGAAGCCTCATCAACGATCCGGTTCAAGCGACAGCGTCGGACATCTGCTTGTGGGCACTAATCTGGTTGGACAAGAAGTTGGCTGAGACTGGCCTTGGCCATCTTGTACTGACGGTTCACGATAGCATTTTGGTGGAGTGCGCCGAGGAGGACGTGGACGAGGTCGTCAGGTTGTGCAGGAGGGCAATGGAGGAGGTGCCGTTTGATTTCGTCAATGTTCCTCTGGTTGCTGAAGCTTCTGTTGGCCGTAACTGGGGTGCGATGGAAGAGGTGGCCGCATGAGCGATATGGCCGTGTTGTGCAAGGCTCTGAGCGAGTTCGACAAGGGCAACGAGGACGAGGCTCTGAGGCTCTTTCGGCTGACGAGCTTCTACGCCGACGAAGGTGTCCGTGGGGTTTCTCGGTGGAGAAAGAGCGATGTGTTTGCGGTGAAGGACCGGTATGTGGTGTCATCACCGTACGGTCGGTTCCTGCTTTGTGGCAAGCGCGTCAGGTCGAAAAGGGGTCTTCCGGTCCTGCCTCTGAGAAGCCTGCGCAAGATGACCATTGCCTTCGGTTTTGGAGCGGAAAGTAACGCCAGACGGCGTCAGTATACGGAGCCGAAGAGACGAGCGGTCAGAAGGACGAAGAGGCGAAAGGGGCGTTAGCGTGGCGACGAGGAAACCGAAAGGCACGTCGTTGAAGCGGAAGCGGAAAAAGACCAAGGCGACAGCCGTTCTGGTCGGAGGAGAGTGGAAGTGGGAGGAGGACACGACAGAAGCTGACAGGTATGAGGCAGAGTTCCAGGCGGACCTGGAAATACATCCGGAGGCTTTGAGTGAGGACTTTGCACAGCAGCCTGCAAAGTTTGCATACTGGAGCGCGCTGGCGGAGAGGGCAGAAGCGAAGGTGCGGATGCTCGACTTCCGTTTGACAGTGCTGGAGGCAGAGACGGATGCTGCCATCAGGAAGGCAGCTACGCTGCGCGGTGAGAAAACGACGGAGGCCGGGATCAAGGAGGAGATCCGAAGGAATCCGAAGGTGCAGGAGGTGAAGAACGATCTGCTGACAGCAACGTTGAATGCAGGTGTTCTGAAGGTGGCCAGGGACGCGTTCTACCACAGGAAGGATATGCTCATACAGCTTGGAGCGCAGATGCGGACCGAGCTTGGTGAGGCAGAGATGCGTATCAATCGCGAGAAGGTCGGTCGCAAGGTTGCGGCGGCACGGAGAAGAAGGAAAGGGGATTAGCATGGCAGTGCGAAGGAAGAAAGGCAAGCGAAAAGCGGCTCCAAAGCGTCGGAGCGTCAACGGAGGGGTTGATGTTGATGCTATGAAGAAGCGTTACGAGGACATGAAGAAGCGGAACAGGTCAGGCGGAGGCATGTGGTCGTTCTGGAAGCCGGATGTCGGCGATACTCGCTTTCGGCTGCTGCCGCCGGAGACACCGGGCGGTACCGACTTCTTCCTTGAGGTGACGCGTCACTTCATCAAGACGCCGGACGGGAAGAGTCACGCCATTGCGTGCAACGCGATCCATGCGGAGGACGACTGCTACTTCTGCGAGATGGTCGAGCAGTTGAAGGAAGCAGGCGACAAGAACGACGCCAGGGAGATGCGAGCGCAGACTCGTTGTATTGCTCCTATCGTCCTCCGGCAGGAGAACGGCGAGGACGAGACGGCTCTGTGGACCTTCACCGTCACCACGATGGGGAAGATCACGAGCTACATGTTCGACGCAGAGTACGAAGGCCTGACCGATCCGGACGAGGGCTTCGACCTCATCCTCAGTCGTACCGGCAAAGGCAGGAACGACACTCGGTACGACATCCGAGCGTCGAGGAATCGGTCATCCATCGGCGACGAGAGTGTCATCGAGAACCGCCCTTCGTTGGACGAGATGCTGGAGGCCATGACCTACGATTACGAGGAGCAGCGTTTGATCTACGAGGAAGGCGTCTGGCCTGAAGGTCGAGGTCCGAACAGGGAGGATTCCGACGACAGGCCGAAGCGGACCTCCAGTCGCAGGCGTGACGAGGACGACGAGGACGATGAGGTGGATGAGAAGCCATTCGAGCTGGAGTGTTTCGGCGAGTACGACCGCACCGATGCCGAATGCCGGAGCTGTCCTGACCGGAAGGACTGCCGGGCGGAAACGGAGGATGAGGATGAGGATGACGACGAAGAGGAGGAAGCTCCTCGTCGTCGTTCTTCCCGTCGATCCGGAAAGAAGCCGTCCAGCAAGAAGTCGGCTAATAAGACGTCTGGCAGTTTGCGGAGGAGGCGGCGGTAAATGGTGAAGCGTCGGCCTCAGCATAAGAAGAAAACAGCCGCATTGGTAGAGAAGGTGGCGGCAGGGTTGAGAAAGGCGTTCGGCGAAGATGTGGTCGATACGGCATCGTACGTGAAACCGTACGGTCGCATCCGCGTCGGCATTCCTGCTATCGACTGGATAACCGGTGGTGGCATCCCTCTCGGTACGCTCACCGAGATATTCGGTGACTACTCGACCGGTAAATCGATGTTGTGCCACCACATCGTGTCGGCGGTGCAGCAGGATGGCGGGGTAGCCGTGCTGTTTGACGCTGAGGCTGCTTACATGCCTGACTTTGGTGCACGCCTTGGTATCGACAACGACTCGCTCCTCTACGTGACCCCTGACACAGTGGAGGATACGTTCGATTACCTTGGAGTGACGCTGGACCTTCTCGAGCCTGAGAACCCCAAGCACATCTGTTTCGTTCTTGATTCCTTGGCGGCTCTCAGCACGCGTCACGAGATGGATACGGACTCGGATACCAGGGACATGACCAAGGCTCAGGTTGTAGGAGCAGGTTTGAGGCGCGCCACACGCAGGATCAAGAAGATGCGAGTCGCCTTCGTCATCGTGAACCAGATCCGGGAGAAGATTGGTGTTCGTTACGGCAGTCCAATCTTTACTCCTGGTGGTAAATCGGTGAAGTTCCATGCTGCGGTGCGCCTCTACCTGCAAACGGGGAAGGCGATACTGAAGAAGGACGAGCCTGTCGGTATGAACGGTACTATCCGATGCGAGAAGAACAAGACGGCGAGGCCGTTCAGGAAGGTGCCGTTCAAGATGACATTTGAGGAAGGCTTCGATCAGACCACAGGGCTCATTGAAGCTCTTGAACAGGCAAACTTGCTGGAGCGGAGCGGCGCGTGGTATCAGCTACTAACGGTCGACTACGACACCGGCGAGCAGGAACCTATCGGTAAACGGTTCCAGGGGAAAGACGGTTTGGCGGCGGCTTTGGAGGTGGTTGGCGACGAGGTCGTTGAGGGATTGCTGAGCCATGCAGAAGAGTGAGGAAGCACGGCTTCTGCGGAGGCGTTTGCGGGAGCTTGGAGCGGAACGAGCGCAAGACAGAAGACGGTTGGCGGAGATTCGCCGTCGCAATCCGGACACGGTGATAGAGAAGTGCTACACCCGCTTTCTGGAGGAGAGCGCTCCGGAGATGAAAGCTCTGCGAGACAGGTTGCAGGAGCTTACCGGAAAGCGCTGGTGAGATTCGATGCCAATAGTCAAGCGCGTGCTCGTCTACTTTGAGTGCCCCGAATGCGGCAAGAAGCGATGTTTCTGGTGGCCTCTCTCACTACCAGACATTGCGGTGCCTTGTGTCCACTACCCGAACGTGGTTGACTGCGGTAGGAGTTTAACGTCAGAAGAGGAGTTGATGCCGGAGACCTACAGGCGGGTCATTTGCCATGTGTATACCGTACACAACAGGCAGTTCAACTTCAGCGTGAGGGTGGCCACGAATGTGCGAGAGCAGGTCAAGGCCTTGGCTCAGCTTGCAACTCAGTGCAGCACGCTGTTCGGATGGGAAGAGGTTCCAGCCTACATACTGAAGTCTATGGAGAAAGGCTGGAACAGCCTTGGCGGACTGGAGGAGTGGGACGTATGAAGATTGGCATTTGGAGTGACGCTCACTGCTCGGAGAAGTATCCGTACTCCGAAGAGGTGGATGTAGAGCTTGGTGAGATGGAAATCCCCCGCGTTTCCAGCCGCCTTGCTGCGTGCTGGAATGCCATCATCGGCGCCTACGACGTAATGCGTGAAGAGAAGTGCGATGCGAGTGTGTTTTGCGGGGACTTGTTCTTCTCTCCTCACGAACGGAAAAGCGAGTTCAAAGGTGGCGGCGCGCTGAGCATCACCGAGCTTGTCGGCACCAAGCACGTGCTGGAGTATGCGAGAAACGGTCTTGGCACGTTCTTTCTGGAAGGGAACCACGACCAGAGTTCCAGGCATCCTCAATTCTCAGCCATCGAAGCTATTATGGACGAGTCAACACACGAGAATCACAACTATGGTCGCATCCCTCAGCGAACCTACCACGTCTGGATGCCGAGGGAGGATACGTTGTTCATCTTCATGCCGTACGCCAAGACCGCGAAGTTTGAGATGTCTCTGTACACGCTGATGAAGAAGGTGGTTCCGAAGAGTATCTTGGAGAAGTGCACGCGGCGCTACCTCTTCTGCCACCAGATGATTGAGGGGGTGCAGTTGGCATCTGGTCATCGTGTTGGTCGCGGCGAAGGTGTAGCACTCAGTGTATTGGAAAAGTACCAGTTCGCGCGAATCTTCAACGGTCACGTGCATCAGCCGTTCAAGGGAGAGTACATCGTGCACGTTGGCTCTGTGCTTCAACACGACTTTGGTGACGAAGGATGCAGGACTGGCGTGACTGTGCTGGACACCGAAGAGAATCGAGTCTTTCGGCACGACGTACCTTCGCCCCGCTTCAGGACTATTACGGTTCAGGCAGCCGACGACTATGGTCGCTTAAAGGACGGTCTCGCCGACCTGCATGAGAGGAGTGCTGATTACGTGAGGCTCCGTATATTGGGAGGCACGAGGTGGGACGTGTTCGACCTCCTCAACAACATGCCTGGAGTGGTGCGCGTGGATGATGAACGGAAGAGCACCAAGAACGTCAGGCTGAAGAGCGCGAGTGTGGGGGCGTCGGTGGATCGGATGGTGGCAGAGTACGTTGACCGGTCAAAGACGAAGCTGAGCAAGCGAAAGCTGGTAGTACTCGGTCAGGAGATGGCTCGGCAGGCGAAGGGACAATAATGGAGTTCCTCCTCCTCAAGCTGCGCAACTTCCTGTCTCATAAGGACACAGATGTGGACCTGTCAGGGACAGGTGTTACGCTCATCACCGGCAGGAACGAGGATGAGAGCTTGTTCGTTTCGAACGGCTCAGGCAAATCTGCGTTGCTGGAAGGACTGAGGTGGGGTCTGTATGGACGAACGGCTCGTGGCTTATCGACCAGTGAAGTTGTGCGCGAAGGCACCGATGCATGTTCAGTGACCGTGGAGTTTACCGACGATGAAGGTTACACCTGGACGGCGAGGCGCAAGAGGGATGGAAGAAAGACGGACCTGAGCTTAAAGCGAAACGGCGAGAAGCTGTCGTGCGGAACAGTGAAGGAGACACAGGATCGGTTGGAGCGTGCGGTAGGGATGGACGAGACGGCATTCTCCTGCCTCGTGGCATACACCTCCGACAACCAGTCGTGGTTTGCGGAGCAGACCGATTCGACTCAGAAATCTATACTGGAGAGCCTGTTGGGGCTCGATGAGCTGATTCGCATGGAGGAGGTTGCGAAGGATCGCATTTCGCGAGTAGAGAGCGCGCTGGCGTTGTACCGGTATGACCTGGAGAAGTACGATGTGGAGAAAGCAGGGCTTCGTGACCGGCTGAAGGACGTCAACTCATCGATAGCTCAAACGCAGAAAGCGCTCAAGGCTCTGAGCCATAACGAAAAACCGAAGCGTCGGAGCGCGAAAAAGCGGGATGCAGGCCGCATTGAGAAGCTCCGCAAGCAGCTCCGAAGTTTGGAAAAGCTGAAGGTGGAACGTAAGCGTCTGATGAGGGAGTTGCGCCGTCATTCCTCTGCTTTGGCTGAGGCGGCGGCTCGAGCGGATGCGAAAACGGCGCAACTCCTCTCCTTGCCGTTCGACCTGAAAGAGGGAGAGCCGTGTCCATCATGCCTGCGTCCAATCACCGAAGAGGTGATGGAGGCTGTGAAGCAGGAGTTGGACAGGAAGCGGGCTTCGATGCAGGAGGAGATCGAAACGGAGGTCGAGCCAGCCACTCTGTCCATTCTGAGGAGTATGTTGGACATCAAGCCATCGCTGGATGCCATTAACCAGAGGCTGGAGGGCGAGGAAGACCTGAAGCGCGAGATATGGCAGGAGGAGACCGCCGAGCGTCAGGAGGCCATGCGGCTCAAGACTCAGGAGGATGCGGAGCTTCAATCGGCGATGACCAAGAGGCAGCTGGACTTATCCCTGGATGACCAGCGCGATATCAAGCGTGAGGTCCAGGGCCGCATCGAAGAGGTCGAGCAGAACGTCGAAACAACGCGGAGCGAGGTCGACAGACTTGAGCGAAGGCTGAAGTACCTGGAGTTCTGGAAGAAGGGATTCGGACGCAAAGGTCTGCGAAGCTACATCCTCGACAGCGTGATTGGCAGGTTCAACCAGGACGTCAACCACCACATTTCTATGATAACCGGCGGTAGTATGCAGGTGGAGTTGAACACCACGGCTCTGCTGAAAAGCGGGGATGAGCGTGAGCGCCTGAATTGGACGGTGAAAAACAGGAGCGGCAGCAGTACGTGGAAAGGATGCAGTGTAGGTGAGCGGCGGCGTATCAACGTGGCCGTGTTGCTGAGTATGGCGGGGCTTGCGTACAGGCGTTCAGTCTCGCAACCGAACCTGCTGTTTCAGGACGAAGTGTTCGATCCGCTGGACGACGTTGGCTGTTTGCAGGTCGCCAAGGTGATCGAGGAGGTCGGCAAAACGAGGCGGGTGTTTGTCATCACGCATAAGGACTCGATGGCTGAGCATTTCGCTGACGTGTTGCAGGTAGTGAAGCGCGGGGGAGTCAGCAGGATAGAATCATGAGGCTGAAACGGGAAACAGTAGAGAAGGAGCTTGCACGTTGGAGTAAGACTCGCAAAGCCATTCTCGAAGAGTCAAAACCGACGGACGGGCATTTGCTGACTTCGAGTCAGGCTATCAAGCTCATCCGTATTTTGGAGATACTATGTACCGATTGGCTCAGGTTAGAGGAGGAGGTGAGACGGCTGAGCAGTAACCCGTAAGCGTGTTTTCTGGTCCTGTTGGAAAGGAAAGGACGGAATGGCAAAGTTGAAGAGGAAGTCCGGCAAAGGCAAGTCGAGCGCTACGGCCAAAAAGCCGACGCGCAAGCGCGCCAAGGAGAAGCAGACCGCCAAGGCGTCGAAGGCGAAGGCCAAAACCACTCGCAAAAAGACCGCCGAGAAGACGGCTGCGGCTCCGGCCAAAAGGAAGCCGGGGTGGTCGAGGACGCCTGATGGCGCTTACTTGAACGACATCGAGATCGCCGAAAACGTCATCGCGTTCTGCGTGGTGGAGAAGTCCGAAGAGCACAAGTCGTGGATTCTGAGCGTCACGGTGCTCAGCGACCCCGTGCTGGACGACGAAGGCGAACCGCAGGAAGCCGGTCTGGTCAACGCAGCTGTGGATGCGAAGGCAGGTACAGCGACGAAGGCCAAAGCGGATGCGGAAGCACTCGCCAAGCAGTTGGGCAAGATTGTCACCTCGCGGCTCTAAGCCGAGCAGCGACGGAGGTGCAAACGGAAACGGCGTCGTCATGGTCAATCCAGGCGGCGCCGTTTCTCATTGCAGCCAAAGAAGGGGTACACGAAATGATGTTCACGGAATGGACCAGCGAAGCCGTACCGTGCGGAGTTCAGCACACATCGGAGTACGAGGCGGTCACGTTCAGGATAGATGCCAGCATCTTTGTGCCGGAAGAGCCGGAGAAAGAGGTCGATCTCACAATCACCCTGGATCGTGATTTCACTGAGGACGAGGACGGTGACACACTTTCCAGAACCGGAGCCACGTACTACACGAAGGCGAGTTCATTAGAGTGGGCACGAACCGTTGCCGAAGTCGTCGCCACACGCCTTTCAGCATTCGTCACCAGCATGCAGGAAGAGCTGGCAAAGTAGAACGAGAAAAAGGGGAACAGAAATGACAGCACTTCTCGAACAATACGTGGACGAGAACATCCAGTACCGGATGAACGGCGAGCAGCCACCAGCACAGCAGCTGTTCGATGAGCTTATCGAGGAGGTGATGCGACGGCTGAAAGACACCGGCATCGTCACCGTGGTCGTCCAGAGGGTAACTGAGGACGACGAAGAATACGAAGTGGAAATCGAGGATGTACAGGACGAGGTGAACGAAGCGGAAGAGAACGCGTTTGTCATCATCCGTCAGGTATTCCACGACGTGGTGGAAGGAAAACACGTCAGAAGGTAGGACGCAAAACACAGGGCATATAAGGGTAATTCGTTACATAAGGAGATGAAACTATGATGAGTCCTGAAGGTAAAGCAGTCACAGTGACGTTTCTGACATTGGCGACATTCCTGATATTGGCGGCTGTGGCGTGCAGCGCGGTCAGAGACGTCAATCCAGCAGCGTGGTCGACAATAGTGAAGGGCGTGCTTGTTGGCAGTACAGCATTGGTGGCAGTAGTGGTTCTGGTAGCAAGTGTGGCCCTCATGTCCAGCTCGTTGGCATCGTTATACACCAGGAGGCAAAACGAATGCATACGGAGGGAGCTGGAGCAGTTTCTGAAGGATGCCAATGAGCGTGTGAATGAAGGAGGAGACGTCTTTGAGTATGACATGCCAAACACCCAGCCCGCTGGAGAGCCTGAAACGCCAGACAGCTGAGTATGGTTGCGGCCTTCACGCAGATGTGCGTCCGATGTGCAACTGTACGGTATGCGTAGGCCGCAGGGTTGCCGCACAGCTGGCATGGAAGGAAATAAGTCGGCTCAGTGACCAAGTCCTGCGGAGCAAAGCCTTGGGTCGGCTGAGAGGAGACCGGTAATGAAAGTTGAACCAATCTGGCTTGAGCCGCAGTTATCGAAGGAGCAGGCGATAGCATTCGGCAAGAACGGAGAAGGGGAGGGGTGGACCGCCGTGCAGGTGGCTGCATTCCAGCTTTTCCAAAAGAGGCTCTGCATTGACATGTGCACATTCCAGACAGCAGTGCAGGAGGTTCTTGGCCGTCCTGTCTGGTCGCACGAGTTTGCCTACCCTGGAGCGTTGCAGCAGGAGTTCCTGGCTAAGGTGTCCGGTATTCCGATGAGCGAGGTGGTGCAGCGGTTTTCCGAATTGGACCCTGTCGAGAAGCTCCACGAGATTCTCGGTCCGGACTGGCATGGTAGGATCATCGCGCTTGAGGTTCCGGATGGCGACTAAGCGAAAGCGGAAGAAAAAGTCGAAGGGCAAGGCCAAAGGTGACCGCTACGAGTATGTGGTCTGCAATGATTGTACCGAGCTGCTTGGTGAGCGGTGCATCAGGAACATGGGGGCTGAGCACCATGGCGATGTCCGTACGCCTTCCTGGTTTCCTTTCATCGTTGAAGCAAAGCACTACCAGGACTTGCGGCTGGACTTTCTGCTGACCGGACACTCCAAGTGCGACATCGCTGGATGGTGGAAGCAGACGGTCAAGCACTGCGAAGAGCAGGGGCAGGGGAGGTGGCCTTTGCTCGTGATGCATCGGACTTATGCAGGTACGTTCTGCATGATGGAGGAGCGCAGGTTTGACGCCCTGTGCCGCCTCTTTCCTCAGTTCAAGATCATTGAAGCTATTTACTGGAGAGACATGGCCGTTATCAATTGGAAGGATTTTCTGTGTCTGCCACGTCCCGTAATAAGAAGCCTCAACCTAAGAAGGCTCAAGCGGACAAACGCGTTGTAAATCGACTCGTTGCAGAGTGGAAGGATTTGGAACAGGAGCAAAGGGCGGTTTCAGACGAATTGATGACGGAGTTGAAAGGCTACACGGTGAAGGCCGTGTCGTCCGTAGCACGTACTTTCCACATCCGACCGTACACCCCGGAGTTTGACGATCTCATGCAGGACGCGTACATTGTGATGGTCAATTGCCTGTCAGCATTCAACGAGAGGTCGACCAGCCAATTTTCGTCGTACTACTCGAGAGCCTTACTGGTTACCCTGTCGCAGAAACAGTCCAAAGGACTCGTCCGTGAGCAGCCTTTCGATCCGAGCGCGTTCGACACGCTGGACGATGAGGAAGGCTCAGAAGCCCTGGACGAGATCATCCACCAGGAAACGCTGGACGTGATGCGGAAAGCGTTGACCACGGCTCAGAGACAACTGGCCAAGATGAAACCGTTCTCGTACGTGAAGGTAGCCAGGGTACGGGTAACCGGCGAAGGAGCAACGTTGTCGATCAAAGACCTCGCGCGCAAGTGCAAGTGTTGCCGAGAGACTGCACATCGTGGCGCCGAATTGGCCCGTGAGATACTTGAAGAGGCCCTGGCTGAGGAGAGGACTTCGTGAACCTCCAGGATGTGCGTAACTGGCTGATGCGCCGTCGAATATATGACGGCATGACCATACAGATATCGTTAGAGGAAGCGGATGAGTTATTGGCTCTGTTGGAGGGACAACTGATGGATGAAGCGCGTGTTGAGCAGGTCCGCGAGTTGAAAACCCCCCGGCCACCTTTGGTCGAGGAGGTCGGAGCAGGCGAAAGAGCACTCGAGGTTATCTACCGCCAGCTCGGTGAGAACATCAACGCTCTTCATGACGTGCATAACATTCTCGTATCCGCCCTTATGTACTTGGTTGGCGAGGATGTAGCTGCGGAGATGGTCGAAGACGTGAGTCAGAGCATGTCAGGAGAGCCATGCCCGACTCCGACGCCCGCCTCTCCTCCAACCGGCATCCTCGGTATGATTCAGATTTCCGTAGCCAGTAGCAACGATCTTGCTATCCGAATCATCCGCTTGGCCGACAAGGTTGCTCATACCTGCTGAGGAGGGTGTACTGATGAAGAGGACGATAACGCTTGAGATGCCGTTCTGGATAGGTGACCGAGTGCAGTACACCAATCCGCGAGCTTCGGACAGGGTGTACTCCGTGGACCAAGTAAAGTTCAGGCGAAACGAGGAGGAGGGGGAGGAGGTGGCTCGCTTCCGCATAGTCAGTGAAGCAGGCTTTCCTCAGTCATTCCTCAGTGCGGAAGAAATCAAGGACGCCCCTCCATTCGTGGTCGGCTCTCTCCTGATGTGGACCGATTCTGTTGACAACCGCAGGCTCCTCAAGGTCACGGATATGAGCGAAATGCCGAAGCGGTTCAACGCCCGCACGTTGTGGATGACACCGAACCTGGAGCATGTGGTTGGTGCAGTGACGAAGTGGCTCTGGCAGGACCACGAACACGAGTTCGCGGTGATTGAAGAAGGAGCTTCCTGATGGACCCCATCCAACGACAACTCGCATCGGAGCTTGTTGCGGCAGTGAGGCACCTGGACATTACGCTGAGAACAGCGATTCTGGTGCTGCATCGGTCGATGCTGCTCTGCACGATGGCTCTCATCCGTGGCGAGGAGCCCCACGCTTCCGCTTTCACTGTGGAGATGGAGAAGTGCATCGAAACGGCGATGCCGCTCTTTGAAGTCCCTTCCTCTGAGGACGATGATGGTTGACATGACGTTCAAGTACTGGTTTGGTGACAAGGTGATGGCGACGGACCCGGACACAGGAGAGAAAAGGCCGGGGGTGGTGAAAGGTGTCTACGTGGACAGTGAATCGGAGCTTGCGGCGTACAACGTGGCGGCAGAGGACGGTGGTGGGATGATGAAGTGGGTGCTGGAGCCGCATATCAGCAAGATGCCGAAGTATCCGTTCCTTCCTGGTAGCCTCCTTCTCTGGTGCTCTCCGAGCGAAGACTCCGCGTGCGTTATCAGAGTGACCACCGGCATGACCGGTACGAAGGAGTTTGGGGCCGTCACTCTCTGGACCACCCACCCTGATTCCTACGTCGAGAAAGAGACGACGTGGTGCTATGCAGGCCATGAGGACGACTTTCGTGTTCTGGGTGCTCCGAAAGGTTGCTGGTAAGGGGGTTAGTGTAAGATGACATGGCAAGAGCTTGTATACAAGGCTGTGGAGAGGACGTGTGAGGCGTACGAGTACCATGTGCACGCTACCACCGTAACCTACCCTCTCATCTGTACCGCATGTACGGTTATCGGCATCATCGTGTTCGGAGTAGTTCTTCTGGAAGCTGCGGTGCTGGCTCACAAGTACAAATGGTTTGATTGACAGGAGGGGAGCTAATGGCTAAGAAGCAGTTCATTTGTGAAGTGGAGTACATGCTGACCGAGAAGGTGCTGTATGGAGCGATGAACGAAGTTGCGGAAGTGGTCGCCATCGCGTTCAAGAAGCCGCCTTTGCGGGGGGACAAGGTGGTGGTGCTCTACACGGTCAGAGCGGAGTCCGGCGGCAGGGAGTTCGTTGTTCGAGACTGCTCTCTCAAGCCGTTCCCCGACCTCTACGTCAATGACATCATCGTCTACAATGATGTGGGCAGGACGGACCTCGCGACTGTGACGCGGTTTGAGAAGGGGAAGAGCCACTTTACCGCATTGGTGCTCTGGAGTACGAGTGTCGAGCCAGGAACGCTCTTTGATATGGCAGTGTCGAGCAAGTACTTCACCGTGATTCGGTCGCTGGAGTATTCACCGGAAGACCTCTACAGCGATTGATAGGACAATAACTCCGGATGGCGATAGTTTACGGTGACGGACAGGAACCGGTGGTTTGCTGAAGGAAAGGGGTAATGAGGAAGCATACGGTTGTGTGTGACAGGTGTGGCAAGGAGGAGGAGTTGGTTGACCACTTCCTCCCCGATGCCCAGTTCGGTCCGAAGCACGATTACTCGCTGCCGAAAGACTTTGTGGAGTTGCGAACCCGTGCCGGAGCGAGCAAGGACTTGTGTGGCGTGTGTCAGGTCGTACTGTCACAAATGGAAGCGAGGTTTTGGAACAGGAGTGAAGAGGATGCCTCTGTACGAAGTGGCGATTCTGGAGCAGCCGACGAAGAAGAAGAGGGAAGAGGGTGAGACCGAGAAGTTGGTGCTCGGTCCTGTTGCCGTGGTCGCAACGGATGACAAGTCCGCTGCCATCGCTGCGGTGATGGACAATCCGGACCTGAAGGTCAAGAAGGAGAGGATGGTCGTTCTCGTTCGCCCTTTTGCTTCGTAGCTTCAGACGAAGACGAGTTCCTGGACGAGGATGAGGAGGAGGAGTACGAAGAACCCTCCTACTACAGGAACAAGCCGCTGAAGCGGCGTCGTATGCTGAGTCCTCCTGACATGACGCGCCAGTTGCGAGAGGTGATGCACGGCCAGCAGGAGGCGTTGCAGGATGCGGGGTGGGTGGTGACAAGTGCTCCATCGACCTCATCTGTCATGTTCTCGGCCAGCGACCTCGGCTATCACTAAGCTGGAGAGAACGCGAGGCAGAGGCAAGGGAAGCCTTACGAGACGTAGCTCAAGAGTGCAGCCGAGAATGCGCCAGGATAGAGCGTGTTTGCGAGTTGCCAGTCCTTTCCCAACTGGCCGATGCAGCAAGGTGCAGGTTCGAATCCTGCCGTCTCAGCCTCGCTCTTATGTGGAGGAGGAGAGTATGAAAGCGACGAAGGAGGAGTTGTGGGAGGCGTTGGAGTCCGTCTTCCAGTACATGAGGAGGTCCGCAACCGACATGCAGTTTGCCTGCGATGTTCACGACGGCCCCACCGACTATCCTCGCCTGATACGAGAACGCATCGACCGCGAATGGAAGTTCACGCCTCCGTGCTTTATCGGCAGGAGGCGAACCCCTGACAAGGAGGTAGCTGATGGCTCGGTTCACATGGACACCTGATCCTCTGTACAAAGGCCGATGGACGGCGACACAGGAAAGCATTGACGAGGCATCCGGCGCGCACGACGACCGCAAAGACCCTGCCGCTCAAGGTTGGCTGCTGCACATCATCGACCGTGGAGAGAACCTGTTCATGTTCACAGCCACTCGGACCGAATTGGCTGTCCCGTCTGAGAAGCCTCATTGGTGGAGTCCGTCCTGTTCGCTCAAGGATGTTCGTTCGCTGCTCATCAATGGCTTTGAGCAGTGCGCGAAGGAGTGCGAGAGGTGGTTCTTTGACTCCGTCCTGGGGTACGATACCTGCATCAGCCTTGATGCTGATACGGACGACGAGCAGGGTCTGACCGAGTTGGACCTGGATGAGTAGGCTGAGGTGCAGAGATGGTAAGTCAGGACGACCATGGTATGAACAAGGAGAGCACTTCCAATCTGGGGACGACGGACCAAATCACGATGCAGGACTTGGTGAAGGTGCTTGAGTCGCTTCCGCCTGCTGCTCCTCGTAAAGCGTACCCCGTCGAGCTTGGTTCTGAAGAGCACAAGTTCTTGGAGCAGGAGTGCAAGCCGGATTACCGCCTCCCCAACCATTCGTGCTACGTCTTCGGAGCTATCGTCGTACAGCTTGTGGAAATCGGTGTCCACATGGCACAACGCACATTCACAGCCCGACGACTGGAGTGGAGTTTCTGGATGATGAGGTATGAAGCATGGCAGGCAAAGCACTCGTCGCAACACTGAAGCTCCTCCTCTATATCCCCTACCTCCTTATCGGAGGCTGCATCTGGTTGGTAGCCGTGTTCGTTAGCCTCTTGGCCCGGCAGTGGATGGAGTTCTATGATGAATAGGCCGGAAATCAACGTTGTGAAGCAGGAGTTGAGTTCTGCTTGTACTATGCTTCACAACTGTGCCCAGGCCGTCTACGAGCACGCATTGATGGAGGACATGCACATTGATAACGTCAAGGTGGGGGTTATCTCCGGAAGAATCTCAGCAGCAGAGGATGCCGCTGCTGAGGCTCTTCGGTGGATGGACAACTTGAAGCCGGACGAGTTTTGAGGAGAGCAGGCCATGTACGCTCATATCGTCATCTGTGACAGGTGCGGAGCGTGGGAGCAGATGGATTACAGAGCGCCTGTCGGTGCAGGAGGCCAAGGCCAGAGAGAGCACGTACCTCCTCTTGGGTGGGGCGTCACGACCGGAGGCCATAATGTTTGTCCTCCGTGCAGAGAGGAGTATGAGCAGATTACGAAGCACTTCTGGTCGCACGCCGTCCTTCACCCTCTCTCAGACGACGGTCCTCCGTATGGCAAGGACGTAGGTGCCGCGAAGCGCTCCAGAGATAATGCGGCCAAGGCATGCGCGAGGAGGCTGAGGGAGGAGCCATGAGTCCGCAAGACGTGTTTAACCTGGCTCTGGCAGCGCTCTGCATCTGGCTCGGCTTCGTCCTGAGCGAGTACGGACATTGGAGAGAGAGCAAGCGCAAGATTCGCGGAAAGCTCAGCGTAGTGGTGGACGACCCCTACATCGGTGTCATCATTCTCGTGGATGATATGCCGGTGTGGACTTCCAGTAGCCAGTGCGAGCGGCACGAGACGAGGCTGATGGTGGAGTTCGACCTTGAGGAAGTGTTGGAGGAGCCATGAGTACAGGCGACCTGAAGAATGCTGTGCAGTTGGAGTTTCTGCTGGAGAAAGTGTCGGGCTACTCAGCAGTAGGGGTGCTGTTTCGTCACCTCATCGCTGCCAACCTCGCGCTCGACCTCCGTCTTGGTGAGGTGGAAGGCCTGCTCCAGCGTCACATTGACCACGGTGAGGACCAGAGCTTCGATGTGAAGGAGGAAGTGGAGAAGGGGATGGAGCAGTATACCTGTGGTCGCGGTCCGGAACCTGCTCGACCGGAACACGAACCATTTGCCCCCGGCACTCTCGTCGTCTGGCATCCGGACGCAGGCGAGCACAAAGGCGTAATAGCCGTCCTGAAGGTGGAGCCGCACGTTGCCCTGTCTCCAACCTACACCCATGCTTCAGTCCTGTGGTCGAACGTGATACTACTTGACCATGAGGGGATGAAACTGGACCGTGGTGTATGGTGGCCGCGAGGAGAGTACGACCACTGGTTCACAGTCATCTCCACGGAGCACGCCATTCCTTCATGTCACGAATGCGGCATCCTCATGGTGGGGGGTTCGATTGGTTGGATTCACGTTGAGGATACGTGGACTTGCCTCAAGTGTCGACACCTCTGTCCTACCTGCGCTACGACGATGGAGCGAGGACCAGAAGATACGCAGCACGTTATCTACTGGTGTCCTGAGTGCAAGAAGACGGTGTGGGAGGAGAAGAGGGGACACACCTGTCCTGACTGCGGCAGGCTCCTGGACGCTTTTGGACTGTGCGAGGACTGCATTAGAGCGAAGGAGGAGGAGAAAATGGCGCAGGAGAAAACGGCGAAGGCGGAAGCCGACCTCCACACCCCAGGCCAGGCGCGGACCTGGCGTGACCTGGGAAGAAACCGTCAAATGCGGGGGTTGCTGAAGCGGGCGAGCGATGGCATAGCGGCACAGGGGCACGAGTCCGCAGGGAAGCCCGTGCGCGACCACGATGTAGACGACTACTACCCGCCGGGCCCCTGTGTTCCACCTGACGACACCCGCACCCTTGAGGCCGACTTCCATGCGCGCGTCTGCGAGGCGCTGGGGATTGAGGTGGAGCCGGGGACGCTGGTGGAGTGCATCAAATGCGGCGCCGTGAGGACAGCGCCCGACTGGGTGCAGGCGGACCCAGAGGACGACCTGCAATGCGACGAATGCGGGACCATTCATCGAGCCTGCCGCTGGCGCCACCACCTGACCATCGACCGGGTGCTGGAGGCGCTGGAGAAACAAGTGCCGAGTGCCAAGGTTCTTGTTCAACGAGTGCCCACGGTTAAGGCGGAAGAACGCTCGTACATGGGCTACTACCGTGGTGCGATCGAGACAGCCGCCACCCCCCTCGAAGCCCTCTGCCGTGCGGTGCTGGCGTGGTCCTGCTCCGCCAAGGCTACGCAGGATGAAAAGGAGGCGAGCGATGAGAACGAGGAGTGAGTATGGGGTCGGAGTCCGCGTCACAGGCAAGCGGTGGTATATGCCTCGGCGGGTCTACGGTTGCATCCTTGCGCGCATGGGACGCCAGCGGTGGGCAGTACGAGGCGGTTTTGGCCTGGAGACATTCCACGAAGCCACGTTGCATCGCGTGGCACGGGCGAAGGAGGAAGGCAAGCGATGAGTGACATGACGCTGGATGATGCAATCCGAATCTGCCGTGAGATATCCTACGATTTGCTGGACACCGACAACCGGTCCATGCACGCTCTTGACATGGTGAAAGCCGCTGCCAGCCGCGCTCAGGAGTACGAGCGGAAGCTCGGCGTCGGGCCGGAGGAGATTGTGGCGGCGGGGCAGATGGTCATGACGGAGCATGATGTTCTGGGGGCGTACTTCATGCTGCAGGATATCGCAGGTCGTTTCGTCGTGCCTTGCCGCATCGCCGTGCTGGAGGACCCTGCTTCGCACGAGGCTACGCAGGACCGAAAGGAGGACAAGCCATGAGGCTCCAGCGGAGATATCGTGTGGCACTGCTCGTGGCGCTGCTTGTGGTGGGGTGCACGAACCTGCATCAAGTGGACGAATGGATGTGGCGCAGTGCTCAGCCGGAATCGGACTGGCTGTACGACTTCCTCTACGACCATGACGTGGACGTGATTCTGAACGCTCGCGGATCTCACCCCGGCCAGAAGGAGTACGACCTGGAGGTGGCGACCGCTGGTGTGTTCGGAACGGAGGTGGTGGGAGTGCCGCTGAGCGCTGGACGCAGGCCGACCGATGCCGAAGTTGAGGAAGTGTTGGAGGTGCTCAGGCTCCACGATGAGGACACGATGCTGGTGCATTGTCGCAGTGGCTCCGACCGGACTGGCATGGTCATCTTCCTGTACCTGTACGAGATAAGGGGGTGGCCGAAGGCAGCGGCTCGGAAGGAAGCTCTGTCGTGGAAGTACGGTCACATTCCGCTGCTGTCGCCATCGACCGGAGCGTTGGATGAGTGGGCTGAGGAGTACGAGTGATGAATGTCTACATGGTCGTGTCGGATTATCCGGACGAAGGTACTGTCAAAGGTATCTTCTTCAATGAGCGGGAGGCGCAGCAGATGGTCGAGTCCATCGAGCCTGTCGGAGTCGTGGTTCTGCGCTTCTCCGTGCAGATGCGCCTGGACAGTCTGGTGTACCCTGGTCCTCACCTTCAGAGGCATAGCGGTGAAACGTCGTCGGATTGACCGGATGCGTGACTGCTGCTGTTGCGTGTGCTTGAGGTGGGAGAAGCATGACCGGTTGGTGCCGGTCAAGGCCGTGCCGACACCAGCAGGCCTGCTCTCCTACGCTCACCCCTCCTGCGCCTCACGCGCGAAGGATTGGAGCGTGGTCAGGATTCCTGTGCACAGTAAGCCGCCATCACCATAGTACATTGGAGCATCGAGGACGCTCTGGTATGGACGCTGGAGCGGGGTTGGTTGAGGCCGACCGGCAGACTCGACCGGAAGGCCGGAGACAGAGAGGCTCAAGCTGTACGAGGCAAGGAGCGGGCGAGTAAGAGCGTGGCGGTATCGGAACCGGAATGCAACTACTCATGTGGCCTGCCGTGATGCAACAGGTCACCGTCTATGGGAAGGGCCTCGATGCGGTCGTATCCGTAAGGCGAGACTCCAAGCTGAGGCGAGAGCTTCATCTGCCGCGAGAAGAGGAGCATCGACGTGATTAATCACGATTCGGACAGAACGCCTGAAGAGAGGGCGGCGAATAGGCGAAGAGCTGCTGCTCGTCGTGGAGCAAGAACGCGCCGAATCAACCGCGCTCGAAGAGCAGCGTTCGGAACAACTCCGGAGGAGAGGGCCAGGAGAAGGTTCCTGGTAATCTAAGTTGACTGGCGGACCTAATCCTGGTAGCCTGGAAGGAGCTTCCGAATGATCAACCATGAGAACAGGGCTCGAGAAGAGCGCGGAGCCGCAGAGCGTCGGCGTCGAGCGAGGACCGTTGGTGGTCGTCGTCGTGCTCGTGCTGTGCTGAGGCGACTCGGCGAAGGTGAGCTGGCCGGATTTCCTGAAGGCCGCATCACAGGCCGTCGTCCGCGCCGGTACGTTCGTAACGTTTAATTGAAGCAGGGATCCACACGGCACAACCAGTGAAAAAGACCGGTTCCGAGTAGTCCACGCTGCCACGCGACGACACGAGAAGAGAGGTGGTGGGGAGGCTGCGAGCCTTCCTTCTGGCCTCTCTTCTCGTCTCTTCCTGCCTTGACACCATCCTTACAGAAAAATCCGACATCCCTATACTACCTCTCCGCGTTATCGTTCTTCTGCGGAGAGGCAGACTGATGTACCAACAAGACATGCATAAGAAGGCGTTTTTGCAATACCGCGAAACGCGTTCCCTGCAATCGGTCGCCAAGGCTCTCGGCATTCACCGCAACACGGTTGTGAAGTGGTCGGATGCCGACTTTGAGTGTCCGTATGCATGTCCGTACCACGGCTGGGACAAGCTGCTTAAGAAGGTCTCGGTCGTAACCGCCTCGATGAACATGCCTGAACGAAAATCACTCCGCAGGAAGAAGCGACCCTCCACCAAGTCCAAGCCAAAGAAGAAACGTGTTCTCAAGAAGCTCACCGGCGTGTCTCGTAGCATCATCGAGGAGCAGAGCGGGCGTCGAGAGACGGAAGCGACCGTGGTTCGAGCGCTGGCTCAGGATGACGCTTCTCGCATGCGAGACCTCCAGTTGGTTTGGAACAAGACCATGAGCGACTTGCTCGGCGAGGACCGAGAGGGGGTAAGCCGAACGAGCGGATTGAGGTCAAGGAGCACTTCGGAGGCCTTGGCAGTGCTGAAGGACGCTCTCAGCATGATGAGGCTGATGGAAGGCAAGGAGGGATCAATTGTAAAGTCTACCGAAGAGCTATCCATCACCGAATTGAGACAGGCTGCTGCGGAGCTTGAAGAGTGACCATTGCTTCTCGCAAACGAAGATGGACGAAGGCGGAGTTGAGGGACCAGCTGGCGGACAGATACGCCGAGTGGTACATCAAGCATCCGCCGAAGGACGACTTTGAGCTTGACGAGTTCATCCGGCACTGCCTGGGATTCACGGTGCCGAAGAAGGCCGTGTGCTCCGGACATGTGGCTCCGTTCCAGTTCGTGAGCGACTTGTACTTTGAGAGAGTAAGCAAGGCCATCGGATTTGCAAACCGGACGGGGGGCAAGACGCTCAATCTTGCCATCGTCAACTTCTGCGACATGCTGTTCAAGGAGGGGTGTGAGACAACGCATGCTGGAGCTACGCTGGCTCAGGCGAACAGGTGCTACCAGTACGTTCGCAGCTTCGTCTTCATGCGGCGGTTCCAGAAGTACTTTCCGAAATGCACGCTTGGAGCAACGCAGTCGTCCGGAGGGAGCAGCCTTGAGATTCTGACTGGTACGGTGAAAGGTCTGTCGTCACCGCATCCTCAGAAGTCAAGGATTGATGAGGTCGAGCTAATCGATTGGACGACGCTGCAAACCGGATTGAGCATGACCGTGAGCCGGGGAGAAGTGAAGGCTCAGGACGTGTTCACCAGCACCAGGAAGTTCGGTGTCGGTACGATGCAGCGGCTCCTGGACGAAGCGGAAGACCTTGGCATTGCCGTATATCCGTGGTGCTGGAGGGAGATGGTCAGGAAGTGCACGCGGAAGTGCAAAGGCGATCCTCGGTACGGAGACTGTCCTGCGTACGAGCGGTGCCAGGGAGACGCGCACAAGTCGGAAGGCTACTATGCCATTGACGACTTCATTAACAAGGCCGTCGTTCTCAGTGATGATGCGTGGGAGAGCGAGTGGAATTGTACGAAGCCGTCCGACGTGCTGTTGGTGTACGGTGAGGAGTTCAACGAGAACGAGAACGTATGGGACTGGGATCAGCTGTACAAGGCCTATCCGTTCGATCCGATCAAGAAGCACGTCATTCCGAAAAACTGGCAGCGGCTTGGAGCTATCGACTTCGGTGCAAGTCCTGGCCATCCGTTTGTGTGCCTGAAGGGGGCGGTTGCTCCGGATGGCACCATTGTGTTTTACTACGAGTATTATGAGGAACAGCTCAAGCTCATCAAGGACCACGCGGAGACCATCAAGGCATCGAGCGATTACCAATCCGGCGAGTTGATGTGGGCTGATTGGGATAGACAGGACAGAGCAGAGTTGTCAGCGCAGCGGATTCCGACGTTCGCCGCTGATAAGGACGTGCTGAACGGCATTAATGATGTCAAGGAGTTCCTCAGAGTCAATCCGATGACGAAAAAGCCGGGTCTAATCGTGATGCGGCACTTGAGGAACACGATCCGTGAGTTCAAGTCGTACAGGTGGCAGGAGACGGACGAAGGGAAACCTTCCAAGGAGAAACCGCCGCTGAAGCTGAACGACCATGCTATGGATGCTGCACGGTACATGCTGAGAAGCTGGAAGAAGGGGCTGACCGGCAAGGTGCGAATGTCCAAGGCGAGCTTCGTGAATGCTTAGAGGCGACTGAAAGCGAGCATGGTACATGGTCACCGCAGCGCAGAATCTGTCTGACATCATAACAGCAGTACATCCCATCCATGCTGACTACGCGAAGACATGGTTGATGTACCTGACTTGCTATGAAGGCGGACGGTCGATCCGGGAGTTCTTGAAGAAGCATGAACGAGAGGACAACGTCAGCTATACCAGACGGAGAGACAGGTCGTACTACTACAATTACTGTGCGATGGTCATCGACATGATGTCCGCCTTTCTGTACCGGGCTGACATCAAGCGCGATCCGAAGTGGGAAGGCGGAGTTCCGCAGGATGTCATCGACGGCATTTACAACGATGCCGACCAAGACGGCAACAGCCTCAACCAGTTCATGTGGTCGGTTGACCGTTATGTGCGAGTGTTCGGCTACATGGGGATCTTGGTGGACATGCCGAGAGGCGAGGTCCGGAATGAGTTGGAGCGTCGGCAGCAAGGCATCCGTCCGTACCTGACCGAAATTGACCCGGTCGCGATGCGAGCCTGGAGCTTCGATGAGAAAGGCTCTCTCCGATGGATTCGGTACGTCGAAGACTTAGGCGATGAGTGGGATGCGATGCAGAAGCGCAGTCCTGACCAGACGGTGTACTACCGGACGTGGACGCGCGACATGTGGTATCTGCACAAGGTAGTATTCCGACGGGAGAGCATTAGGACTTCCGCTGGCCGAACGCCGACGAAGGACGAGTTTGCCATGAAGCCGCGCAGTGCGGAGGAGGTCGGCAGGGGGCCGAATCCACTTGGCGAAGTGCCAGTCGTCCTGGTTCGGCATGTCAAGTCGAAGAGGACGAACGCTCCGTGGGGGCTAAGCTACATCAGAGACATAGCGAGAATCAACCTCGGCATTATGGCATGGTCCAGCCTCATCGATGAAGAGGCGTACAACCGCTGTCTGAACATCTTGACCATGCCAAGGCAACCAGGGGGCGACTCGGACGAAATCAAGCTTTCGCATTACAACATCCTTGAGTACGATCCGCAGGCGGTGCATCCTCCTGCGTACCTCACGGCGCCGGGAGAGCCGATGGCAGCACTTGAGGAGCACATCGGTCGAGCGGTTGACCAGATTTACAGGATAGCCGGACTCGGAGGTCTGGCTGGTTACGAGCGCGTCCGTCAGGTCCAGTCGGGGATCGCATGGTCGTACGAGTTCAATGAGACGAACCAGATGCTCGCATCCGATGCGAACGACCTGGAGGACGCTGAGAAGAAGGTTCACAGGCTCATTGGCATGTGGATGTCTTCGAATGGTAGGGATAAGAAGTTCACCGGAGAGATCGACTATCCGGAGCAGTTCGGTGTGGAAAACTTGCTGGACGACCTCGCACTGTTGCAAGAGTTCAAGGAGGGTATGCGTAGCGATACTGCGAAACGAGAAATGGAGAAGAAGGTAGCGATGAAATTCCTGTCGAAGTCGCCCGACGATATCCGAGCGAAGGTCGAGCACGAAATCGACACGGAAGAAGACGTCCCGCCACAGACAGGCTTCGGCTTCGGCGGAGGCTTTGGCGGTTAGCGGTCTGGAGACTCAGCTTCAGGCACGACGCCGCTGCCATGAAGGATACAGGCTGAGGGAATCAAGTAGTACCTACCTCTGAATGAGGGTACGAGCCTGCAAAGGCCGGATAGGAGTGGTTGGAATGCTTTACTGGAAATTGCTGTTCTCGCCGTGGAGGTACATGAGCGGCATTGGCTTTTCAGAGGACGACGTCGGGGGCGGAGGCGATGACGACGGAGGATCGTCGGCAGGTCTGTCTCCTGACCTCCAGAAAGTCGTCAACATTCTTGACAGCCGTCAGAAGAAACTCATCCGGGCGATGGAGCAGAATCTCGGTAAGAGGTTTGGCGCCATCGAAACAGGCATGGAAGATGTCACCGGTTACGTCGACGGCATTATCGAAGGTCTGGCTCAGAGCCAGGGATTCGAGAGCGCTGAGGATTTCGTAGACGCCATCGAGCGAGGTGAAGTTGACCTTGACGAAGACGACGACGGTTTCCGAGGCGAAGATGATGTCGACTACGATGACATGGATGATGTTGATGTGGAGGGGGCATCGACGGAGGGTGAGCGTCGGATGGCGGCTTCTTTGAAGCAGACGCAGTACAGGCTGAAGAAGATGCAGCAGCAAATCGACGCGGCCAACCAGAGGGCGTCCGCTGCCGAGGAAGCTCGGCAGGAGGCTGATAGACAACGGATGTTGACGGAAGGCCGGAGGGTGCTTGCAGACGCCTTGAGCAAGCATCGCTGCATTGATGTCGAGGCGGCACTGCGTCTCGTGGAAGATGGTCTCTTCTACGACGAAGATGAGAATGTGTGGCGATACGAGAACGACGAAGGTGTTGTCTTCACTCCGGAAGAAGGCGTGGGTGAAGCACTGAGCACCAAGTATGCGTTCTTGCTGCCACCTGCCGCAGGCGGAGGTGGAGGGTCCGGTCGGAGTGTCGGAGGTGAACGTGCAGGACAGGTTGCCGACTTGCGCCAGAAGGTGGATGCGGCGAAGGCGGCAGCGGATGCATCGGGCACTGACGAGGCTGTGACTGCGTACTCAGCCGCCAAGCGAGCACTGGAAGCTGCGGAAAGCGGTGCAGCTCCGTAAGCCACGGAGAGGGACAGCGAAGAGAATCAGAAGGAGTGAAGGATGGCGTTTACTGGCCGAGCTATCTACGACTCGGGTGTGTTCGACGGTGTGGCGGAGGACGTGAGTGACATCATCTCGATGATTGCTCCGTACGAGACGCCACTGCTCAACGCTCTTCCGCAGGCCGTGAACGAAGCGCAGAACGTGCTTCACGAATGGCTTGAGGATGACTTGGCTCCGAACACCCTGGTCAGCTCGACTCTGAGTCATAGCACCACTGCGGCAAGCTCCATCGAAATTGCGGGTGGACTGGCGGCGTACATGCAGACCGGTGCCTACATTGAGAACAGTGACGGCTCTGAGGTGTTGCAGGTTACCGCCGTGAGCGGTAACTACATCACCGTCGCCAGAGCGCAGGGAGGCACGGCGGCAACCAGTTATGCTCCTGGATACTCGTTCTACGTGGTGTCCGATGCTGCACTGGAAGGCGCCGACGTCAACCAGGATACGTCTCGTCCCCGCGTCCGGCTGTCGAATTACACGCAGATCATCAAGAAGGACATCATCGTGTCCGGAACGATGGAAGCGGTGCGGCAGCTTGGAGGCGTCGGCTCCGAGATGGATTATCAGCGTGCGAAGAAGACTCGCGAGTCATTGCGGGATCTTGAGCGCGCTCTGCTCCGTGGCAAGCTGAGTGGCAACACACTCGGTTCGGCGACGGCGTACCGGACCATGAAAGGACTGTGGGACTTCGTGACCACGAACAACCAGTCCATCGGTCCGACGCTGACGGAGTCCTGGCTTGCCAACGTGATCCAGGCCGCATGGGATTACGGCGGCACGGATGTCGACCTGATCATCTGCGACAAGAACTTCAAGCGGACCATCGACTCCTGGAACAGCACCAGGACGAGGGTGACGAACGCCGAAGAGCGATTCAAGAACCGTGTGACGGAGTACGAGTCCACCTTCGGTCTTCAGACCGTCGTCTTGAACCGCTGGATGCGGGCCAACAGTCTCATCATCACCAGCTCGCAGAGGATTCGTGTCCTGCCTCTGAGGAATCGGTCTTTCCGGTACGTGCCTGTCAGCCGGACCGGTGACTCCGAGAAGGGCATGATCATCGGTGAGTACACCGTTGAGGTTCGGAACGAGGCAGGAATGGCTAAGGCCTACAGTGGTTAACACGAGCCGCTGAGGTTGGAGCTACCGCCTATAAGGGGACAGCAAAGAGAGGAGGAGCCTGGATGTTTCGGCGTCCGGCTCCTCCTTCTCTTGCATAGGGGTTTGAGGCTCAGGAAGGAGATGTTCAGTGAGTGCTGTAGCGCGGAAGGCGGTCAAGGTTACTGATGCCGAGATTGAACGGCTTGATGCCGTTATCTACGAGATGTCCGGCGTCAATGTAAACTCTCACCCTGTTCAGGCTCACGTCCTGGAACGGTGGACTGAGGAGTTGAGGCAGGCTCGAGACAGCATCGTCAAGAGGCTGGCTCGGAGGAAGGTGAGTAGGAGTTAACAGCATGCCCGGAAGAAATGTGATGAACGACGCTCAGAGGCAAACGCTCAATAGTCTTGTTCCGTCTCCGTTTGCCTTCCCTCTTGGTGACGTCGTGGCCGACATTGATGAACGGCTGGAGCGCCTGGAGGTACTGGTGGCCAATATGATGGCCAAGGCGAAGCCAAAAGCGGCGGAAGTAGCCGCCGGGAAGGCCGCAGGGGGCGACGAGGCTCCGAAAGACGAGTCCGTGGCCGATTCTGAGGCTCCGGCGGCGACCAAGGCCAAATCCGCAAAGAAGAAAAAGGAGTAACCATTGGTTCTTTCTGCGCGACAGAAATCCTACCTGGACGAGCTTGTTCCCTCTCCGTATGCGTTCTTTCTCGGAGAGTATGTTGATGACTTGCTAAGCCGTACGCTGGTCTACTCGGTGCCGAAGATGACCGCCGATTCCACCAGCGCCATCAGCACAACGGCGGTGGATGATGGGACCACGAACGGTGTGATGGACTCGATGGCTCAGCCGGACATTCCGAGGAAGCTCCAGTTCAACTACTCGGACACGGATGCGGACGGGGATGCAGCCGGTACATGGACGTTCAACCTGACCGGTCTTGACATCAACGGCTCGGCTCTGAGTGAGACCGTCATCATGACGGTCGCATCAGGAGCAGGCACGCTGTATTCGTCGTATGCGTACTCGCGACTGACTACGGTCACCGTGGTAGGGTCAATTGCGAGCGGAACGTCGACGGCGTCTGACCAAGTCCAGATCGGCCATCTCAACGAGATAGGTCTGCCGTTCAAGATCAACTCCAGCGCCGATATTCTGAAGGGAGCCATCAACGGAGCCGACTCGGAAATCTCCAGCATTCGAGCGAGCTACGATGCGACGGCCAATACCGTGTTGATGGACGGCAACGGAAACTCGCTGATGGTCTTTGCGAATCCGACCAGATGGGAGTGGACGGCTGGTTAAGACCGGCTAAACGCTCCGGAAAGGTTTGACATGAAGCGGGTGAAACTCTACCGTATCGATCCGGATCATTCGGATCCCCAGGTGCTTGCTGCCACGTTCTTCTTCCGCAATGGACGCGTTGTTGGAACAGGCGATGCCAAGTTGGTTCGGCACGTGTTGAATGAGAAGTACGTCCTGGGAGGTAAAGCGATCTCGGCGAAGTCCGACAAGGAGGAGTTTCTTCGGCGCATGTGTCAAATCTTCGATGGCATGGTGTTGAGGGCGTCGAGGTATGAGTAGGCGACCTCTTAGTAAGAAGCAGCTGGCTGCCATGTTTGCTCGCATGGCCTCCGAAAGAAGGTCGAGGAGAGGCGCGAGAGCACGGCGAGGTTCGGCGACTCCGGATGCCGGGCCTGCTTCTAAGCTGAAGGAGGTTTCGTTCAAGAGTTACAAAGATGCCGGAGGATCAAAAGGTTACGGCTCTATGCAGAAGGTCGGCCGGGCCAAGTCTTTGAATTCTGGTGTGAGCGAAACTTACGTAACGCGGCTTTCCGACGGAGAGCGTATTCATAAGGTGCTGTTCAAGCCAAAGGATAACTCGGAGTTGGGGATAAGCCAGGATACGGACCTGGAGTTATTCGCATACGAAATCGGTACTAAGCTTGGTCTTCCGATTCCTGCCACAGAAGAAAAAGCGCTTAGGGTGTCAGGAAAGGACAGGCCAGGAATCGCCATGCAGTGGGTAGACCTGCCTGCTGCGGAGGATTGCAGCTATGACGAGTTGGTTGGCCTGAAGAATTACGACGACATGAGGGCATTTGACTTTATCATCGGAAACACGGACCGGCATGATGGCAACTATCTGGTCGACGTGTCGCAGAAGATGGTGGTTCCGATTGACCACAACTCGTGTGGCTGGAGGACTCCCAAAAGGTACTCGGTGAACAGGTTGACTCCGGAATTCAGGAAGCGCGTGTTGGCGCTGGATGTTGATGATACAGTGAAGCGAATAGAGTACGCTGCTGAGTGGGCGGAAGGAACGAGCAGTACAATAGCCGGAGAATGGGTTGGAGAGGCTTTGCCACTCCTTCAGAAGGAGATCCGCCAGTACGAGAAGGAGCGGGGATCTCGGAGAGGCTCTCGGCGAAAAAGACAAAGGCGTTGAGGTGTGAGTAAGCTCACCAGAAAGCAGCTGGCCTTTCTGTTTGCGACTGTCTACAAGGACAAGAAGCGAGCAGGAGGAGGCAAATCTGGGGGAACGAAAGCGGAAGCTCCGAAATCTGCGGAAGAGCTTCACCAGTCGCTGTTGAAGCAGGAAGGAGCGAAGGAGCTTCCGCGAGTCACGGTCAGAGGGTACAAGAAGGTAGGCGGTCCGAAAGACTACGCTTCGATGGATGTGCTCTTGGTCGAACGACTTAACTCAGGCGTGTCTCGGACATTTACTGTGGACCTTTCGGACGGAGAAAAAATCCACAAGGTTGTCTTTAAGCCCGCAGAAGCTCGTGGTCATATACAACGCGAGGTGGTCATCGTAAGTCAGAACGTGGACATGGAGTTGTTCGCGTACGAGCTTGGGACCGAGCTTGGCCTTCCGATGCCTACGGTCGAGCCGATGAACGTCCAAGGCGACGATGGCATCGTGATGCAGTGGGTGGACGAGCCGCCAATTGCAGCCGTTCCTAACAGAGACAAGAGGGAGTTGAAGAATTGGAATGACATCCAGGCCTTCGACTTCATCATTGGCAACTCGGACCGACACGGCTTCAACATCCTTATTGATGAGAGTAAGATGGTCGGGATTCCAATCGACCACAACGGAGCAGGCTCCGATAGCATATCCAGCTATACGAGGCCTGAGCAGATGAGTCCTGCGTTTCGACGCAAGCTTGCCGGGTTGGTTCCTTCGGAGGTTGTTGAGTCTTACGTATCCTGTGCTTTGGCCGCCGACAAGAAGATGGGAGAGGAAGAGGCTCGAGAGTTTGGATACACCATTTCGGACCGATTAGAGCTGCTCCAGCGCAGGTTGACCGAATGGAAGTCGACCAGGAGAAAGAAAGGTCGTTGAAGAGGAGGTTGATGGAATGGGAGTTTCTGTCCGAGACGAAAACGGTGTAGCGCTCGCTAACGGGCTGATGGAAGATAACTGGACCGTGACCGGCTCGGCCACGTCTACCATTGCCATCAGCCAAGCAGCGGTTGCTACGAGGGAGCACCACATCACGCAGATTTCAGGCTACACGAGCGTAGCCGGTAAGGTGGCTCTGCTGAAGGACGGAGCGACGTTGAAGTGGCAGATGATCCTGCCGGTAGGGATCTTCGACGTCGTTTTCAGTCCTCCGATGGCCATGACGCAGAACACAACGCCATCGCTGACCGTGACAAGCAGCGGAGCCGCCATCGCCAACATGAGCGGCTACGTGCTGTAAGGAGACGGGAAGCGTTGTGACTCCTATTCGCGTGACAGCAGAAATCAACGGCGTGAAGGCCGTGGCTGAAGTGAGGGCCATTGATAGGAGCTTGCTACCGTTGTGTTGGCAGCACGAGTGCTCCAGGAAGCACGGAGCATTCCACGTGATAGGAGGGTTGGAGAACGAAGGAGAACCAGCATTCATACTCGGTCCGAACCAGACGGTCACCAAGGAGCAGGTTGTTTCGTTGATTGTCGAGGTGGTCCGCAAGGCTCTTGAGGTGACGGAGGGGACGCCGGTAGCGTGCTGTGCGAAGCTGAGCCACGCTCTCCTGTATGAGCGATTGTTGGACGCGACCATTGTGGCTCGCGGCGTCCGGTACAGGAGAGATGATGATTGCATACTGGTGATAAGGGGAATTGGAAGTGGCGAAAAAAGGCGTTCCGAAGCGAGACGGTAGTGGTCGAGGAGTGAGAGCCAACAGAGGACGTGGAGGCTGCTCCAAGACCAGGAAGACGGGACGAGGAAGAAGGAGGAAGTAGAGCATGAGTGGCGACAAGGTGGTTCGTCCGGCTCACACGCAGCTCGGTCTGCACACTCGGTGGCATGTCGAGCACTGGTCAAGAGCGGGAGAGCTGCTGCATCAGGAAGATGTTCACAACATCTTGCATGATGAAGGTGAGGCGTTGTTCTGCCAGATTCTCTCTGGCAATACGACCTTGCCGAGTACATTGTATCTGGGGCTGGATGACAGAGCCTCATTGACTGAGGCCGACACTATCACCAGCGTTACGACGGAGCCGACAGGGAACAACTATCTGCGGCTCCATGTCAAGGCGGCAGATGATTGGACCGTGCAGCAGGACGGCGGCACCTCCGATTACGAAATGGTCACCAAGGTGTGCACGTTCAATGCCTCCGGTGGTGACTGGCCTGGAGTTGACAACCTGTTCCTGACGACCGTGCAGTCGGATGACGGGACAGGATGGTTGATTGCCTCGGCTGCTCTGAGTACGACCAGGACGGTGACGGACGGTGACTACCTGAACGTCACCATGACCATCAGGTTGAGGGAATCCGCATAATAGCGGAGGTGAGTCATGGCCGTGGAAACGCATCTGTATCTTGTGCCTCTCGTTGAGATGGAGACAAGGTACTACGCGCACGTAGATGACCCCGAACCTGAGCCTGACGAGGTGGAGCAGAGTGACCAGTACAAACATCTGCTCTACGAACCAGATGGACAGTTCGACGGCGGGCCAGAAGGTGCCTGGACCTGGACCTCCTGGCCTGCCGACGACGACGCGAGGGTTGGAGCATCGTGGCGCTTTGTAAGGTTGACGTGCGATGGTAACGTACACACGGACATTATGTCGGACAAGGATATCATCTGCGTACTCTGAGGAGAAAGCCGCCCAGACTGCTCTTTCCATCAAGCAGTCCATCGCCAACTTTACCTTTGAGATGCAGAAGACCAACTCGTCCTCCATCACTGCCACCCTCACCAAGGTCTCCACGCTTGGTCTGCGCTTGGACGCAGACCTGGATAAGACCGCGAGCTTGGACCAGTTTGTGCGACTCCAGGTCAAGCATGACGTTGACAGGGTGAAGGCAGAGCAGTTGGCAGCGAAGGAAGCGGAGTTAGGTCCGTAAGAGCCGGATAGGGTTGAGCGATGGCGGTTGATAGGTCCAACATCACCGTTGACACCGACGCGCTGACTGTGGCCCTCGGCCTCGGCACCAGCTATGACTCTCTCTCCGACATGGACAAGGCGCGGGCCTTAGTCGGCCTGCTGGAGAAGCTACGGCTTGAACACAACGTCCGGGGCCAGATGGTCATCGACAAGAAGCTCTTGCTGGCCGAGTTTCGCGCGGAGCAACTGACCCGCTGGAATCCGCAGCTTGAGGTTGTCGGGCAGATGCTTGCCGCCGTGCGGAGGAGACTCCCGATAATAAAGCCCGATGCCGAGATTGAAGAAACATGGTATCGGATTCACAAGCCCGAGGTCTTGGCGTCTCTGGATGCGCAGGCGCTATCAGCGCTCGACAGTAACGATGTCATCGCGGGTACTTCCGACCTGACGAGCGCTCCTGACCCCTATCAAGATTTCGAGAACGACTACACCAAGGTGGACGGGGGAGACGACCTCTCCGCCTCTACCGACACGATTACCATCACAAGCATGGGGCAAACCGTTGATGACTACTTCCACCGAGACTTCGGCGTCGGGCACTTCACCGACTTTACGGGGGCGGCTGCACATGACCTCCGCACCCAGATAGACAACTACGATTACCTCAGTTCTGGTTCGCTGTACGCTGTGTCCAATGTTGTCGAGGACGTTTATTATTGGGACACGAACAACAGCCAGTGTATCCATCTCAACTGGCAGTCTGCGGCAGAGAGCAATGCGTACATGCGTATCCGAGAAGAAGAGGGAGCCGACAGCGATTCGTATACTGTTGGCGCGGGTGGTTTCGGCACAACCTATGACCACAAAATCGACAAGAACGGCACGACTATTACATGGAAACTCTATAGCGAGACAGACCCGCGCTTCACGAATCTACTGAATACTGCCAGCATTACGTTGGGCACCGACCGCAGCTATAGATACCATCTCGCCCCGATTAGCTACAACTCGGGCACATCGGGGCGCTCAATCTCTGGCGTCACCAAGTACCACGACCTGCACGACTCATTGGCAGGCTCCGTGGCTTGGGGTCACGATACGAGCGTGCTGGAGGAGAATACTGCCGACCTTTCGACTTGGAGTGGAACGGCTTCCATCGTCGGCTCTGGAGATGGAGAGTCAATCGCTCTGAGCAGCGGAGAATATGCAACGTCTCCTGTGGTGGACCTCGGGGCAGGAACGGCGCGAGTGAGGCTCAACAAGTACGGACACGGCATTGCTCCGAGCAGTGTGCAGTACAAGACAGGAACCACGGAAGCAAACTGCGAAGCGGACACGTGGCATAACGTGACGATGTGGGATGCTTTCAGCGGCACGTTCTCATGTGACGGATACGCTCAGGTGAAGGTAGCCTTCTAATGGCGAGCGAAGGACCACAAAGTCCGACCGCTTCAGCGGTAATCGCGGGGACGTGGACGAATCCGTCGTATGTCTACTCCTCCGGTGATAACTACGCCGAAGCGGACAACAATACGGACATCATGGCTGCCACAGGCTATGACTTCTCCGGCATCCCGGACGGCTCCGTCATCACTGGCATCGTGGTTAGCATCGAAGGATACGGCGAAGGAAACAATGCTGCTCGCCGTGACCTTGCCGTAGGACTTACCAAGGACGGTTCCACTCAGGCGGGTGACGAGTCCGCTACAGCCGACCTTGACACTTCTGACACTCCTCTCATTGACTTCGGCGCTGCCGACTCCCTCTGGAACACCACCTGGAACCTCAGTGACATCAAGGGCAATAGCAGCTTCGGTTGCCGTCTGCGGCCTGGAACACAGAGCGGCGCGAGCTACACGCGCTTTGTGGACCATGCGACCATCACCGTGTACTATGAGGCAGGGGCGCAGACGTATGAGGATGATGTCGTTGAGGAGGTCGGCTCGGAAGAGGTCGTCTCCGATACGCAGGCATCGTTCGAGAACAGGACCGAAGAGGTAGGGTCTTACGAGGCTACGTCCGACACGCAGTTCATGTCGAACAGCGTCACGGAGGAGGTTGGCGCTGCTATCATCGTCTCCGATTCGCTGACTTCTGTGTGGAGTGAGGATGTCACGGAAGAGGTCGGCGTCTACATCGGAGAGACCGATGATACGGGTGCCGGTGAGACATACGAGGATGACGTTGTAGTAGAGGTCGGTGTCCAGGCTGTGGCAGCAGCGTGGAAGGCTTTCTCAGACGATGTTGTAGTGGAAGTCGGTGTCGAGGAGCCGGGATTCGGCTGGCCGAAGCACTGGAACGAAGTCATCGACTCCTTTGACCGCGAGGACAGCAGTACTGTAGGAACGGCCAGTGATGGATTGCACACCTGGGACGAGGTGTGTGACGCCAATAGGATAAACATTTACAGCAACACTTTGGAAGCCGTGCAGACAGCAAGCTACTGGGCAACAGGTACGGTTAGGATTCACGAGCACCAGTCGGCAGGACACGGGCTTGATGTAGACTACCGGCACGGAGGCATTCTCGGCACTCCTGCCTACGACCCCTCCGATACGAGCCGCTTCGACTTCATGTCCAGGTGGGACGGAAATCGCACACAGAACAGCCTTCCTGATGTTGGCTACACTGCTCGTTTTGCGTATCAGAAGGGCGCCGGATTCGCTCTAATCAATGTGTATATTTACCGTGGCACTACGGAGTTGGATTCTGTTTCATCTCCTGGTGTCACAGTCACCACTGGCTCCGACAAGCTGGAGTTCAGGGTAAGAGGCACAAGCCTCACCGCGCTCTACAACGGAGAGGTTCTCCTTGACACCACGGATGCTACACACACGGAAGGCCAGACAGGAGTAGCTCTCGACAAGGGTTGGAACACGCGCCGAATGACGCTTGCTTCCTACTTCTTGGATGGGGTGCTGGAGCCGCAAGTCTCGGAGGTCGGTGTCGAAGTTTCCTGCACTGACCAGATGACTCCGGAGCGTCTCTACGTAGAAGTTGGTGTCCAGGCTCTCGCTTCAGACCCTGAGCCTACAGCGCTCATCTCCGTTGGGGTTGACACTCCTGCCTACGGCTGGCCTCCGCACTGGAATCAGGCCAGTGACGACTTCAACCGTAGTGGAGAACCGGGAACGATGAGCGATGGTCTCCACTCGTGGGATGAGGTCTACCACGGGAGCTATGTGTCTGTTGACGGCTCTCGGATTATCTTTGGCTACTCTGCAAGCATTACGGTATACGGCACAGTCCGCATTCACGAACACGTAGCAAATGGACACGGACTGGACAGAAGCTACAGGCAGGGGTGTGTCTGCTACCACAGCGGAACTGCTTACAAGACCAATCGGAACAGAATCATCGCTCGTGACCAGGGCGATGGAAATACTGACACGCCGGTAGGATACCATGTCGAGGTTCGGCAGGACCGCAGTACTGGCGATCCATACCTCACCGACATCGCCATAAAGCGGGGTGGAACCACACTCTCCAATGACGGCTCTAATAGGGATTGCAATAAGAACTGTGAGTTCCGGGTGTGGGGCACTAAGCTCCAAGCATTCTGGGACGGTGAGTTGATGACGCAGACCACTGATGCCACCTACTCTGAGGGATGCACCGGCATTGGAGGTAAGAATGGGACGTTCTCCGGTAGTAGCAAGGCCGACAACTACTACCTGGACGAGCTTCTCGAACCGATAGAGATGGAAGTCGGCGTCGAGGTCTCCGTCGCAGAGCATGGACCATACTCCGAGAACGTAGCCGTAGAGGTTGGAGTCGAAGTCGCCGCGAGTGACCCCGAACCTACGCTCCTCGTAGAGGTCGGTGTCTACACGGCCTGCTCCGATAGCTTCACCGAAGCCGGTGGAGCGATGGAAGAGGACCGTGTAGAGGAGGTGGGGGTTTACGTCACGGAGAGCGAGACGATATTCGTTGATGATGTCGTCCTCGACCTCGCGCTGGAGCCGGTCGTAGAGGAGGCGGGGGTAGAGATACTTGCGGCCTCAACGCTCTACGCTTCCGATGCGGTCACGGAAGAGGTTGGTGTTGCGGAGCTTGCTGAGGCGTGGAGAGCGCTCGCTGAGGATGTCACAGAGGAAGTTGGAGTTCACACGCACGGGTTCGGCTGGCCTCCTCATGCAAACGTCTGCACGGACGACTTCGACCGTGGAGATAGCGGTGCGGTAGGAAGCATGAGCGACGGCCTGCACACGTGGGAAGAAGACCCCGACGGAACCGGAGCCACGGACTTCGAGATTGACGACAACCGCCTGAAAATCATTGCCGGGTCTACAACCGAAAATGGTGTGATAAAGGTAAGAGAGCACGTTGTAGATGGTCACGGACTGGACACGGATTACTCGCAGAGAATCTGGGCTTCGCACCAAGGCCCGACAGGCATCCGTCGCCAGTACGTCCGCATTCACAATCGTCATCAGGTGACGGCGAGTGGGTATTACGCATACTACTACCTGTATCGGGGCACGTCCGGTTCAGCATACATGACTGAGTGTAAAATCTACAGGGGTGGCACCACGCTCGCCAGTGATGGCACCGACCGGAGTAACAGCAAGTATGCGGAGTTCAAGACGATAGGCTCCGGACTGCAACTGTACTGGGATGACGAGTTGGTGCTGGCTACGGAGGATGCGACCTACTCCGAAGGTGAGAGCCGTATTCAGGGTACCGTCAATGGGTGGGCAGGCTCGCTGCACCTGGACAACTACTCGCTGTCGTTCAAGTGGATTCACGAGGAGGTTGCCGAAGAGGTCGGCGTCCAGGCCATAGCGACCGTCTACACTCCTGCCGATGAGGTGGTGGAGGAGGTAGGGGTCTACGTAGAGTGCTCCGACCAGTTCACTGCTGGAGCCGGTGCATTTGAGGAGGATGTAGTCGAGGAAGTCGGTGTCGATATCATCGTCTCCGATTCTCTGGTGGCGACCGGCGCTGAGGATGTGGTCGAGGAGGTGGGGGTAGCGGTCATAGTCTCCGATACTGTTGTGGCGCCGGAGGCCGTGACTGAGGAAGTTGGTGTCGCGGTCCTCACGAGCGACACGGTAGCAGGGGTGGATGAGGCGACAGAGGAGGTCGGTGTCGCGGTCCTCGTGACATCGGTTCAGGCAGGAACAGCAGCAGCGACGGAAGAGGTCGGTGTCTACGTATTCACGGTGGACACGCTGGTAGGGACTAACTCGGAAGACCTCTTCGAGTACGTCGGCGTCCAGGTCATCGCAGCGAGCACGGCATGGATGACGCAGGACGTAGCGGAAGAGGTCGGTGTTGCTGTAGTAGGGGCCGCGAGCTTCGTTCTCACGGAGGACCGGACTGAAGAGGTCGGCGTTGCTGTACTGGTTGCGGACACGGCATACCGGTCCGAAGCGGTCACAGAGGAAGTCGGAGTCTACGTTGCAGCAAGCGACCAGCAGGCCGGGACAGCAGCAGGAACAGAGGAAGTTGGCGTCTACGTTGCTGCCTCCGATGCGTACACCGAAGTCGCGGTGGAGAACCGGACAGAGGAAGTTGGCGTTGCCGTCAGTACGACGGACACGCAGGCATCGACCGACAGCGCGACGGAAGAGGTGGGCGTTGAGGTAACGCTGACCAGCAGCTACGCGACGACGGATGCTGGTGTCGAGGAAGTCGGAGTATACGTAGCGGCGTGGGACTTCAGCGGTGTGCTGGAAGCTCGCGTCGAGGAAGTCGGAGTACAGGTACTCACCTCCGACACTCAGTATATGTCCTCCAGTGCGACAGAAGAGGCTGGAGCGTACGTTGCCACGTCTGACCAGCAGGCGATGGCGGGGAGCATCGTAGAGGAGGTCGGAGTCCAGGTCGTTGTCTGGTCGCTCCAGTATGGTACGGACGGAGCTGTTGAGGAAGTCGGCATTGATGTCCGTAGCTGGAGCAGGATGGGGGCAGAGTACCTGGAGAACCGTGTTGTTGCGGTTGGAGTGCTTGCAGTAGCGATTGATACCTCCTTCGTAGCTGAGAGCGGAGTGGAGGAGGTGGGGGTGTATGTGAGTGCGGCGTACACAAGTTATCGGCCACAGGTCGATATGGTCGATACGCTGATACTCACCGTGGACGAGAGAGACGGGGTCAGTGGAATGCCGCTGGCAGCGGACGTGGACCTGATTCTGCACATAGACGAGGTGGATTAAGGTGACTGACGTTCTGGTTGTCAAAGGTACGGACAAGACCATCAGGGCATTGGTGACGGACACGAGCAGTGTTGCCATCAACCTTACTGAGGCTCTGGTTAGGTTCATGGTGAAGAAGTCGGTCCACGATTCTGATGATGATGCCCTCATTACCAAAATCTCCTCCGTCGCTGTTCAGTGTGTTATCACCAGTCCTCTCGGAGGTTTGGTGGAGGCGTACCTTGTGCCGTCGGACACGGAGAGCATGGACGCAGGGATTTATTCGTTCGACTTTCGTGTCCAGCTAAGTAACACCAAGATTTACATCGTACCGACACCTGCCGGTACGATTGAGGTGAGGGACAGGATAACGAGAGCGTTCTCGTAAGGAGGCAGTATGCCGACAATTGATTCCAGTTTTGGCGGTCCTACGGCTAACAGCTACATCTCCCTGTCCAGCGCCAACAGCTACATGACGACCGTGCTGGATGTGGTAGCATGGTCGGAGGCGTCAGTAGACATGCAGGAGCGTGCTCTTCTTCAAGCTACTCGTGATATCGACACACTGCGCTTCAGAGGGACAAGATATTATCCTGCTCAGCGACTCAAGCTGCCGGTCCAGCTCGAAGGTGATCAGGCAGTCGCATCGCTCGTGAGCACGCTGACGGGTTATGAATACGTGAGGATGGAGAAAGCCGTCCAGGATGCAACATGTGAGCAGGCCTTGTACCTGCTTAGGATCGGAGGACGGCAAAGGCACTGGGAACTGCGGCAGCAGGGTGTCGTCAGCAAATCGGAAGGTATCGGACCGCTGAGCGAGTCGTATGCGTACTCTGGCGGCCGTCGTGTGTGCCACGAAGCGGTGACGCTACTCGGCGAATGGTTGGGAACTCCGAGACTGGTAAGGGGGTAACTGTGCCGAACAACAATAACGACGCACAGTTGAATCCGACCGGTAGGCCGCCGGAAGCTCGGATTCGCCATGCAGACGGAAAGTTGGAGGAGGTATCCGTGGTCTCGTGCGAAGGTCTCGGTGTTGTGACTCGTGTGCGCACAACGCTGAGGAACATCAAGATGTACGGGGGCACACTGCTTCTCACGGCTCTCGTCTTACTTCTCACCAACCTCGGCCTGACATGGAGGTGGAAGGCTGAAGCTCAGGAGCGCACTTCTGCCGTGCTTGAGCGGCTGAGAGAGCAGGTGCAGGAGAACGCGAGAGGGGTGGAGAGGACGGAAATACAAAGCGCATTGAAGCTGGAGGCTCTGTTGGACAAGGTGACCGTCCTTCAGACTCAGGTCCAGAAGCTCGATGACAAGATAGACGACAGAGGGCCGTAAGCATGGCTAAGAAGCGGAGACTTTCGCAAAAGCAGCTGGCTGCCATCTTCGCCAAAATCAAAGGACAGGGATCTGCTCGCAAGAAGTATCTGTCGAAGGCGGACCGGTACTCAATCTGGTACACCTTGGCGAACAAGAAGGCCAGGAAGCAGTCGCTCGGGACTGTTAAGCAGATCGGTGGCGGATACTGGTCGGCTCGCATCGGCGGCATGAAGCGCGGCAAGACCAAGCAGTTCCTGTCTGAGGCTGCTGCCATCCGGGCGGTGAACGAGCACTATGACGTCGCTCTGAAAAAGCAGCAGGCGAACGAGAAGAGGATTCGCAAGGAACGGGAAGCCAAGGCCAAGAAGGTCCGAACGCGAGCGAAGCCTCGAAGGAAGCCGAGAGCAAGCCGGAGTAGGAGGAAGTAGCATGGTGCGATTGAGGAGAGGGAGACAGATATCCGGAAGAGCCTCTGAACGGCCTGTTCCGAGGCGGCGCACGAGAGGTGGCATGACGAAAGGTCGGACCATCAGTCCGAGATACCGACGCACGTACGTGAAGGGAAAGCCGAAGCCGTTTGCAAAGGCGATGACCAGAGGCCGAAATCCGATACGAAGGCCGACCATGCGGAGAGCGCAGGCTCGGACAGGAAAGAGCCTGCTCGGACGCTACATCGGGAGGTACCTCGGAGTCCGGAGGCAGAGGCGAAGGTCGAGCGCCTTCGTAAGAATGACGTCAGGTCCAAACGCTGGTCGGATGGCATGGAGTGGTTGAACAATGGCTCTCTTGATGAACCTGAATGAACGGTTGTCGCACCGATGCTCAGTGACGGCTCCGGCAGGGAATGACCAGTACGGACAGCCGATAGACGGTACGACGACGAACAGCGTTTCCTGTTTCGCGTACGGCAACTCGAGACGCATGATAGGACGAGACGGGAGAGAGGTGCAGATCAACTACACTGTTCTGTTCCTGCCTACGGCCAGCGTCGATGAAGGCTACGAGGTGAACAACCTGTATGACAACTCCGGGAATCAAATCATCAAGAGCGCCAGAGTTGTTGACATTGCAAAGCATGCTCACTGGTCTGCGGGCATGCAGGTGATTCAGGCGTTCGTTACAAGGAGCTCATAGTATGCCAGTGCCGAAAGGAGAGAAGGCCAGAGTTGCTCGAGCCGCCAAGCGTGGATTTGGTTTGAGAGGCAAGCAGCGCAAATTGGTTGGCGTCATTCGGTGGGCAGCCGGAAGGAAATTCAGGAACGTGGAAGGTCATTTGAGAGGCAAGCCAGGAATTTACTCTCCTGGTGGGCTGACGCGTTTCCTGAAGGAGAAGTCCGGTACGTACCACGGTCCGAAGCGCCGAGCTGTCAAGAAGCGAAAGAGGCGAAGGAAGACATTGTGAGAGTGCTCCTCGCAGGGTTTGATGCTTTGGATTACCGGATCGTGAAGAAAGGCTTCATCCTTCCTGGATTTCAGACGTCGCCGTTGCATTCCCCGGTGCCGATATCCGGACCGGCGTGGACGTCGCTGAACACCGGTGACACGATGGAGAAGCACGGCGTTGAGGAGAATTTCGGCAGGAACGTGGAAGGCGAGAAGACCTACGAGACGACGGAGTCTGCGTACATGTGGGACTGGCTTGGAGATGCCGGTTACACGGTGAAGCTCGTCAACGTGCCGATTACGTGGCCAGCACGACCGGTGAACGGCGCGCACGTATGTGGGTTTCCAATCATCGAGAAGAAGCCGTGGTTCTATCCAGAAGGCCTGATGGAGGATGGCTACGAGTCGAGAAGGCAGTGGATGCGAGTGGCCGACATGATTTACTGGTACGGCGATGTCGATCCTTGGCCAGATCCGATGGGGTTCGAGAACGTCAAGCATCTGCCTCCGGAAGTACGGTTCAACATGGTCCGGCGTAGCTCCAGCATGATGATTGACTTTTTCCTCGGGTTGGAGAGAGCGGACCTGGAGTACATCCAGTTTTCGTTCCTGGACCGGTTAGGGCATGCTGCTCAAAAGCAGGATACGTGGTATCACTACTATGACCTCGTCCGTGAAATCGCTCTGAAGCTCCGCGTGGAGTTGCAGCCTGATGTAATGCTGGTGTTCGGCGACCATGGAATGCCGGACGGGGTGTCGCACAACAATCTGAGTTGCCTCGGTCTGAGCGGAGCAACTGCTGAAGTGACGGAGCCGGAGGTGATGGACCTGACGCCGACCGTGCTGGACTTGTTCGGCGTGAGGGGGGAGTGCGAAGGAAGTTCGGTGTTCGACAAGACGTCGTACAGGAAGCATGAGGAACGCGTCCACCAGCAAAGAGTGCTCACGACGCTCGGTTATTTTGAGTGAATTTGCCGTTGGGCGTGCCGCAGGGTGCGTTCTTAGGCGAAAAACGGCTGGTTGGCCGTGTTTGGCGGAGCAAAGGCTCCAGGAGGCCGTGGCAATGGTGGTGCAAAAGCAAGGGAACAGGTGGTATGTGCGGAGCCACAAGAAGGTTGGTGGCAAAAGGAAGAACCTCGGTAAGCGTAGCGGCTACGGCAGCAAGGCTGCTGCTGAGAAGCGGCTGAAGCAGATTCGGTTCTTCAAGTACAAGGGGAGCAGATGATGGCTAAGCTCAGCAGGAAACAGTTAGCTGCCATCTTTGCGAAAGCGAGAGCTACAGAGAAGCGCAGGTTTAAGGCCAACTACGACGTCCTCTCACAGGGAGGACGTGATGACAGCTCTGCCAGAGTGACGGCTCGGAAGCTGAGCAACGAAGCGGGCTTCCGTGGTGCTATTCGGTCGAAGGCTTGGCGCAACAGCAAGCAGAAGTTCTACTCATCGGAGGAGACAAAGAAGGGCAGAGCCGTGTACCTCCGGTGGTTGAGGATGCGTAAGCGCAAAAGGAAGTAGCAATGGCACGCCTTAGTCGGAAGCAGCTTGCTGCCATCTTTGCGAAGATGAGTGGTCGTGAGCGAGCGAAGTGGGGCAGGTCCGACGCTGCGACATTTGTACGGTCCATTCGGAAGCAAGTGCGCGGCGCCGGATGGAACATGCGAGTCGTGGGAGGACTGAAGGAGAAAGGAGCAGGACGTCGAAAAGACCTCGACCTGCTTCTGGAACCACGGCGAGTGGATGTGACGTTGCATGGTCTGGCTGAGCAGCTTGGATGGGAAGGCGGATACGCGGAGCACGGTGACAACTACACGGCCAAATTGCCAAATGGCCGGTACGTGGATTTGTGGCTGGACTGGGATAGTCCAGGAGGAAAGCGGATGGATAGCCACATCCGCCAACAGGAGCGCGTAAGGCTGAAACGCATCAAGGCTGAAGTCCAGAAACGTAGGAAGAAGTGATGGCCGTACGTACAGCAGACTGGGAAGCGATGCTCGCACAGTACTATCGAGAGTCCGCGCGTGCGCTCTTGAGTCAGGCACGCCATCTGCCTGCAGTAGCACGGCGAGAGCGAGCGCGCGGACTCTTGGTGGATATCCGGAAAATCCTTCGCAGGACTGACGGATACAGCAGGTGGTGGGCAGAGAAGGCAATTCCGGACTGGTATAGGACGCAGGACTTCGCAAGTATCCGGATGCTGAAGAAGGGCAAGCTGCTGGTCAACGCTCGTTTCGAGAAGGTCAACGAGTTGGCGGTCGAGCATCTGGTGAAGCGAGCACAGGATTACCTGACCGGAGCGACCGATGGTTTCAGGCACCACGTGTCCAGGCTCATGCTCAGGCCGAAGTTCTGGACCGAGGAGATGGGAGCAGAGATCGCCAAAGCCGAGATACAAGGCCTCAGTGCAGCGAAGCTTCAGGACCGCATCATCGACAGGCTGGTGGACAAGCTGGCGATGGGGAAGGTTATTGTCAAAGGCGATGATGGTCGGATGTACCAATTCGACCTTGACTACTACGCTGGCATGGTCGGCCACAACATGAGGCGCGAAGCGACCACGGTAGCGACGAAGATACGAGCGGGGCAGAACAACCATGACCTCATCGTGATTTCTCCGAATCCGAGCACGGTCGGTGACTTCTGTGATGCGTATCGAGGAAAGGTGTTCAGCCTGACCGGAGCAACGCCAGGGTTTCCGCTGGTGGAGAGGTTGCCGAACGGTGGTCCTCCATTTCATCCGTGGTGCAAGCACACGGCGTCTCCGTTCATCGCTCGGTTCTACACCGACGATGAGATTGAAGCCAGGAAAGGTGTGGATGAGACGTTCCTGACGAGGGAAGGTCGAGATGTCGGAGACATTGCGAAGCTCTGGAAGGAGGCCGCATAATGGCTCGGTTGAGCAGGAGGCAACTTGCTGCTATCTTCGCAAAAGCAGCAGCGGCTCAAAAGGGTCGGTTCAAAGGTTCCATGAAAGACGCTCATTTGAGAGCTAAGGCGGGCAAGTTCACAGGAGTATGGGACTCCAAGAAGAAGCGTGTTGTGAAAAAGAGTCCTTGGAGTAAGGACGTTCGGAAGGCGATGTTCAAGAAGGCAAGAGGGGAAGGTTGGAAAGGAGTTGCAGGAAATAGAGTCTACGGTTACAAGAACTACAAGGCTCCAACTCAGTCGGAAACTGAGAAGGGGGAGGCCGTTGCTGAGCGCTACATGCGGATGAGGAAGGTGAGTACTACAGCGAGGAAGTACGACAGCTTGTCGGAAATAAAGAAGAGGATACGGCACAGAAGGGGTATTCGACGGCGCAGAAGGAGAAAGTGACATGGCACGGTTGAGCAGAGCACAGCTTGCTGCTATCTTCGCAAAGGCGAGAGCAGGAGAGGGCAAGCCAGGAGGTCGGAAGAAGTGGAAGGAGTCGGCCTACAGCCACCTCAGCAACTGGTCGCCGATGACGCAGGCTCAGGCTCGGAAGAAAGGCATCTCGGCTGCTCAGTACAAGAAGGGAAAGGAGGTGGCATACCGCCTTCGTGACATCCGCTTCAAGAAGGCAGCGGCTGAGCAGCGCTACATTCGAGACCTGCGGAGAAAACGCCAGCGCGGTGAGTACGTGACTCGACCGAAGGACAAGAAGAAACGGCGGATGTGGGATACGGTCTTCGTGGAAGAGACCAAACGTCTGCCTCGGCGAGTGACGAGGCATCATTGGTCGTCGGCCAGACAGCAGCAAAGGAGAAAGTGACATGGCACGGTTGAGCAGAGCACAGCTTGCTGCTATCTTTGCGAAGGCAGGGAAGTCGGAAAAAAGGCGAGCGAGAGGATATCGTTCCAGGTATGTCTTCGGCAAGAGGGGAGCCACTCGCTCGGCAAAGCTCGCTAAGACGATGGCTCGCGTTGCTGTTGCCGAACAGCGACGGACGCGAAGGCCGGTTGCTGAAGGTTGGTTTGAGCGAGAAGGTAAGGCTGGCGGGTACGGCATGACCCCGAAGTCCAAGCCGAGCCGAGCCGAAGTCCAGAAGGCCGAAGCATTGTACTCGCGGTGGCGGCGCATGGCAAAGTCGAGCGGCAAGACCTACAGGTCTAAGAAGCGCCGTCGTCCTAAGTACGTGAATCCTCCGAAGAAGGGCGTCCGCCGGAAACAGTTTCCGTAGGGGGTAGCCATGTGGCAAATCATTGACGACAGGGGCCGAGCGGTTGCCGAGGTTTCCGACGATGGACGCCACATCACTGGAGCCAGTCCAGCCGCCGTTAGTTACATCAGTGACATCGTGACCGAGTACGGGGGCTACAGCAAGGCCAAGGTGGAGAACATCATGCTCAACCACCTGACCAGGATAAGCAGCCTCTCTGCTCAGAAGGTTGCTGGTGGATATACAAGTGCGAAGGCTCCGAGAAGGAAGAAGACGTAACGTGGGAAAGTCGCTGACCAAGAAGCAACTGGCATACCTGTTTGCCGTTATTTACAAGCGGCAAAAAGGAGCCCCTCGATCCGGAGGTCGTCCGGATGCGTCGGCGGCAGGCATCGGAGTCGAGACCTTCGATACAGGTGACGTGACATGTGAGGCCATCGGTAAGCAGATGGAAAGGCTCGTCAAGGGGTCCAGGAAGAAATGGACTCCTGAGTTGGTGAACGCCTCCGTCGATGTCGTCACTGTGCTCGGCACTCCGGACACACTCTACAGTGAGTTGAGGAGAAGAGAGACAGCTCTTCCTGTTATGACTCGGAACCTTGGAGGGGTATACTACGGCAGCAGCCACGAAATGGGTGGACAGAAGCGCATATACGTTAATGCTTCTGGATTTCAATTCGCACTTAGCCATCCGAAAGGGAGCGCGGACTACAAGTTCGGCATGAATCTGTCCGAGGGCACGTACAACCACGAGCTTGGACATGGCATCTGGTATACGATGGAGGAGCTTCACTGGAACGTGCCGAGGGAAGGCACCTTGGAAGCTCTCCAATGGTCGGATGCTGGCAGAAGGAAGGCCGTCGATGCTTGGAGAAATGTGGTCGAGGCTAATCACGACCATAGGCTGTTTGCGGGTAGCCGAGGGAATGACCGGTGGAGAATCTCACTGTACTCGCTGACGAATAATAGGGAGCACTTCGCCGAAGCCTTCAAGATGTACAACATGCGTAAAGGGGAGTTGAAGGAGAAAGCTCCTCCGCTTTACACAGCCATAGATAGGTTCCACAGAGCGGTGCTGGCAGCGAGTCCGTCGAGGGAGGCTGCAAGAAGTCGGCGTAGGAGGAGGAAGTGATGAGGACGAGAGTCCGCAGGTTTCTGCGCGAGTTGATGGCGCTGCCTGAAGTGCCTGTCCTGACTGGAGGTAGTAAGAAAGGCGTGCACTGGACCGAGGTCAAGCGCGTGAAGAAGGGGAGTTCCGGCTACAAGAAGGCTCTTCTCAATTCGGTGATTGAGGAGTTCTTCCTGAGCGAGCGAGAGCTTGACGAAGTCAAGGACGTGATTGCGGGACGTTGATGGCTAAGCTCACCAAGAAGCAACTGGCATACCTGTTCGCCGTTGTGTACAAACGGCAAAGAGGAGCAGGCCGTCGAGGAAGGGTCGATGCGAAGGTGCTCAAGGCTCGCATCGATGCTCCAGATACGATGGCCCACCTTACGAAGGGGCAGGTGGCAGAGGAGGTTAGAGGACAGCTCCGGAGAGTGGAGAAGACGTGGGGCAAGGTGCTCATCGATAGGGCCGTTCGGCATGTAATTGTCTGTGACAACGAGATGGAGCTTAAGAGAAGGCTCAAAGAGGACGCTCCTTGGCAGACAGGCACGCAGAAGCTTCGGAACCTTATAGGGCTTTGTCGCCTTGATACCATTTATATGAATGGGGCGTCTCTCGAGGCAGAGGCAGAGTTCAAAGATAGGTTGAGCAGATGCAGTAGGTCGGACCCCGGAGGAGCTTGGCTGTATCTTGATGCAAGAGCAAAAGAGGCTCGTGCGAAGTTCTCCGGATGCTTTGACCATGAGGTTGGTCATGCCGTGGCAAACACGATGACCGACTTGCGGCTCCCCCGCACGGTCCTGTCTGCATACAAGAAGGTGGCCGAGGAAAGTTCGAGGCATTACAATGGCATGCTTTTGGCCGAGAAGCTATCACGGGAGGGCAGGAGCGATGTCGTATGGCAGGATGGTGTAGGTTGGAACGCGTCGGACGTCCGGAAGACGATAAGTAGCTACTCTCTGAAGAGCACGAGCGAGCATCAGGCCGAGGCTATCGAGGCTTATGTACACGAAAGAGCCACATTGAGGAAGAAGGCTCCGGCGTTGTGCGACGCGCTGGATGGCCTAACGAGGGAGACTCGGAAGATTCGGCGTCCGTGGTGGAAGCTTCCTAATGGCTAAGATCACCATGAAAGTCGAGGGCGTCAAGGAGCTAATCGTCACCTTCAAGCAGTTGAAGGAGGCGCTGGTCGAGCAGACCGTCCAAACGATGGCCGACGTCGTCGCGCACGCATCGGAGCGGGCCGTGGCCAACGCTCCGATTCTGTCCGCCATGCTAAGGAGCGAAATCTACGGTGAGGTCGAAGGTCAGCAGATCACGGAGAGGATGGGACCAACACCTTCGGCGATCACAGCGGACGTGACGAATCCGCGAGGTGTGCTTCCTCTGGCCGTAACGTTTGCGAGAGCGGAGCAGGAGTGGCTGAGGACGAGCAGGCTGATTTCGAAGAGGGTGAATACGGCTGTAGGAGGCATGCTGCGTAAGCACAGACTGAAAGGCTTCATCGCAGACAACGTGGAATATGCGCGATTCATGCATGAGGGGACATATAACCTTGGACCTATCTCCTCACAGCAGCCTCCTACTCCAGAAGGAGGAGTGGGGAATAGGTACATCTCCAGGTGCGTGATGTTCCACCTGGACAAGTACAAGAAGGCATTCTCTGAGGTGCCGACACTGGCGGCGATGGCTGCGATGACCAGAGTGCTATCGATGTTGACGCCGAGTGTGGCGAGACGCGTGGAGAGGGAGCTTCGGAAGGAAGCTATGAGGAGATCGAGGCGTGGCAGCTAAGAACGACAGAAAGGCGTTCGAGAAAGGACTCAGGCTTGGCAGGCTGCTCAGGAAGGCAGGCCTGACCAAGAAGAAACGTCGGAGAAACAAGCGCGGCAGGGGGAAGAGGAAGGATAGTTACAAGTCCGATCCGCATTCACTCAATCCGCATCCGGAGAGCGGGGATGATGGCTGGTGAGGAATTGCTATGGCAAAGCTCCAGCGGTACTCGAAGCGAGAACTCAAAATCCTCCGAGCGATAGGGAAGAGGCACGAGGATGCCAGGAAGAAAGCTGACGAAAAAGCAACTCGCGTTCCTGTTCGCAACCGTCTACGCGAAAAAAGGCGGAAAAGGACAGCGGCGACGAAAAGGCCTCGCCGATCCTGACGCATGGAAGACCTCGTGGGAGGAATACGCTGCTCGGAAGAAGGTAGACCTCAGCGACAGGAGTGACGAAGGTCGTCGCAAAGAACGTGAAGCCAAGATCGCGTGGGAGCTTTCCGTGGCGGGGGCCATGAGCAGAGGCGAGATTCCTCTGGAGTATTCGGCTTGGAATAGCTCTTGGACATTCAAATCGTGGAGCGCCGAGTCTCACAGGTATAGAGAGTTTGGATACGAGACAAGCTCCAACGGCTTCTGGGAACCTTTGAACGAAGGTTCGACTCTGTACCATGTAACGACAGCGGCTTCTTCTGTAGAGAAGGAAGGACTGAAGTCCAGAAGAGACCGAGGAGCGGAAAAGGGCGTTGGTCTTGGAGGTGGCAGCGGTTACGGTATCAGCTTCACCGGAAGTGCGGAGTGCGCAGCCACAGCTCAGAAAGCCATCAAGGAGGCTGCATCGGTAATGCGAGGAGATGTATCCTTTGCGGAACTGAGGAAAGCGGCAGAACAAGGAAAGGGAGCGGACGAGCCGTGGGACAAACGATGGATAACCTGGATCGCCAACGAAGGCCTGACACTCGACAAGATTCAGAAGGGCATCGTCAGAGAATACGAGAGCGGAAAGGGGATTGTTGAAAGGAAAGGAACGCCGAGTGAGGTCGCGAGCTTCAAGGTTCGAGCGTTCTCTCGGTGGTTGCAGTACAGATACGAGGCAGGAGGGCCGTTCGATCCGTATATCGTCGATATAGATGGGAGGGCTTTGGCGAAGGTGCGCGATAGTGACATTGCTGTTCTCGAGTACACGCCGAAGCCGGGAACGTTTGCGAGGCATACTGCGAAAGGAGTTGGAGCGCTTGACGAGTGGGTAGTGTATGACATGAGTACATTGGAGTCGAAGGGCAGAAGCAGGACCGTCTCTGAGAGGCAGCCGAGGTTTCCTCAAATGAGGCATAAGTACTCAAACCCCTGGAAGGTTGATTGAAGACGAGGAGAGCGCGGTAATGGTAACGATTGAACGAGCAATGCCGAAAAAGAAGAAAGGTCCGTTGAGCAACCTGCTCATCGCATTCTACACGGAGGGCCTTCCTTTCAACGGCGAGACCATGATGAAGGAGTCGCTCGGTGGCAGCGAAACGGCTCTAACATCCGTCGCCAAGGAGCTGGTGAAGCGCGGTCATGATGTGAAGGTGTTCTGCAAGTGTGGCAGCAAAGGCGAGGGGACATTCGACGGTGTCGACTACGTCGACTGCTCGAAGTTCCGTCAGGTCAGTATGATGTTCGAGTGGGACGCCTTGATCGTCTCACGATTTGCTCAGGCTCTCGGCAGCAGGACGAAGGCGAAGCTCAATATCCTGTGGTGTCATGACATCCTGGTAGAGCGGTCGACGTTTGCGGGGATGCTGTGGCAGACGGAGGACGTCTGGCTTCTGAGCCAGTACCATAAGAACCAGTACCTGGAACAGTTCGATGACGGGGTGGAGAGAGAAGCATTCGACAAGCTCTCACACCTGACCACGAACGGCGTAGACCTGGAATTGGTGGACGGGGCCAGATTGTCCACAGAACCGCACAGTGACCACGGCAATGGCGTTAGTGAGGAGGAAGGAGCGTCCACCGCGCTTCGTTCCAACCGACTTATCTACACCAGCCGCCCTGAGAGGGGCCTATTGGTCTTGCTGCGAGACATCTGGCCTCGTCTGCTTCAGTTCGATCCGGACCTGGAATTGGCGGTCTGCTGGTACGACTACCAGAACATGCCGTTGCCGGAGGACGTGAAGGGCATCCACCAGATGTGCGATGTGCTTATCCAGCAGTCGCCAAACGTGACGAAGCTCGGCTCCTTGTCGAAGCCGGACTTGTACCGCGAAATGCAGAAGGCGGACTTGTGGTTGTATCCGACGGCATTTCCGGAAATCAGCTGCATAGGGGCATTGGAGGCGATGGCATGCGGTCTGGTGCCGATTACCACGGCGGACTTCGCTTTGAACGAGACTGTCGGCGAAGGATGCGGCGTCCTCATCGAGGGAGACCACGAGAGCATCGAGTATCAGGACGAATTCGTGTTCCAGACCAGCAGGCTCCTCCTGGATGAGGACGAACGCGAGCGGATGGCTCGGCGAGGTCGTTTGTACGTCGAAGAGCACTACCAGTGGAGTCAGGTGGCCGAACAGTGGGAGCAACGCATCCAGCATTTGTTCACGGAGCGGATGGAGCAGAACAAGCCGCAGGTGCTGGAGAGCCTCTTCCGCTACGCCGACGTCATGGCCGCGAAGGAGTTTGCGACAAGGCACGGCTTGGAAGAAGGAGTCGAGAGGGCCAACAAGATTCTCGAGTCCGCAGAGAAGCCGGAAGAGGAGCCAGGAGACTTGGTAAACCTCGATCCGGAGAACCATACGTGGGGCCTGACCGAACGATTCCAGCGGTGCCTGAAAATCATCGTGGAGAAGGAGCCTAAGACCTTCCTGGACATCGGATGTCACTGCGGCACGATGACTGTAGCCGTAAGTAATGCGGCTCCGGAGTGCAAGGTGACAGGGATGGACTTCACACAGGCTTACATCGACTGGTGCGCTGTTCACCTGAGCAAGGTCGGTCTGTATCCGGAGAACGTGGAGTTCACGCTAAATCGGCTGGAAAATTTGGTCGAGGAGGAGGGCCAAGAGCACAAGTATGACGTCATCTTCGCCGGTGAATGGTTGGAGCATGTGGTCGATACCGCAGGAGCGCTGAGGCGAATCCAGCGGCTCTGCAAGGTCGGCGGTACGGTTGTCCTGACGCTGCCGAACGGACCGTGGGCACACTTCGATCTGAGTAAGTACGTTTACAATAACGGAGGTCATGTCCACTACTTTGACATGCAGGACATCCAGGACTTGTTCGGGATGCAACCGGACCTGACCGTGGAGTTCCAACAGGACCATGTGACTCCGAAAGGCGACCTCGTCGGCAACTGGATTATCAGCTGGACGAACAACGGGAAGCCGTGCGGCCTTCCGGATTACGACCGGAAGTTCCTCATGCAGGTGCCGTACCAGTCGCTGAGTTGCTGCATGATTGCCAAGAACGAAGCGGAGAACATGTTGAGGTGCCTGCGGTCGGTGAGAGGGATTGCCGACGAAATCATCGTCTGCGACACCGGCAGCTTCGATGGCACGCAGGCTATTGCGGCATCGATGGGAGCCAAGGTGTTCCAGATTCCGTGGAATGACTCGTTCGGTGATGCGAGGAACAGGAGCATCGAAGAGGCGGAGGGTGATTGGATACTGTGGATCGATGCGGACGAGGTTTTGCTTTGGCCGGACCGGTTGAAGAAATACCTGCGAAGCAAGATGTTCCACGGGTTTGTCATTCGGCAGAATCACCTGACGCTCGACATGCCAGACGTGAAGCCGGACCGTCCATGCCGTGTGTTCAGGAATCACCGAGGCTACAAGTTCACTGGCCACATCCACGAGCACATCGAGGATGTAAATAGGGGACCGTTTGACCAGCCTGTGCGTCCTGCTGTGGTGTTGCCGGATGTGGATATCGCACACTTTGGTTACATCACGGAGGACATGAGGCGAGGGAAGTGCTCGGAGCGGAACCTCCGGTTGTTGTTGAGAGACCGAGCCGAGCATCCGGAGCGGCGTCTGACGCTTGTGCTGCTCCAGCGTGACTACATCAACATCACGAACTGGGAGTTGCAGAAGAACGGATTCAAACCTACGGAGCGGATAGCTCAGTGGTTGCTCATGATTGGACGGATTCACAGGGAGAATTTCACCGACCGTCAAGATGTGTACCACGAGCTAAGCTACACGCTGTATCAGCAGTCGTTGAGCATTCTTGGAAGGTTGGGTGTGTGCCTGCCTGAAACTGGCATGCCTCCGTTCGAGGTTGCTCTTGGTCTTGGTGGTTCAGTTGCAGGATTTGAGAGCGAGTTGGTCAATCCGGACCGGCGCTGGTACTCGACCAGGGAGGAATTCCTGGAGTTCATGGAATACAAAGGTTTGCAACTGGTGGACGGAATGGGAGTCAAAGAGTGCCGCGAGGCCGAATCCGAGGATGCAGAGGAGCCGTTAAGTGCTCAGGCTTCTGAATGACGTCGCGACCTATGTGAACACTCAATGCGGGGCTGGTGATTGGACGCAGGTGTTCATCGGCAATATGCCGGATACGCCAGTCGCATGCGTTGCGGTGTATCCAGCGGAATCACCCGTTCTGAGCGGTGAGGTCGTCCAGAGAGTGGGGTTCCGCTTGGTGTTACGAGGCGCTCCGCATGCGTATCCGGCAACTCTCCGGAGGGTCGAGCTTGTATACGAAGCTCTGGAGAACAAGTGGAATCAGCTGCCGAACGTGATAGGCAGGATCGCGCCTCAGCATAGAGTAGGGGAGCCGTTCCGCGACTCGAACGGCAATCTTAACTGGTCGCTGGCGTTCATGTGCACAACGTACGTGAGCACAATTTGAGAGGAGGTTACTAACAGGCTCTTAGCTGACTCGGTGAAGCGCGGTGGTTCTGTAGTCTGGAGAAAAAAGAGCAATGCCTGGGTACGACAATACTGTCAAAGACCAGGAGGTCTCGCTTGGCATTGAGCGGTTTTTGATCGCGCCGTACGGGACAACCTGGACCGCAACTCGCGTGAACATGGACAGTGTGCCTTCTGGTTTCACTGACCTCGGAGCCGTGGTGGAGGATTCGCCTACCATCTCGGTCACGCGAGAGAAGTTTCAGTTGAGGACGGGGATTCCGAGCGTAATTCAGTATGAGGCCATCGTCGGTCTCGGCGCTCAGGTTGCATTCGCTTTGCATAGCATGGATGCTCGAAGAGTCAGCAAGGCTCTCGGTTCCGTTGAGGCCGTGAACGTGCTGAGGGATGCCATCGGTACTGATGCCACGACCATTGCGTCAGTAACGAATGCCAGCGTCATTACGCTGGAAGGCTCTCCTGGTACGGCTCTCAAGCTCGGCGCTCGTATTCTGACGGCAGCGAGCAGCAGCGCGGCGTTCCAGGGAACGAACGAAAGCTATGTGTCGAGCATCAGCGGTCTGGACCTTGCCGTGACTCCGGCATTTGCGAGTACGCCGACTGCTGGCGACTACGTTGCGGAGGTCGGTGGAATCAGGATCGCCATCGGGACGGTGAAGCGTCTGGAGTATCACGTCCTTGGAGTTGCCGACTTCATCGACGGTGTGCAGGTCGTGCACGACTTCCAGCGCGTGATGCCTGCTGGAGACTGGCAGGAGACGATCCAGCCGGGAGCGAACACGCAAACGCCTCTGGCATTCGATGCTCGTGGCTACATCTCCAGTATCTATACTGGAGACAAGCAGCTCATCGTTGCCGAGCGTTGGATGTTCCCGTCCATCGGCTCTGTGTGACATTGAATTAGGCTGCTTCTCCAGGAGGTGCAGTACCGGCCTCCTGGAGGAGTGCCGAAGCGCGGAGGATTACAGCCGTGGCTCATTGTGTTGACGTGCCTGACTTCGAAGAGGAGCGCAAACCCTTCATGACTGACCAGGAGATGGAGGACGCTTTACTCTTTCCTGATGTGCATGCGACGACCATCGACTTCTGGGGGACGACGCTCAGCGTGCGTGCTTTGCCTATCAAGCATGCGAAAAAGCTGCGAGCCATCCTCCGGCCTATCGCGTCGAAGGTTCAGCAGAACCTAACAGCGGCGGCCCCAGGCGGCGGAGACGCCGTTGTTCAGGTCGAAGCCGAGGCTCTGACCAATCAGACGGCGGAGGCCTTGGACGAGGCTACTACCGAGGCCCTCATGAATGCTGCCGCCATGTTGTGCGCTGACTTCTACAAGCCGAAAGAAGATCTGGAGACGGCGGCTCAGTACAAGGAGCAGATGGAGAACGAGGTCGCCTTTGGGGAGGTTTACTGCCTTCTGCACACGCAACAGAAAGTGCAAGGTGAGGCGGATTTTTTCTTCAGAGAATTGCGGGCCGTTTTGAAGATGCTCGATCTCGTGAGAGCGGTAACGAAGCACTTCCAAGCTTTGCAGCCTACGGCAGTTATTGCGAGGCTTGGGGCATCGGATTTGACGAGCTAATCAGCACGCATACTGATGGCCAGTTGGCGTTGCTGGCCATCGGTTCTCGCATCAGAACGGAGAGGATGGAGCGCGAGATACAGAGAGGCCGAGGCAGGACTCGTGCGGGCGAAGGACCGATTCGTCCGCGCAAGCCGTTTAAGCAGATGACCAGTGGCGAGTATCTCGCATATCTAAGTTCTCACGGTCTGTAAGAGAGGGTGAGATGACGGTTAATGTCGGTGGTATCCTCTTTGATATTCAGGCTGAGTTACGAGACGCTCTTCAGGGCATCGACGTATTGGTGACCAAGCTTGGCGCCATAGAGGATGCGGCCAAAAAGACTAAGGACGAAGTCGAGAACCTTGGTAGCTCCACGACGATGTTGGAGAGGACTGTTGGAGCGCTGGCGTTCGCTCTTGGAGGCCTCGGCCTGGGATCGCTGGCCAAATTCTCTGCTGAATACGCTGCCAGAGTGGAGACGCTTGGCATCGTTCTGGAGAATGTCGGCAAGAACGCAGGCTATTCGCAAGAGCAAATCCACTCTCTGGAAAACGGGATCAAGTCTCTCGGTATCACGACCGAGGTTGCTCGAACGTCGATGGCTCAAATGATTCAAGCCGAGCTTGACCTCACGAAGGCCGTTGAGCTGGCGAGAGGGGCACAGGACGCTGCGGTTATTTCTGGCATGGATTCATCGGCGACCTTCGAGCGGTTGCAGTACGCCATCTCGAATCTGGATACGATGTCGTTGCGGTACATGGGCGTTCTTGTGAGTCTGGCGCAGGCTGAGGAGAAGTACGCAGCGGCGAACAACAAGACAGTGAAGAGCCTGACTATCCGTGAGCGCCAGGAAGCATTGATGGCGGAGGTGCTCCGGAAGCTCACACTGTTGCAGGGAACGTACGAGTCCGCGATGGAGACTGCTGGTAAGCAAATGACCTCGATGGTTCGTTTGTGGAACGAAGCGTACAACGAGTTGGGCAAGCAGTTCCAGCCTATCTTGCGTGCTCACATCAAGCTCATCTCTGACTTGCTGAAGATATACGCTGAGACAACTGATACCACCAAGATTCTGACAGCCGCTACGGTGGCCTTCGGGGCGGCTCTTCTTTCGCTCATTGGCGTGGCGAAGACATTGACCGTGGTGCTCGGAGCATTAGGGGTATCGATGAAACTTCTTGGTGCTGCAACGCCTGCACTGACAGCTCTGACCTTGGTTATTGCCGGTCTTGCAGCTGCCTATGTAGCTTTGAGCGCGGCCCAGGAAAAGGCGGCTGTCCGTTACAAAGAGTTGGAGCTTGATGCTCGAACATCGGCTTATGAGGCGAAACAACTGTCGAAGTTGACGGAAGAATTCGAAGCTCTGGCCCGGAAACAGGATCGAACCTCTGAAGAGCAAGATCGGTACAACGAGCTTATCGGTAAGCTCGCGGCTCTCGAACCAAGACTGCTTAAGATTCTGAAGGATAAGAACCTGGCTCTTGAGGATCAGTTGCGGTTGCTTCAGGGCATTACTGGTGAGAAGGAGCGGCAGGCACAACTTGATGCTGAGGAGGCGGACGAGGCGAGGGTGGAAAGGCTGGTCAGTCTTCAGAACGAGAGAGAGCGGATTCGGAGTACACTCGAAGGTACAGGAACGACTGGAGTCTACAAAGGCCGTGGCGCTCTCAACTTCATGTCCTGGAGGGAGGTCACCGGAGGAGCTGCTTTTCCGATGGAGTTGGAGGAGTTTCTCGCAAAAGCAAGAGAGCTAAACGTAGAGCCTACCCGAAGTGCGAGGACTCGGTACAATGACTTGATAGAGAGGTGGCGGAGCGTACAGGCCGAGATCGACAGCATCATAGGAGACGTAACCTCAGAAGAGGATCGGCTCAGGCAGGTCCGCGAAACCGAGCTTCAGGATTACATCGCCAGGGTCCGCATCGAAGGCCGTGAGATTATCGAAGAGATGGCTCGCATCAAGAAGGACAAGCTCGACCTGCTTCGCCTGGAGTTGAAAGAACGCCTCGACGCGATGGACAGCGAGTTCAACGAGATGAGGCAGAAAGAGGGGTGGATGGATGCCGAGCTTGAGGAGCTAACTCGGAAGCACGAAGAGCGAAAGCAAACCATGCGGGAGCTGTACGGTAAGAGGGAAATCGAGCTTATCGATTCCATCAACCGCGAAGTCCGCGACCGTATCATGGAGGTCACCAAGGAGAAGCTGGCTCTCTACCGCGAGGACTTAACAGCTCAAGATAACGCATTAGATGAAGCGAAGCGCATTTGGGACGAGTGGCAGCGGATGACGGAGAACATCCAGTCGTTCCTGCGGAGAGAGCAGCTTAGCCTCATAGGAGAGGACCAGCCTGGACGAGCGGGCGTGATGAGGCAGTTTGACATCTACGCCGAAGCTCTGAAGGATTACGCTCGGACCGTGGAGGACGTGAATGACGTCCTCGCCATGTTCCAGCAAACGCAGGACGCAGCCCTGAAGAGCAGCCAGCGGCGCGTTGTAGACCTCCAGCGTGACATGAAGGATTTGGAGTACGACTGGCGGCAGGTCCGGAAGAACATGCCGGAGCAGTATAACGAGCGTTGGAGGCGAATAGCCGAAGATGAGACCCTGTCGGCGAAAGAGCGGTATGAGCTTCAGCGCGATCTCGTTATAGAGTTTCGGCGTGAGCGCGACGAGCGTGTCAGGAGTTACCGAGAGACGAAACAGCATCTGGAGGACCAGATAGCCGACGAGCAGGCCGCCCAGGAGGAGATGGCTCGGACGGCTACGCAGATGTTTGAGTTGACGCAGCAGCGTGCCAGGGAGCTTGCTGAGCAACAGCTTGTAGACAATCAAGCTGTTGAGGAGAGCCTTCTCCAGCATGTCACGCTTGAGCAGGAAAAGCTTGAGATACTGAAAGCAGAGTCCGCAGAACTCGATGAGCAGGGCAGGCTGTACTCGCAACTCCTTACCATTATCCAGAGCACCGAAGTTGCTTTGGCAGCAGCGAAAGGAGCGGAGGGAGCGTTCGATGTCGGAGCTGTCGGTCCGGCAGCCGTGTTCCTCGAAGCAGCAAGTCTGGCTCAGTCTGCTTTTATCGACACGCTCCAATCTCGTTTGACGAAAGGTCAGGAGTTAATGGCCAAGCTGGTCGGGAACACGACAGACATGATGGCTATGTTCGTCGGTGACATCGACGTGAGGATCGAGATGGTGGAAGCAGGCCTGGCTCGGTTGGAGGCCATCGAAAGCGCACGTGCTCGCCGGACCTCTGGTAAGAAGGCGGCGCAGGGAGTATCGTAATGACAGAGCCTGATTCTTATGAAGGCGATCTGTATGCGTGGTACAAGGAGCAGTGGCTCGGCGATAGAGTTCTGTCCTTGAGATCGTATCCGGAGAGCTTAACGAGCACAGAGGAGCCGTTGCTGTGGGCTCCGTTTCCTCTTGTGACGCGCAACTCTCCGAACATCGTCTGGCGGGTAACGTTGAAGGTGTGGAAGGCATCGTTGGCTCCGGTCAACCTGCTTGGAGCCATCGATAGCTACTACGGACTGTTCTTCGCGGGCAAAAGCTCTTTGATTGTTTGCTATTCGGAGGTAAGCACCAATGTAGCACGGCGGTATCCATACACGATGCTGAAGAACATCAATCCGGGAGCGTACGACGACGTAAGTAGAAACTACTTTGACGACGCTCTGACCTTCGAGTTTACATCGGTCGGCACGCCGACGACCGTGTGGGGAACGGTGTAGAGCATGACTGACGCGTCTACCATAATCGCTTTGTGTGTAGCCACGACTCCGGTTGATCTGAGGGCAAATCAGGTCGAGTTGGAGGAGTTGAACGTCTCGTACGACCGCTATCGGACGCTCAGCTTCCTCCAGCGGGTGACGCATACGAATCCATCGTACTACAACCAGCAGGCTGTGCGGCTGGACATGTACGGGAAAGTTCGGTTTCGTGGCAAGATTAAGACGGTCGAACATGTTGGCTCTCCTGAGAGTGAGCTTGTCCGGTACGTGGCTTACGGGGCGAGAGAGCAGGCTGCCGAGGTCAACGTCCTGGATGATAATGGCTCGCCGCGAGTGGTGTTCAACGCGCCGTATGAGGATGAGGAATTCGCCTTCGCTCGGCAAAACTGGAGCGTAGGGCAGATGATCCAGTGGTTGTTCGAGCAGCACCGAACCGAGTTGAACAGCAAAGGCGTCATCGACACGGCCAGCGCAACGCTGTCGAATTCATACGGGTATGCTCCGGTCGAAGTCTCTTCGATGAGTTGGAAACCGGATAAGGTCGTGCTGTCGGCCATGACGTTCGATCAAGCTCTGACTAACCTGATGAAGATATCTCCTGGCTATGCATACATCTATGACCCTCACAACCAGATCTTCCGCTTCCGCAAGGTCAACTCGCTTTCAACCACGGTCATCACGTACAACAACTCCATCGACGTGGTGAAGAACGTCTCCTTGAACCCCGACACGACCGACCGCTATACAGCTATGCGCATCGTCGGAGCAAAGCAGCCGAAGTCGCTGTCCATCTTTGAGAGCACCGGTGACCTGACACGGCTGTGGGATTCGAGCCTTGAGGCGACCTGGAGTCTTCCGAAGGCCTGGGGAGGAGCGCACACAGGCTCTGGTACGATAACCACAGGTACGGCAAGCATGGTGGTGGATTCGTCTCAGACCTGGGCGGTCAATAAGTGGAAGGATGGTCTGCTGACCATCGTGTCGACCGGCACCTTCTCGAACGTCAAGAGCTACCGCATCATCACGAGAAGCACCACGACCGGAGTGTACATCGAACCTAACTGGATGGTAGTGCCGCAGGCTGGGGCGGCGTACAAGATAAGCTCGGCGGTATCGCCATACCGGTATGTTTATAGTAGGTGGCAGGTCACATCGCCTGCGTACAGGCACATCGCCAAGGAGATGACGTACGGAGGGAGTTGGATACTCGGTGGACTGGTGTACGAGATAGCCAGGACCAGAGGACCGCGCCTGTGGAGAAAGGTCATAGGCAGTGTGGGATCGAACACACTCAGTACATGGATGCCGGTGCCTGCGGACTTCTTCTGGCGGTCCGGCGTCATGCTGTCTCGGCTTCCAGTGTGGCAGGGAACCAAGCTGAGCACCTTCACGCCAGGAACGTCGTCTCCTGCGGTTGACGTGCGTCTCGATTATGCGTACTTGTCCGATCCGACGTCGGTGAGGTATCCGACCAGCGGCTTCACAGGGACGGCGTACGGCACCTTCGGCATCGAGCGCGAGCTGGTAATCTACGATGAGGAGTTTCAGGACGAGACGCAGGTGGACCGGTACATGGAGATGGCTACCAACCTGCTCGATGCGTACAAGGACGTATTGTATGACGGCCACGTACAGCAGGCTCAGAAATTCAACGTGGCATTCAGCAACCTCGGTCTGCGAGTGAACATCGCGGCTCAGACGGGAGCAGGCAGTCCTATCACGACCGGCTTCGAGAACATCGGAGCTATGGTGACGGAGGCCTCATACAACTTCCAGGGCCACTCCACCAAGCTGACGCTCACGACGGGACTCGAGTTCACGTTCGATGAGGTCAAGCGGATGTTCTCGGATGAGACGAAGGTGCAGTGGCGGCGAGGTCTGCGATTGGATGATGCGAGCGTGTTCCCTCCGGACCTGCAAGTCTGCTCCGATACGTGTGGCGAGACCAGCCCTCCATGCGAGAATCCTCCATGCGGTGAGGACCACCTTTGCGGCTCAGGACATCCGTGCTCTTCGGAGCATGTCTGCGGCGATGAGGTGACGCCGTGCGTGGAGGGGGATAACATGACGCCTGATCCTCCGGACGATGGCAGCGACGAAGTCTGTGGTGACGAGCAGGTGTGTCCGATGGGTCAGGTGTGCGACGAAGACCACATTTGCGGTCCTGGCATGCTGCCGTGCGACAGTCAGGCTCCTCCTTGTGACGGCGAAACGCCGACGTGCGATGGACAAACACCGCAACCTCCGGGTCCGATTTGTCCGACGGAAGGTGGTTGTGGAGCCGTGGAGAATGCTCCTGACTATTCATGGTTTGAGCATGAGTGCTGTAACTATGCTCCGTACTCGTTCTCCTTCACAGGGACAGGCTACACAAACGTGGTCAGCGAGGACTGCACCGACTGGAACTTCAGCGATTACCTGGAATGGGATCCGGTAGACCAGCGGTGGGAGTACAGCGACCCGGACAGAACCATCACGCTGACCTGCGCAATCTACTCGGAAGAAAGCCATCCGTGCGACGGCAAAACGTATTGGCAGCTCCAGCTAAGCTCTGTGGCATGTAGCTGCTTGTACACGTCGTGGGAGGATGGATGCGGTGGAGCAGACAACTGCGAGAACGACTTCTGTGATGGCGGCGTGTTCGATTCGGATTGCTGTAGCAGCGGTCCGGACTGTCTGGCCGGGTCATTCACCATTACTCCGGTGTGAGTATGATTGAATGCGAGTACCTGTACGACGGACGGTGCGAGTTGACCGGTGGCTTCATGTCAGAGGACAACTGCCGGTTCTGTACGAACGACAAGACAGGGATTTTCCGAGCGAAGCTGAAAGCTCACAAGGCCAAGATGGACCTGAAGAAGCGAAAGGAGGAAGGCACAGAGACGTACGAGTGTCCGGGGTTGGTGCTGGAGGTTGACGCTCTGTTCTGCGAGGAGTGCCTGCGGAATCCGTACCTGCGTCAACGCATGGCTCAAAGCCGGATACGCCGAGTGCGGCTGCTTCCGTGCAAGCATAGAGGAGAGGAGGTGGGAACAAGAGAGGTTACGTGCTGCGGAGGCAAGGTGAAGGAGTTTCCTACGGTCGCGTGCGACCTACGAGATGAGCCTCCGATTGTGGTGAGGGATTGTGTGAAGTGCAATGACTTTGAGCCGGTAGAGGAGCTTGACCAGGATGAAGATTGGTGTCGTTTTCGCTCAAGCAGCAGGGAAGGTGACAACAGGTTGGTACGTCGCTGAGGCTCTGCAAGGACTTGGCCACAACGTCGTACCGTTGGACATTCACCAAGAGATCGAACCTCCGCTCGACCTTGTCATCAAGGTTGACGATACGTTTCCCCTCCAGGAGCAGCACGCATCACTGAAGAACTTTCCGAACCGGGTGTTCTGGATGCTGGATAGTCACACCGGCATGCAGAGGTGTCTGGCCATAGCACGACTCTTTCCGATAGTGGTCTGTGCTCAGAAAGAGGCTTTGCCAACTGTCGCGAGGAACGTCAGGGCACGGTTGTTGTGGTTGCCTTACGCAGCATCCGAGAGTATCGGCAGAGACGATGGTGTCGAACGCGACATCGACATCGCATTCGTCGGTAGGCTCTCGCCGCCTCGAGTGGCAGCGCTGGACCTGCTTGGGAGGTACTTCCGAGTAGCCGCCGACGACTCCGGCAATCCGTCTGTCATTCCGACGATGTACTCACGGAGCAAGATGGTTGTCAACTTCCCCCTTGCCAGCGACCTGAACATGCGTGTGTTTGAGGCGATGGCGTGCGGAGCCTTGCTCCTTCAGCACACCGACGAACGGCTGAGGATAGACAACGGCATGGATGAGTTGATGAAGCCGGGCATCCACTATGCGGAGTTCTCTTGCTTGAAGGATGCAATCCAGAAAGCTCAATACTTCGTTGGCCACAAGAGTGCGCTCAAGGAGGTTGCCGAGCGCGGGCAGCGAGTGGTCCGAGAGCACCACATGTATGCGGATCGTATGCAGAAGCTGCTTCAGTTTGTATCGGAAGGGGACCAGGATGCAGCAGAATCGGATGCTGTCGGCAAGTGAGGCGGAGCGCGTAGACACTAACTTCTCGTGGCTTGTGCCGTGCCGACCTCAGGTCCACCTGTTCCGGTATCTCGGGAAGTGCTTCGCGTACGACGCTAACTCCAGAGTTAGCTTCGAAGTGACCGACGACGTCTACGACCTCATGGTCGCGGCTCAGGAAGACATCGTTGACGAGGATTCGGCCAAACGATTCATCCTCTCCCTGCCGGTCGCCGATCCTGTGAAGCAGGATATGATGCGATGGCTGTTCTCGGCCAAGGAACCTATGGTGGCCCTGTCTTCCTTCAAGACGTACCGTGGAGGACCATCGCAGTTGCTCTTGTCCGTGACGAATGCGTGTAACCTCAATTGCGCATACTGCTTCACCCAGTTTGGCTACGAGGACCGCTGCTCCTTCATGCCGCGAGACGTGATTGAGAAAGCGGTGCGCTTCATGGATTCGAGGTCAAAGTGGCTCAGCTTGTTCTTCTTCGGCGGGGAGCCGATGCTGAATAAGGAGGCCATCATATACGCGACGGCGGCTGCTCTTGGTAAGGCCGAAGCGCTGAGAGCGAAGCTGAAGCCGGGGATCACGACGAACCTGACCATCCTGGAAGACGACATGGTCAAGCTTATGAAGGAGCATCGGTTCGGCGTAATGGTAAGCCTGGATGGGGATAAGGAGATCCAGGACGCTCAACGCGATTCGACTACACTTGGCTCGACGTACGACCTCACCATCGGCAACTTGGAGAAGCTGGCTCATGGCCGAAGGACATGCCATGTGACGCTAAGAGGCACGCTGCTCGGAACAGGGTTCGATCTGGTGAAGGTGCTCAACCATCATGAATCGCTGTGCGAGCGTGGATTGGCCGATGGCATTTCGTTCTATCCGGTCGAGTCGGACGTGGAGGGAAAGTACGACTTCGGTGAAGACCTTTCCTGGATCGACACGGAAATCGAGAAGGCCGTCAAGTGGTATCTGCGAAGAGCGGTGCGAGGCAAGCATGTGTCGTGGGGGAGGTTGAAGCGTCACATGGCCACGACGCTATACTGCACCATCAAGACGTACTTCTGCAACGCAGGATTTCGGTACTTAAGCGTAGGGCCAAGCGGAACCATCTTTGCCTGCCACAGGCAAGGAGCCAGCGCTATTGGCCACGTCGACTACGGTGTGGATGAGCGGCGGAGAGTGCCGTGGGTGGACGACAGAGTGTATGCCATACCGGAATGCTCACAGTGCTGGATGAGGTTTGCCTGCGGAGGTATATGTAGGGCACATTCGTTGACAAAGTACGGTAATGCGGTCACGCCGGACAGAGCGCACTGTTACATTGCGAAGAGGCTGTTTGAGGGGGCAGTTTGGATGTTGTCGGAGGTCGGCCAGGAACGAGCGCTAAGGTTTGTGCGCCGTCCATCTCTGTCGGTGGCAGAGAGCCGGAGGAGACAGAAGAGGCAGGCTCAGCGGAATCGTAAACATGAGGGCAAAGGTTGAGGTACTGCAAATCTGGTGCTGCGGTTCGTCAGAACCGATTGAGGTAGACGTTCCTGTTGACGGACATACGGAGTTTCGGTGTCCGCACATAGAGGGGAGGTGGTGTAAGGTTGGACTGAACGGTATGGTATGGTGCGATTACGTGCGCAAGGTAAAGAAGAAGGTTGAGACGGAGGAAGCGTGATGGGAGACGCACTGTGGAATATGCTCGGTAGCGAGCAGTTCTGGACCGTGCTCGCCATGATTGTCGGCTTCATCTGGTCGTTGGGGAGGGTGAAGGACTTCCGCGACAAGGTGGCGGCGACGAAGTGGAGCAGGCTGTTCGACTTTGCCTGCCAAGCCGCAAATACGACCTACCTGACCTACGTGCAGGAGTTGAAACGCGCGAGAGAGGATGGGTCGCTGACGAAAGAGGAAGTGCAGGAGGCTCAGAAGCGCGCGCTACGTGAGTTGAAATCACTGCTACGCTCTGAGGCTCCGTCGATGCTCTCGAAGTACGGTGAGGAAGCGCTGAAGTACGTCATCCAGATGGCAGTGAACAAGTTGCAGGGAGGTGGAGGAGACTCTGAATGACGCTACTCCAAATCGTCGGAGTGGCTCTCCAGGTCTTGTTCCTGTTCCTCAAACACAAAACCAGCCCGGACGTGGCCTACGAAGAAGCCGTCCGGTTTCTGTCGTCTCAGTATGTGGAGAACGTCGATGAGTTCGCGGAGAAGGTTGCTGACCGCGACCTTGATGGTCTTGCTGATATGTTGCGGGACCTTAAGCGTCGTCGGATGTCGCGGACCTGAGCCAATCTCAACTCGGATGGAGATTGACTACCTGGAGAAGGGGGACGCTGCTCCGTTTCCTGGCTATCTCCTGACAGACCGAGTAATGGTTCTCCTGTACCAGGACGCAGAAGAGCAACTCACTGAGGAGACGCTGAAAGAGCTACGTGAGCGGTACGAGGAGAGCCACCAGTAGTGCGGACGGGGAGTGCTGGCGCTCAGTATGTGCCAGCACTCCTTGCTCCAGTGGAAAAGCTAACGACAGACGGCGATAGTACGGCAGGAAGGCGAATGGTCCTTTGCGGAAGGAGCCTGACATGGCCGTACTAAATGTGTTCAAGATGTATACGTCGATTAGCGGGGAAGGAAATACGGCTGGAGAGCCGTGCATCATTTTGCGATTGGCTGGATGCGACCGCAGGTGTAGATGGTGCGATACGAAGGAAGCCCAGAACGTTGTCGCAGGCCGGATGTTCTCCACCAAGGATGTCGCCGATGTCATCAATCGGATGCGGCAGGGGCTGTTGCTCGTTACCGGAGGAGAGCCGCTGCTGCAAGCGGAAGCTGTGGCTGATCTGATGGAGCGGATCCCGTCGAAGAGGCTTGAGGTCGAGACGAGCCAGACAACGGCCTCCCCGTATACCTCCTGCATTCCTGACTGCATCAACGACCAGTATCCTGATATATGCATGGACGTGAAAACTCCCTCATCCGGCGAGGTGTCCGATGTCATCGATCTCGATTTCGACCGCATCGACTCTCTGAAGTTTGTCATTGCCGACGTCGATGACTGGCTCTTTGCGAAGGAGTGGATTCGCACAAGAGCGCCGGAAGAGTTCTTTGCGGGCATCTACGTTAGTCCGGAGTGGAGCGTTCGCAAGAAGGTGCTCGAGTGGCTTGTTGGAGAGGTCATCACATCCGGCCTTCCTGTAAAGCTCAGCCTGCAATTGCACAAAGTCCTTTCTCTCCCTGAGGACCAGTTTCCTGACCTTCTGAAACTGGCCGGTATCAGGCCTCTCCTGGCTGAGGAGGTAGCATCGGCCAATTCTGCTGAATTGGAGGCACCTGCGGCGAACCCGGCGGTAAATCCGGCCAACATTGAGGACGGCGAGGACCGGTAATGCTGACAATCACGATTGAAAACGTGTGGTCCTACCTGGAGGGCGACTTTCCGAGACAGGAGATCGTCCAGGCTACGAGCTTCCAGGTCGATGGAGCGTTCTTCTCCAAGATGTACAAGCGAGGCATCTGGGATGGACGGAAGCGATTGATGCGAATGCTCCGTTCTCGGAGCAAGGTGCCGACCGGCCTGATACCAATTGTCCTGGAAGTGCTCGATGATTTGGAGTGGCCGTACGAGGTCTCCGACATGAGAAGAATCCCTGTCGTCGGATACCGAAAGGTGACGGATGACCTTCTTTCCGGAATCACGCTCAGGCCTTACCAGATGAAGGCCATCAAGCGGGCGTTGAAGGTGAAGCGCGGCATCATCAAGGTGCCGACTGGTGGAGGCAAGACGGAGATAGCTGCTGGCATCATCCGTTGTATCGGGCTTCCGGCTCTGTTTATCGTCCACGTTAAAGACCTGATGTGGCAAACGAAGGAGCGGTTTGAGCAACGGCTGGATCAAGAGGTAGGGGTAATTGGAGATGGAAGGTGCGAGCCGAACAACATCACGGTCGCAATGGTCCAGAGTCTATATGCAAATCGTAACGGCTCCGACGACATCTTCCGAGCCTTTCCAGTGGTCTTCGGGGACGAGCTGCACCACCTCTCATCCTATACGTGGTATGACGTCTTCTCCAGAATCACCGCGCCGTACAGATTCGGAACATCAGGGACTCCGGAGCTAAGCGGCAAAGGTAAGATGCTCCAGGCCATGACTGGCGACATCTTCTACGAAGTGCAGTCGAAGGAGCTAATCGAGAAGGGGTATTTGGCAGCTCCAGTCGTGAAGATGGTCGACTATCCTGTCACCATGCTCCAAGGCTACTCGTGGCAGGAGGTATACGGGGAGGCCATCGTCTGGAACGACGTGCGGAACAAGGCCATCGTGGACGCGACCGTGTCCGTCGTGACAGCTCAGAACCGGACGGCCTTGGTGCTGGTAAAGGAAATCGTGCACGGCGAAACGCTGAGGTACCTGTTCGAGCAGAAAGGAATGAGGGCGAAGTTCGTCCAAGGCAGAGATAACTCGACAACCAGACGCGAGGTGACTGATGCACTGAGAGACGAGAACCTGAACGTGGTTGTCGCCACGGCGATATTCGATGAGGGGGTGGACGTGCCATCCGTCGGTTCCATCGTGCTCGCCGCTGGAGGCAAATCGAAACGGCAGACGCTACAGCGTATCGGCAGGGGGATGAGGAAAACGCAGACCAAGGACGAGGTCATCGTCCTTGACTTCGAAGACGCCGGGCATCGCTGGATGGTCCGGCATTGTATGGCTCGAAAGGCCGTCTATGCGAAGGAAGGTTGGCGGGTTGAGAAGTTTCAGGAGGCCTGACATGAACCATTCGTTCGCGGAGTACGGTCCTCTGGCTACGCGCACATGTGCGCGCTCTGGTAACGGTAATTGTCCTACGGACAATACCGATAGGATGTAGCGCCGTTATTCGCTGCTGTTAGGTTGATATTAGGATGGCGCGAGGAGAAGAAAGAATGGACGGGGAAACTCAGGTTCCATTCGAGTTCGACGGCATTCCGGCAAGCATCAAGGAGGCTTTAATCAAAATCTCCGTTTGGTGCGACGATCACGGGTACGAACACTTCTTGTACATCGAAGATCCGGAAGAGGAAGAGGTTGAGGGGGAGTACGACGAGAACGGTGAATTGGTCGAGGCCAAAGACATCTTCGTTCTGTACAACACGCCTCTGGAGGTCATTATCGAATTCGTGGAGTCCGAGCTTGAGGAGTGGGCAGAGGATGCCGACGAAGACGAGTATTGATCGGACCATTCGGCAACACTACCATTTGGTGGAAAAGGCCAAGGCCATAGCTCGTCACCGCTACCCCGCCTCTCTGGACATCAACGAGGTCGAGAGCCGGTGTGCTGAGGCGCTCTGGCATTGCGTTGAGCGGTATGATGAGGAGAGAGGGGTATCGTTTGAATCGTTCGCTCGAACGAGAGTCATCGGAGCGATGAGAGACGTGTTCCGTCTCAGGTTCCAGCGGAACAAGATGAGGGAGGCAGAGAGGACAGGCATACCGTTTCATACCTTCAGAGTAGACGATGCTCCGGAGGATGGTTCTCCACCAGTAAGTACACGCCTGGAGCAGAAAGAGTTCTGGGGGAAGGTAGAAAGATTGTTGGACAACAGCAGTCAGTTCTATGCTGTTCGGCGGTACTATCAAGACGGCCTGATGATGAAGGAGATTGCCGAAGAGGAGGGAGTTCAGGAGTCGGCAATTTGGCAGCGAATCAAACGCGCGGTGGACCGATTGAGAGTGTTCTGGGAAATTGGCGATGAAGAGGCACGGACTCTCCGAAGAGGACTTTGAGGACAAGCCGTCGTACTACCTGGAGGCCTTCAAGCTCGGATGCTACTATGAGATAAAGCGGAGGTCTGTCACCAGAGGATCGTACAGGGTGTTCGTCAACAGAGGCCAGCACATCTTCTCTGAGCCTAACTTCCAGATGCTCTGCTCAGCGATCATCGCCATGCACAAGCATGGGATCTCTGTGACGAAGAGCAGCCGGTTTTGGAAGCAGTTCGTCGCGTTCGCATTTCGATGGTCTCAATCCTACAACCACCGTCCTTTCCCTTTTCCTGCTCAACTCAAATCCGATATCCTTCTCGACGCGTTCGTCAAGCGGACGATGTCGGAGCCTCCGCCGGTCCAGGACGACGAGGTCGTGGTCGACATTGACCAATCCTACAGAAAACGCATTCGGGATGTCTGGCCGAAGGAGTATGTGGATGCCATCTGCAAGATGCTGGACTTGCCAGAGGAATAGGATTTTGCTTGACGTTATTTATAGGAGGCAATAGGATGGCGTTCACGGCGTGGTTGGCGACAATGGCTGTCTGTCGGGTGTGCGGATACAGGTGGGCAGCGGTGATACCATTGGACGGAAACATCACGAACATGGAGTGTCCGGCATGTGGTTCGATGTCCGGAGAGCCGGAAGGGGAGGAGAGTGAAGAGGATTTCGATTGGTCAGGTAGTCGGCCTGTCGGCTGAGCTATCGAAAATCCGCCAGGAGATACAGGTCATCCGAGAGGTGGTCCTGGATGAGGGGATGGTGGACCTGACGGCGAAGGAGCCTCCGAAGGTGTACTACGTGATGGAGCCACCGCCTCCGCCAATGTCGGACGCATCCATCGATGAGATACTCCCTGCCATTCGTCTCCTTCGTCCGGAGGATACTTGTGCTGCTGAAGAGGATACCGATTGCAGGATGTGCTCGGAGGATCAGCAGCGGGCCTGCTATATGACGTTTGTACCAAAGGCGAAGAGGCGAAGGCGGTTGCTGGCTGATGTGCCATACACGAAGGAGGACATCCTGAAGTTGCGGCAGGCAGACAGGTTGGCGCTGGCAGGGGCTTTTGGCATCAACGTGTTCAAGTTGCCGAAGAGAAAATCGGAGGATGTAGCGGACGAGATACTCAGGCGTCAGGCGGAGGCACTGAACAGTGGGAAGGCGTAGGAAGCTCGGAAGCGTACTGCGATGGATAGGCGGCAAAGGCCACATCGCAGAGTGGGTGGCCAGCAAAATGCCTCCGTGCAAGGTGTACGTTGAGGTGTTCGGCGGAGGCGCGAACGTCCTGTTGGCGCGGAAGCCGGTACCTCTGGAGGTGTACAACGACGTAGACAAGGGGCTGGCCGACTTCTTCACGGTCGTTAGCAGTCCTGTTCTCTTCGAGGAGTTTCGCAGCAGGTGTGCTTCGCTCCCTATCTCACGCACCTTGTACTTCCGGTTCCTTCGTTCGTGGAGGACCGACCGCTGTTTGGTGAGGAGGGTGGCGAAGTGGTTCTACGTCGCTCGAGTGAGCTTCGGAGGCAGGTTCGGAGCATCGTTTGGCTTTGGTGTCAGGAGCACGACTACCATGCCAGCATCCTGGTTGTCGGCCATCGATATGCTCCCGGAATTCCACCAGCGTCTTCTTAGTGTGCAGATCGAGTGTCTCGACTGGAAAAAGGTGCTGGAGTACTACGACTCGGAGGAGGCTCTCTTCTATTGTGACCCTCCGTACGTCCTTGATACCAGAAGAGCAGGAGCTGTCTACGAGAACGAGATGACGGACAAGGACCACAAGGAGTTGATTAGGCGGCTGCTGGACCTGAAGGGGTTGGCGGTCGTTAGCGGATACGACCATCCGATTTACCGGAAGCTGGACGAAGCAGGTTGGACTCGGTACGAGAAGGAGGTGGATGCGTCGTCGGCAGGGAAGACTCGAGCAACTGGACTGAAAGGCACCGGAGGTATGAAGGAGCAAAGAAGGCTGGAAGTTCTGTGGGTCAGTCCAAATAGGTTCCAGAGAGCGGCTAAGCAACTCGTCTGAGGGATAGCATCGAATGAGGAAATTCGACTTCGGACAGCCATTCCAGGATCGCGTCCTTCAGTTGATGCTCACGAACGACGAGTTTCTGGGGCTGGTTAGCGACCGCGTTGCTCCTGGCTGCTTTGGCTCAGAATTGTGCCAGGATGTGGCAGCGGCTCTTGTAGATTACCACTTGAAGTACAGGTCGGCTCCGAGGGATTTACTGCTTCAGGAGTTGAAGAAGAAGCTCAAGGAGGACAGCGGTCCTGCCGAGCAGTATGTCGGTCGGCTTCTGAAGATGGAGCCGGTAACGAACGTCCAGTACGTGCTGGACAGGATAGGGGTGTTTGTCAAGACATCGCGAGTTGCTGACGCCATCATAGAAGCCAGAGAATTGGTGGCGGACGAGCAATTTGGCGAGGCCGAGGAGGTGGTGACTAAGGCGTTTAGAGATGGACGGTTGGAGGCCGATCTGGGGTACGAGTATGTGGAAGCTGTTGAGGATCGCGTGGCCGACCGTGAGGCGGCAGAGCCGGAGGAGAACAGGGTTCTGACGTTTATACCGAAGCTGGACAGCAGACTTGGAGGTTTGGGTCGAGGCGAGCTTGGCGTCATCTTCGGACCGACTGGACGCGGCAAGACGATGGGCATGGTTCACATGATGAAGGCAGCGTTGCTCCAGCGGTTGAAGGTGGTGTTCTACACGCTGGAGATGGCAGATTACCTGATTAGCGAGCGGCTGGACCAGTCGATAGCATGCATGACGCGAGACGAGTTGAGGGCTGCTCCGAAGCGTCTCTTGAAGATGGTGGAGATGGTGAAGAGCCTTGGCGGTCGAGCGATGATTTGTGGCTATCCGTCAGGTTCGGTCACGTTCAGGGATCTGAATGCTCATATGCAATCGTTGGTGGCATCTGGATACATACCGGACTTCGTGGTGGTGGATTACGGAGACCTGCTGGCACCGGCCACGCAGAGGGATATGGTGAGGCACGAGTTGGCGGATACCTTCCGAGGACTTCGGAGGATTGCCGGTGAGTACAATGTGCCGGTATGGACCGGGAGCCAGAGTAACAGGAACAGCCTCAACCGGCTGGTGGTGGATGTCGGCGACATCGCTGAGTGCTTTGAGAAGGCAGGGATAGCTGATGTGCTGGTGAGCCTGTGCCAGACGCCGGAGGAGGAGGCAGCCGGTGAGATGAGGCTATTCTGCGCCAAGAATCGGAGCTTCGGTCCGAAGGGGTGGAGCGTAAGCGTCAAGCAGGACTTCAGCAGGATGCAGTTTGCCATGCGAGAGGAAGAGGAAGAGGAGAAGCCGAAACGAAAGAAGAGGAGGGGGAGAGGTGGCAGAACGCGTCGATAACCTGATTCGCCGATTCGACCTGAGAGGATATCTCAGAAGGAGGAGGCCGATAGAGGCGGCGGGTGGCAAGGAGCTGAGGATCGATTGCCCCTTCTGTTCTGACAGTGGCCAGCACATGTACGTGAATGTGGAGCGGAAGCTCTTCCACTGTTTCAGGTGTGAGACCTCCAACAATTTGGTGGGCTTCATCATGAAGGTGGAGAAGGTGGACCTTGGCGGAGCCTTCAGGCTGGTCAGGAAGTTCTCTCGAGGTGGGCCGGTTCGCAGAGAGCCGAGGAAGGTGACGGCAACCAAATTGTCCGAGTGTCCTTTGCCGAGTGGTTTGGTAAGGATATCGGCATCTCGCAGGGCTGAGTTGCCGGATAAGCTGTTGAACCTGCTGGAGGAGAAGCATGTGTCCTTGACCACAGCTCAGCAGCTGGACTGGTGCTGGTGCTCGATAGGCAGGATGCGGAACAGGCTCATCATACCGGTCATGTCAGGTGGTCTCATGGTAGGATGGTTGGCCAGGGATTGCTCCGGCATGAGTAAGCAGAAGTACATGTTTCCGGAAGGTTTCAGAGCTACGGACTATTTGTGGGGTATGAACGAGTGTCTGGATCGGCAGTCCAGGCATGTAGTGCTGGTGGAAGGCGTGTTTGATGCCTTGACGGTAGGCTTGGGGGAGGCTGTGGCTCTATGCGGTAAGCACCTATCTATAGGCCAGATGTCGCTCCTCAGCGTACTGGGGCCGGAGAAAGTGACAGTGTGTCTGGACGGTGATGCTGTTCCTGCTGGTGAGGCGATGGCCATGAATCTGGCTCCGATGTTTGGCAGGGTGGCTGTGGCGTACCTTCCGGTGTTGGACGATCCGTGCAGCCTTGGACCTGCCGTGTGGGAGTACATAGAAGAGGCCAGGGAGTTTAGTTCGAGTCCGTTGGAGCGGTTGTTCCACGTGGAGGTGTCCGATGAGTAGCAGGGGAGCAGCGACTACGCAGCAGGCGGCAAACACAGGAGGGAGGCCTACGTACTACGGAGAACCCATGAAGCGGCGAACGTACTACGTGCCAGAGTTCTTGTGTGATGAGGTGGCGCAGGTGGCGGAGGAGCGTGGTGAGCCTGTTGCCGTCGTTATAAGAGCAGCGCTCCGGCGAGAAGTAAGTCGCCATCGCAGACTTAAGAAGAGGAGGAGCAAGCGTCGATCTTAAGTCTCAACCTTCGCTGAAGTGAGAAATAAGAAGCGAAGCCGGTTTCCAACATTCAACTTCCAAGGTTCAACTTTGGAATAGCGAGAAACAATAGAGCGAGTTGGACTTGCAAGAGAGCCAATCTAAGTTTTCAACTTCAATTCAACTTGAATCAATACTTCGACGACTTGAATCAAGAGAAGTGCGGAGTTGAATCAATGTTGGAAGTTGGAGGTGATTCTAAGAAGCCAAGGTCGAACCTAAGAAGGTTGGCTTTTGGCCTTCGGCGGTTTCAACTTAGGAGGTGGAGCGAACCAACATAAGGCAGGCTCACCAAACCAAGCCTCCGGCCTTCCAACCTAAGTCTTGGCTGACCGACGTCCGGCCTACCGGAGTTAGGTTGGAAGGCCGACGTAAGGCTTAGGAAGGCCTTCTTAAGGACGTCCGGCCTACCGGCCTACCGGCCTACCGGCCTACCGGCCTACCGGCCTACCGGCCTACCGGCCTACCGGCCTACCGGCCTACCGGCCTACCGGCCTACCGGCCTACCGGCCTACCGGCCTACCGGCCTACCG